GGATCTTGTAGTAATTACTGACGGATCTACAGCAGCAACATCTTCAGATGCTGGACGACCAAGCTTGTCAATTCCGGGTGAACTGACGTTCATGTTTGGCGCTGACGCACCTGAAAGGGCTAACTATAAAGCTAGAAATAGCAAAGAATCTTAATTCTATTATATTAATCATAGCTACCCCTCCAGTGGGGGGTAGCCTTATATTTAGTTCACTATACATAATAGAAGAAAGGTTACATTGTGATTGATATCAACCCAGAGATAATAGCAATTATAATTGGTGGAATTAGCGGCATGGGTGGTCTTTGTACGTTAGTTCTGGAAGAAATGTCTAAAGCCTATTGTGAAATTGTGCAAAAATCAAGATTTTTTTGTTGAATCTGTAGAAGAAATAAAAAAAGAACTTTGTACAAATGGTGGAAGTAGCCTCAAAGATGCTATAATATCTATGAGGGAAAGTTGTGAAAGAATAGAGAATAGGCAAAAAGTTATAATACAACGAACTAAAGCTGCATTACACTATAGTGGCATGTCCTTTGTTTGAAACATGACAAGGAAGGAAGATTAATATGGAGTAATGCAAACTTAATAGAACTAACCAAAAGATCATCTAACAGTTGGAATAAAAATGCCAATTACATGATAGAAGGATTTGATTGGATTAGCTTGTTTAAAGAAAAGGATAGAGAAGGAGTTCTTTCTGAGTTCAAATCTTGTTTAAGCATGAACAGAAGATTTATCAAAGAGACAGAACTAATAAATGGAGTTAAGGTAAGTTTACTAGGGTATCCTTATAAAATAACGACAGAGCATGGCGGCTTTTTAGTTAGTATAACAGAAGAAAACGAGGCACAATAATGGCAGACGAAAAAAATTCCCCAGCATTTTCTCTTAATGTAACAGATGTTATTGAAATTGCTAAAAATACAGCACTTGTAGCACTTGCTGCTGGTCTTACGTATTTTGGTGAAAACATGGCAGACTTAGATCTTGGTAATATAGGCGTTATGATTGTTCCCATTGCAGCTGTTGTTATTAATACTGTAGTTAAGTGGGCTAAAAATAATGTACCGGAGTAATGATATGTTTAAAAAACCAAGACATACTTAAAGCCTACAAGAATGGCCTTGTAGGATCTTGGTGTGATCCAGAAGATACAGATAAACTTACTAGGAGAACTGCCACACCCACTTTTTGGTGTAGCAGCTTCTGATCTGTATGGTAGTGGAGAAGGAAAGTTGCGTTACTTTATAAATCAGCGCAAAAGTTTGATCCCACGTTTGGTGCGCACGAACGGCAAACTACTGGCGATTGTGTTTCACATTCTACTAGAAACGCTGTTGATGTAACTAGATGTCACGAAATTGTGGGTGGTCAGACGCAGAAGATTTCGTAGCAAGAGGTGCTACAGAAGCTATCTATGGATCAAGAGGTCATGGTGGTCAAGGCATGTCATGCTCTGTAGCTGCTAGATTTGTACATCAAAACGGTGGCATACTGGTTAGAAAAGATTATGGGTTTGTAGATTTGTCTAAATATAATAGTAGAGTTGGTACTAGATGGGGGAGAAGCTGGAGTTCCTTCGAGAAGTAAAAGAAGAAGGAAAAAAACATCAAGTCAAAACTATTAGCATGGTTAAATCTGTAGAAGAAGCAAGAGATGCTATTGCCAATGGGTATGCTTTAAGTGTCTGTAGTAATTATGGATTTTCCTCACGCCGTAGTGAACATGGCATAGCTAAAAAAAGTGGGTCTTGGAATCACGCAATGTCGCTGGGTGGCTATGGACGATTCTCACAAAATATACAAATGAAACCTTATTTCTTAATACAAAACTAGTTGGGGAGCATTTAATAGTGGTCCAAAAAGATTTGACCAACCAGATGGTAGTTTTGGGTACGAGAAAAAGATGCTAGAGGTAATGCTTAATCAAAATGGAGCATTGGGCTTTTAGCGACGTAGATGGTTTTCCACCTAGAAAGGTAGATTGGACTATAAGATGAGGTATTTTAAATGGAGAACCTTCCCTTGAAAACGAATTAACATTTAATAAATATACGTATAAAGGGCTAACTTCTGAAGGCTGTCCTGTATATAGAGAGTGTTGCGAACCAGAAACCTGTCCAACTGGCTATGAAAAAATATTATATCCTAGTCACCGTAGTAACAGTCCCGGCTCATTGAACACCTTTGGCAATTTTGATCTTGAAGACCCATGCCCAAGATATATGTGCGTTCCGATAGATTCTGACCCTGTTACCCCTTGTAATAACACTCCTGCACCATGTCCCTGACGCAAATCACACTAGAATTGTCACTGGTATTGATGAGGCTGGTTGTAAACTATATGGCATGTGTTGTGCAGATGATGGGTCTGGCAGTTGCGCCACTACAACCACTACGACTTCAACAACAACGACAAGCACCACTACTAGCACTACTACGACGGCTTGCCCAACTCCAGCGCCTTGTCCTAGTAATTTTTCTGCACAGGTAATTGGAGTAGATCCAGTAACTGGGTGTACTCAATTTGGAACTGGCTGTGTGATACTACAGATTCTGGCTCAAATGTATCGTGGTGGGAATCATCCACTATTGAGTGTCCTGTTGGCAGCGGTCAATGGGTAGAAGTAGAAGACGATGGTGCTGGATGTCCCTCGTTGACTGTAGTTCTGCTGCTACAAACTACAAACTACAACAACCTCAACAACTACTACTAGCACAACGACGACTACAACCGCTGCTCCGACCACAACAACGTGTTCACCGCCTTATGACTGTCCAGAAGGATATACTCCAGATGGAACTTTTTTCCAACAAGATGGATGTGATCAACACAACTGTATCCCAGTGACTACAACTTCAACTACAAGCACAACAACTAGCACTACCACAACAACAACTAGTACAACTACAACTTCCACTACAGCTTGTCCAACAGGGGCAGAATTTAATGCGGCAAACTGTACGGATTTATACGAAGTACTTAATCAAGATGGATTTACCAAGTAATGGTTGTCCAAACTATGTGTGTTGTTGATTATTCATACTTGCCTGATTTAGATTGTCTTTACCGGCGTTGATTTTATTAAACCACCGATTAATGTTAATATTCCCAAACCTTGTGGTGAATACGTATGTAAAACCACGCAACCGCCAAATGGTTGTTCAGCGAGCCAGCGCCATGTGGGGAAAATCAATACAGAGAAACTTCTATCGGACTGACGTTGGGGCCAGACGGACTAGCTATAGAGTGCGTTAATTATAGCGATTGTAAAGACAGGCCGTCAGCACCTGAACACAGACCTTGTAATGAAATATACTAGGATCTATATCTGGGCCAAATCTAACTATGAACGGTAAGTCTGTGCAAAATTGCATATGTGCTTCTGGTACTTTCTATGATCCCGACAGGCAGATGTGCGCAACGACTTTACCTCCAGTGGTGTGTGACTCGCCTCCCGCTGTTCCACCCCCATGCTCAGACGGAACATTGCCCACTATAATAAAAGACATATATGGCTGTACAATTGGCTACACATCATGTGATTGTCCAGAGTTTAACGTTCCAGCACCTGAGTGTTCAGACGGCTCTTCGCGGAAGGACACTTTCGACGACAACAACTGCCAAACAGGCTGGGGAGACTGTCCAGAAGAGCCAGAAGATTGTTGTCCTCCAAAAATACCTTGTGATAACGGTAACGAACCAGTGCCAATATATGCAATGAGCGTAAGGATGGAAGGCAATTCAACGGACTCTGATTGTTGCCCATCTGGAATTATTGGATGGGATTGTAACCCTGATCCTTGCGACACTTCTCTTCCTGATTATACTTTTTGTGGCTGTCCCGACAATGCAGATGACTGTGAGTGTATAATAGTTGAAGAAATGGATGCTCTTCGTACTGCTCTCCGCTCAGTGTAGAAGAAGAATTTACAGACGCTTGTGACAATGTTACTGGCTGCCTTTGTAGTACAACAACAACGACCACTCTCCCTCCCCCCTGACAATAGCTGTGAGGGCACTTGCGGCAGAACGTGCTTGTATGGAGCGCCGGAGCCGATACAGAATCCCGTTACACAGCCCGATGGTAGCCAAGCATTTGAGGATAGTAAAGATGAAGTAGGCAATATTTGTTGTGGATGTCCAGATTTTCAATGTCCTCCCTGAACCACCTCCTCCCGACTGTTCTTTTGGTGGAGGAGATCCCATTTGGTTCACTGGACCCGATGGAACAATGTGTGTTAGTGGCTACGATTCCTGCAATACAACCACGGAAGCACCACCAACATGTCCCCGGGACCGGATGACCCACAATGCGAACTCGGTGGAGGAAGACCAATAACCTCGGAAACAGCTCCCGGCTTGTGGTGTCATACTGGTCATGAACCTTGTAATACCACACCACCACCAACAGACCCGCCGCCGCAACCTGTCCTCCTGAACCAGACGCACCAGAATGTCCAGAAGGAACAAGCGCTATACCACTGAAAGACGGTGAAGAACGATCCGATGGTTTAGACTGCGTTGTGGGTTGGGGTCCATGCGAATGTCCAGAGTTTGACGTTCCAGCGCCTGAGTGTGCAGACGGCTCTTCGCCGGAAGGAACTGAGGACGAGAACGGCTGCCAAACAGGTTGGGGTGAGTGTCCTCCCCCTCCACCAGATTGCGATTGCGATGCTGACTCGTACCCGCCGTGTCCACCTAAGCATGGAAGAGGCATACAGATGGGTACTAAAACGGTTTTAATAGAGTCGCCGTTTGGCGGTTTGCCACAAACAGTGACATATGATATAGTAGTAAGAGACCTTTGTGGTAATACATGTCTGTCAGGGTGTACTACTTCTTCTACTACCTCAACTACCACTTGTGCGCCATTTAACGATCCAGAACCCGAATGCGCACCCTCCTCCAACGGAGATCTCGTTTTCGTTGAAGGCGATATATGATGGCTTGGATGCCAAACAGGTTGGGGTGAATGTCCATGTCCAGAATTTTCAGATCCAGCACCCGAGTGCGAAGATGGATCTTCACCAGATGGAATTTATGATGATGATGACTGCCAAACTGGTTGGGAAAAATGCCCCTGTCCAGAATTTGACGAGGAAGCACCCGAATGCGTAGATGAAGATGGTAATATTTCTTCTCCTGAACCAGAATCAGATGATAATGACTGTCAAATAGGCTGGGGGAAAATGCCCCTGTCCAGAATTTGATGAACCAAAGCCCGAATGTCCCAGACGACACTTCTCCATCTGGAGAATTCGATGAGGACGACTGCCAAACTGGTTGGGGTTCATGTGATTGTCCAGCGTTTAACGAGCAGCACCCGAATGTGAGATGAAGATGGTAATATTTCTTCGCCATCAGGAACTTTCGATGAGAACGACTGCCAACTGGTTGGGATGAGTGTCCAGAAGATCCTGATCCACCGCCAGAAGATCCTGATCCAACACCAGAAGATCCTGATCCAACACCAGAAGATCCTGATCCAACACCAGAAGATCCTGATCCAACACCAGAAGATCCTGATCCAACACCAGAAGATCCTGATCCAACACCAAACAATCCTCCGAGATATCCACCACGACCACCTTTACCTTCTGCACCACCGATACCACCGATACCACCTATGGGTCCATTTCCACCATTTCCTAATCCACCAAATCCAACGTTAGGACCACGACCACCAAGAACAACACCTGATATTCCCGGCCCACCTGAATGTCCAGACTTTACGTTGGCATCACCCGTGTGCGACGATGGATTTCCTGTCGAGGCAATTTATGGTGCTGATGGCTGTCAAACAGGTTGGGATCAATGTCCTGACTTACCTGCACCACCAACAGCCCCGCCGCCGTCAACCACAGCAGCACCAACGCCCTGCACATGCGCAGGAGGAAATTCTATTAATTGTAACTGGTCTTGGGACACTTTTACTAACTATCCCCAATCAATGCTGTGGTGATACTAGTGATTACTTAGATGAGATAACTGAAGATTTGTCAAAAGAGTTAGAATACCTTGAGACGAAGCATACATGTGAAACAATGCCAAGTTCTTTATGGGAAGATCTGTGTTTAGGCACTAGAACTATAAGTGACGTAGCTAATGAATGGCTTCAGCAACAGTGTACAGTTTCAGAGGTCATAGAGTGGTGGGTTTTCAGCGGTGCCGATGGAGACTGCGGTGACAGTACTTGTGCTTCGCTACGAGAGATTTGTGGGGACTCAATGCCTACCCATGAGGGCAGCGAAGGCGCTACGGTTCAAACCGTCGCTGACTGTCGGTGTCCCTCACCGCCGGAAGAAGAATGTACAGGCCAGTTTGCAGAAGGCTACGAAGAGAACTCTTATCCGTAAGGATGAAACTACAGTTCTGGCGAATAAATTTGGTTTTTTACAACAAATATGGTAATATAATAAGGACACTTCAACTGATGAAATAAAGGAGAAAACAATGCCAATCGTTAAAATGGAAAAACAAGCTTACGAAAACTTATGCAAACAAAGAAATTATACCGTAGAAGAAACTCTGCCCTGCGTAGTAAAATCAGATGAAATGGCACAATTAAAGACCGGGGAAGGTAAAGAGATAAAAGCAGAAGTATATTATTTAGATAATGAGCATAGTAAATTCCCAAATAGTCCATGGTGCTGGTGCGGAGCTTAAGAAAATGTTTAGTCTAGTAGGCATTAAATCCACACCAACATGTTCTTGTAATCAACGCGCAGCGCAGATGGATAATAAAGGAATTAAATGGTGTCAAGATAATAAGGAAGAAATATTAACTTGGTTAGCAGAAGAAGCCACTAAGAGAAAACTACCGTTTGTCAAGTTTGGCGCAGATTGTGTTGTCAATCTAGCTATTAAAAAGGCAATGAAAGACCCTAGATCTCGACCATAAAGTAAAATAATATGAATACTAATAATATATCTAAGATCATTAAGTTTTTAACTAATGGTCAACAGTTTCGTTTGTTGAAGGGGGCGGTCTACAAGGCATAGATATGCTAGAGTATGGTGAAACATATTTATTTATTAGTAAAGACACTTCTCTCCCGTATACTAACTGCGATGATGAGAAATAGACTTTAGGTTCAACGCCTTTAAGCTAGACACTCCATCTAATCCAGAACAACTAAAAGTTCAGCAGGATGGTAAGTGCAAGCTGAATAGCCATACGGCAGAAGTCACTATGGTTTTTAATATTTCAGACCAAATAGATAATGGAACTACTGTAGAGTACAGCTTTGATAATTTTGCAACAGAAGATAATATTAAGACTGCTACTCATCTACAATCTAAAGTAGAGACTTTCCCTCTGTCTGATTTTCTAGATGATAACGAAAATAGCTTGGGCAAAACTCTAATAGATGGACAAAATGCCTTTGTATCTACTACTATATATTATAGAGACCCTAATTTAAGAACTAAGATATATACAGAGCGCATGGTAGTGCTAGTTGAGTGCGAAGCCTGCGATTTTTCATCAGTTACTAATCAGACAAACGGCTTATGTAACGAAGGTTACTTGGGAGTTTTTGATGCCGAGGGTTGTCTGCAAAACTGTTTGTCAGACCCTACCAACACGACGACTACAACTACATCGTCAGCCACAACAACGTGTCCCCCTGTGTTGTCAGGTGGTTGGTGTAGCTATGACTCCTTGAACCGTCGCATCATTTATTATGACCCCCCAAATCAAACATGTATAAACACATATTTTGTATTGCCGGTTGCCCCACGGTGGATACTCCGATTCAAATGTCGGACGGTAGTGAAAAACTCGCTGGTGAATTAGTTGTGGGTGATAAATTATTAACACAACATGAAATAACTATGGAGTCTGGTGAGCATGAAATAACATACGTTGGAATTAAGTTATCTGAAACTCTCAAACTATCTTTTGAGGATGGGGGTACTTTCACATGCTCTCCTAGTCATCAGTTCTATCATAAAAATCAATGGGTTTCAGCGTATGACTTAGTGGTTGACGAAGTGTTACAAGGGCGCACAATATCTAAAATAGAAGACAACGGCGTACAAGATGTTGTTATTATCCAAGTAGATGATGCTCATACTTATGTGGCAGATGAATTCCTCAGTCACAATAAATCGGTTCTAGCTACTTCCCAACCAACAAATCCTCCTCCTATAACATCTGCCGCACCAACAACAACCACGACCCGAGCGCCATGCGATCCACCAGTTCTTGAACCTGCGTGTCCTGATCTTGCTGGTAAAATACATGTAGGCTGGACTAGATACGGCACTTGTCCAGACGATTGTCCAGTAGATGATCAATGTAGATATGAAGACATTCCAGATGTTCCTTGTTCTTGTGATGCATTAGAGTCATCGGATCTTATGAAGCAACTTCCAGTTGCTGGCTGTACAAAACTTATAGAAGAAACTACTAGTATACAATGTTATAATGAAGACGGTTCAAAAGGAACCGTGCTACAATGTCCCACTTATAGAATTGTAGCAGTAGACGAACCGAGGTATGGGTGTGAAACAAATAATAATGTAAGTGATCCTCAAGGAAGATGTCCCGAGGGATACAATATGCATTATAATGGCTACGGTTTTTCCTGCGTCAAACCCGAGCCTTTAACAAATCAAGAAGTTGAAGAGTGGAAACAGAAGTATAGCGATCATTATGAGTTTTTAATTGATCTATTAGAGCCAGAAGGTACATTTGAAACTCATCCAGAGTTATTTTATAATGATAATCCAAATTGGCCCCTAGATAATCCAGCTTTCATCATGATGCCGTGTATGGAATACGGCGATAATTTTTATGGTGGATGCGATATTGGAGTCTTTGGTGATGGTCAAAGCGTATGGGAACAAATGATATCACAAGATTTCAGAAATCATTCTTTTCCTTCGCCATGTAAACAAAGTTGCGGATGCGATCCTACTAGAGCTTACTACTTTCAAAACGACCCAGCGATGTTTGCAGATCAGTGTTTAGATAGCGATGGATCACCCAACGGAGAGTGTGTAGGAGAGATTGTAACTAGCGTAGAGGCTGGCGAATACAAACTATTTGAGAGAACTCCGACGATACACAGTGGCTATATATTTTCCAATGCTAGTCTGTGCAATATACCAGTAGCTAAATACGATGTTACCGACGTTAAGCAAGTAGAATCAATAAACGTCTTTTGGAGTCATCCTTTCCCCAAAAATGATGGGGTAACACCAGTATGCGCAGAAACCTTGGAGTAAAAAATGGGCATCACAATATAGTAAAATACAAGTCCGAAGAGGAACTAACGATGAGCTAAGATCTAGCACGTTAGTGTTAGCCAGCGGAGAACCAGCTCTTGCGCTTGATACCAACACCCTCAAGACAGGCGACGGGTCTAGCACATGGGCTAGTTTGCCAGTAACTAACAGTCACTCCGATATTCCCACCTCTGGTACAGCCCAAGGTGAAAAAGGTCAAACCGCCGTAGATAGCAACTATTTATATGTTTGTTATGATACTAATCAATGGAAAAAGATTAGTTTATCGGCATTTTAATTACAGTTCAGTGTATTATATGTTGACACACTGTACACAATACATAAGGGTAAAATACTATGCCAGATTATACTAACACAAGAATTCAGATAAGAAGAGGAACAGGAGATTCATTCAGTAGCGCCAATCCAATTCTAGCCAGTGGTGAACCAGCATTTGCTGTTGATACCAACGTCTTAAAAATTGGAGATGGTGACAGGGCTTGGTCAGCATTGCCTACAATCAACAGTTCGGTTGAGCAAAAAGTAGGTGGTACACAAACGTTGGGAGACGGTGTGTCTACGTCAGATGCCGCATTTCTGCCAACTGCTAATCTAGACCTAATTAAAGTATCTACATTAAACGCAAACTTTACCATACACGGGGTAGATGATGACTACGCAATTAAGCAATTTGTTTTGATAAATGATGTAACTTCTGGAGACAGAAACATCACAATCAAAAGTCAAAGTACAACAGCTGTTGCAGCTAACAGAATTTATTGTATCCCAAGATCTGACATACTTTTAAAGTACGGTCAAGCAGCGTCGTTTACTTACGATGCAACTCTAGATAAATGGTTAGCATATAAAGTAACCGCAAACAATATTCTCGCATTAAGCAGCTCAGAATATACAGCTTTAGCAGACAAAGATCCCAACACAATATACGTAGTAACCTAATTAAAAGAGCAAAATAATATGGCTAATATATATCTTGGCGAACAAACCGTAACGCTGTACTCTGGCGCAGAGCCTGACACCCCAGTGGCGCAAGTTTATTCTGAAAACGAGCTAATATATAACCCTCAAGACCTTCCAGCGAGTGGTTATGCAAGCCTCGTACTTTTACCCTTTAATAATAATTTCGAGGATGTTTCCAGCGCTGATCTGGATTTTACATCTTCTAATATTAATCTAGATGGAACTAATAAGAAGTTTGGTCTAGCTTCATTAAAAAATACTTCAGGGGGAAGAATCTATAACGACGATACTAATTCCGACAATGCTCTAACAGCTATTGGTACAAACAATTTTACACTGGAATTCTTTGTTTACTTTACTGCAAATGTTAGCAGCGCTGTTTTGTTAGAACAAAGTCATGAGAATTCCTATGGAAATTATAAAGTAGAGATGATTGATAACAAAATTAAATTTAGCTATACCTATTTACATAAAGATTTCGGCACTGTAAGTACGCGCAGTCTAACCAGCGATGCTGTGGGCCTTAGCGGATGGCATCATGTAGCTATCGTCAGACAGAGTGGCTCAGGGTATACTAACAGTAAATTTTTATATGTACATTGATGGCGTAAAAAGACAACGACCACACAGTCAGAAAATTCTGATCAAGTAATAGAATTTTTAAACGGTGGAAAACTAACAATTGGTTCTGACAAAGATGGAAACAATGCTTTTAGTGGTCAGATAGATCATTTTCACATTAGAAATTTGGCTGTATACAAAAGAGGCTTGAATTTTACCCCACCCGCAACGCCAAGTCAAGACTTTGAAAGTGTGACCTTTACTACTTACCCAATGATTAGCACTACATCTGCGCCCTAATACAACATTATTTTTATAAAAGGAGATTAATATGCCAACTGATGTCGCTCAAAACGCACACGCTTCAACCACAACTCTTAGGAACGGAACTGTCACAGTAAGCTGTTTTCCTACTGGAACTTCGTTTACAATTGATACCAGCACCGATCCTAGTTTTGTTGAGTTTGATACGAGTTTAACACCAACAGAACTAGAAACTCTCTACACTGCAAAATTCGATGATATTTCTTATTACAACGCTGTGGATGGAGGCAGTCCATGAAAAGATTTTTGGAATTATGCTTTATTAGTTTAATTTCTGTCATAGGAACATTGCACTTTGTAAATAACCCTCCGTCTATAATTGATGGAGGAACACCTCTTAGTTTTAGCAGCGAACCTTCAGAAGTAGAGTTATGGAAGCAAGAAGTCAAGAAGTCCTTTGACGAGTCAGAGAAAGAAGTATTTGGAGTAAAACCAACTCCAGATATAGTCGGTCCACATCCAGATCCAGATAAATGCATTTGCAAAGGCTCTGGAGTTATAGTCCACGGAGACGGTCACAAAACTGTGTGTCCATATCACGGGAAAAAGGATGATACTATTGTCGTTCAACCATTAAAAATTTTGGAGGAATAATGGATACAGAAGTTTTATTAAGGCTAATAGCCATTGCGGTTGCCGCAAGTTTATTGTTTGTCAATTTTGATGTTAAGCCCTACGTGACTTACGTAAAAAATTTATTCAAAAGAAAACCTAGCCCTGAAGTTCAAGCGCAGGCCGCTTCATTCATTGAAGTAGTTGAAACTTGGCACACGCTCAGAAACCAATGTGAATCGTTAGAGCTTAAATCTGCCGTCGAAAAAATTGACGAGGTATTTCCGTTGTTAAATACGGAGGAATAATAATGTATAAAAAAGTAATAGCACTCGTCTTGCTTGCTTATTCTGTATTTGGCCTCAATGTAGATTTATCTAACATAGATATTAGGCCGTTTATTCCAACGCCAAGTATACTAAACATAGAAAAGCCTAGCGATCCAATCTTGTCAATATCCAAAAACATTTCTGCTCTAGTAACAGATCAAGATGATAGAGAAAAATTAGCTATTTTTAATTATGAATTCTCTAAAAGAATTTTAGGATATAATACTGACTGTCAGCAAGTAAATGATGTGTATGTAATAGCAGGGAAGTTGTTTTTTAAATCAACACTTGCTGATAAGTACGACGGACTTGCGGAGAGCATATCTGATATTCTCAGATCAGTCATAGGAGATGATAATCATCAACTAAGCAAGTCAGAGCGCAAAGCTTTACACGCATACTTTGAAGGAGTGTCTTGGGCGTTAATTCAGAAAGGTTAGTAATATGTCTCCTAAAGAAGCAAAAGAATTAATATCAAGCTTATTTACAGAAGAAGGAGCTGAAATAAACGGAATTAAAATAGCAGCAGAGTCTCCTTTAAAGTTTGAAGTAATTAAGAATGAAGATGAATCAATAACAATAAATTTTGTTGATAACAAACCCAAGGCGTCTATAAAAAGAATTTTTACAATCTCAGCCACAGTCGTCAGTATCACTCTTAAAGATGAGCATGGTTTTTTTGAACTTAAAAATTTCCCATCTATACCATTTCCATATGATGGATTTTTTAGCTCAAGCGCAGACGGCGCAAACGTCTCTAGTATACAGCAAATCATAGACACAAAATATTGTGGGGAAAAGAAAAAAATTGCAAACTTATGTTTGTTTTATGCTGACGAATGGGCTAAAATATCTAGTCAGGCAACATGCTTTAAAACCGCCACAGCAAAAGATAAAAGAAAATTGAAGAAGCAGTGTGTTGACTTTGTAACGCATAATGTTAAAAAAGAAATGCAAAAAGAGTATGGTTCTGTTATACTGACATACCTATTGGTATTCATTATAATCCCTACTGTGTGCAAGTTTATTGTTTACAAGTTGCTTGAAAAATATTTTGATTAGTTTTATATAATTTAATTTACTTAAAAGAACATGAGGATCGTAGATGTCAATTAAATCCTTGATGAATTATACGTTCGTTTCTAAATACGCAAGGTGGGATGAAAGCAAAGAAAGAAGAGAGACATGGGGTGAATCAGTTGATCGAGTAAGACAGATGATGATTGACAAGTATGCTGACCCATCCGATCCTAGTGTTACAACTGATAGCGACGAACACCTCCATTGGCAGACATTGTTAAGGTCATATTGATCAAGCATACGAGTGATATGAAGAAGAAAAAAGCTTCTTGGTTCACAAAGAGCTTTGCAGTTTGGTGGCTCTCCTATATTCAAACATAATGCTAGAATATATAATTGTATTGCATCATATATTGATAGAACAAGATTTTTCCAAGAGTGCATGTATCTGCTATTATGTGGGTGTGGAACTGGATTTTCTGTACAAAAACATCATATCGCTAAACTTCCTAACTTAATTAAAGGAAAGAATGGTCAAAAGAAATTTGTCATTAAAGATTCTATTGAGGGATGGTCAGACGCAGTGGGCGTTCTTGTCTCTAGTTATTTTAAGGGAGATAATCTTTTCCCTGAATATAATGGTAAAACAATTGTTTTCGACTACTCAGAAATACGTCCAGCAGGCTCTCATTTAAAGTCTAGCGGAGGGAAGGCTCCCGGCCCAGATCCTTTAAGAAATGCCCTTACAAGCAAATCAAGAAGACCCTTGACGGAGCTATTAAAAATGGACAGAAGAAACTTAGACCTATTGAAGCATATGATATAGTGATGTATGCGGCTGACGCTGTAATTAGTGGTGGTGTTCGTCGTAGCGCTACAATTTGCTTGTTTTCTGCTGACGACGAAGAAATGGCGAAAGCCAAAACTGGATCATGGTTTACTGACAACCCACAGCGCGGACGTTCCAACAATTCTGCATTGCTTTTGCGAAACGAGACAACTAAAGAACAATTTTCTGAACTAATGCAATCCGTAAAAGAGTTTGGAGAGCCCGGATTTGTCTGGTCTGATTCTACAGAGCTGATTGTGAATCCCTGCGTGGAAATTGGCATGTGGCCTGTAGACGAAAAGACAGGTAAAACTGGGTGGCAGGCGTGTAATCTATCGACTATTAACTGCGCCAAAGTAACAACCAAAAAAGAATTTTACGAAGCATGTGCTTCTGCTGCAATTATTGGAACACTGCAAGCTGGATTTGCTAGCTTTCCATATCTCGGAGAGGTATCAGAAAGAATTATAAGCCGCGAAGCTTTGTTAGGCGTGTCGATGACGGGCGTTATGGAGCAACATGAAATCTGTCTTGATCCAGAAGTGCAAAAGAAGGGCGCAGAAATAGTTAAAGAAACAAATAAAAAAGCTGGCAAAATTAATTGGTGTCAATCAAGCTGCAAGAACTACGTGTGTCAAGCCAGAAGGAACGTCAAGTTGCATTCTTGGAACGTCATCTGGCATACATCCCCACCACGCCAAGAGATACATCCGTAGAGTCCAAGCAAATAAAATGGAGCCTATCTACCAACACTTCAGAAGTATTAATCCTAGAGCCTGTGAAGAGTCCGTATGGTCTAACAATGACTCGGATGACGTAGTAGCATTTTGTGTGGAGGTTCCAGACGGTGCGAAGATTAAAAATCAAGTTGGAGCAATTGACTTGCTTGAGTACGTCAGGAGTACGCAGCGTAACTGGGTTGTCAAGCGGTACAAATCCAAAGCAATGTACTCAACCTTGGTTAACACATAATGTATCTAATACTATCAATGTTAAACCAGACGAATGGGAAGAAGTTACAGAGTTTTATTTATAAAAATCGTAAGTATTTCTGTGGTGTTTCTTTATTACCAATCGCTGGAGATAAAGACTACGCACAAGCTCCATTCACAACGGTGTATTTACCTAGCGAGCAGATACAGCACTACGGAGACGCTGCGATGTTTGTTAGTGGACTGATAGAAGTTGGACTTTCACTGTATGAAGATAATCTTTGGGCAGCCTGCGATAGCCTGCTAGGTGTTGGTCAAAAACATAAAGGCAAAGATAAAAAGTCCTATCAAAATAAATGTCAACAGTTTGCTGACAGATACATGGAACGGAGATCTAAAACAACTTACATATTGCATGAAAGATGTCTACAACTGGAAAGAATGGCTAGATATTAAACGTGAGTACAAGGATATAGACTACACAGTGGTAATAGAAAAACAAAATAATGTTAATCCAGTTCAAGAAGTAGCTTGCGCTGGCGGGAAGTGTGATATAATTTAGGAGATAACTATAATTATGAGGGGATTTGTCTGGACTGTATAAACTTAATTGACTGAACAACTGCACAGATGCCATTTAAAGCACATAGAGACAGATGCTGGATTTGATTTGTACTTTGCTGACGATAGAAGCTTGGGTATTCGCAAAAGAAAGAGAAACAATTAAAACTGGTATATCTTTTGATATGCCTGAAATATGGCTGGATTAATCTGGCCCAGATCTGGGCTATCAGTTAAACATGGCATAGACGTACTAGCTGGAGTTGTAGACTCTGGCTACAGGGGAGAGATCATGGTTTGTCTTTACAATACTTCTAGACGAAGACGTAGAAGATAAAGCGTGGGGATAGAATCGCGCAGATTATATTCCAAGAGGTTCCCGAAGTGGGTCTCTTTACTCGTTAAGAGAAGAACTAGAAACCTCGCAACGAGGGAGTAATGGTTTTGGCAGCACAGGCACATAACAATCGAAAAAAGCGTAAAGAACAAAAAGCAAGTAAACCAAACGTACTGGAGGCTAAAACTGAAAATCAAAAAAATTATATCAGATCTATTGTAGAAAATGATGTGGTTTTTTGCACAGGTCCATCTGGTAGCGGTAAATCTTTTATTGCTGCTGGAATTGCGGCGCAAAAATTATTAAAAGACGAAATTGATACAATCATTGTCACAAGACCTTTAGTATGTACTGGTAGAGATCTTGGATCTTTGCCGGGAGAATTAAATGAAAAGATAAAACCATATCTACAACCTATGGAAGAAAACTTACGTTACTTTTTAGGTAGAGATAGGTTTGGAATGTATTTTAATCAACGCAGAATCAGGTTTGAACCTTTAGAAACGATGCGCGGGTCTACGTTTCACGACTCATATATGATACTTAGATGAAGCTCAGAACTGCACGTTGGAACAAATAAAAATGTTTGTTACACGAATGGGTAAACATTCTAAAGTATTAATTAATGGTGACAATAAACAGACAGATATTGACTAGAAATAGTGGGTTAGATTTTTGTATAGAAAGATTATCTGATGTACAGGGTGTCGGAATCTGTAAATTAGAGTATCATGATATACAGAGGAATGGAATAATTGGAGCAGTGCTTTACGCGCTGGAAGAATAATGCTATATGATTATCAATGTACAACATGTAACCATGTAATGGAAGATGTGCAGCAATCTATTAAAGATGATGCGTTAACTAAATGTCCAGAGTGTAACGAAGAATCTTTAGAGCGAGTGATAACTGGAGGTCTGTACGGACATGTTTATCAAGAACCAACCACTATTGGTCAACAATGTGATAAAAATTGGAAGAACAAGGGCCATTATGAGAGATCTAACGCTATGCAAAAACAAGACGACAAAGCGAGAGAGCAGAGAGAGTCAAGGAGAATGATTAACAGAATGAATAAAGAACATCAACACCATTATATAATGACAGGACAAAAAAGAGGTTAATATGAAATATAATAGAAATGGCGAAGAGTATTCAGACGAAGACATATTAATTTTTGCTGAAAAACTAGAAGGATCTCGACAAACTGTTTTTAGTGTTTTAACGCACAACAATAACTTATACGATCCTTTAGGCGCAGATAGTAATAGAGAATCAAACTTAATTCTGTCGCTTAGAAATACAAATGAAGATACGTTCAAATCTTATATAAAGTATTTGAAAACGAATAGTAGGATTTATATAACTAAGGCACAGAGGAGTTTTTTAAATGGCTAAAAAGGGACCGCTTGGAAAAGCAGAGGTGTACTATATTGAACACCACAGAGACGAACACGATGTTGATACACTTGCCAAGGACTTAGATAGAACAAAGTCTTCTATTACTAAGTATTTAAAAGATCATCCATCTACAGTAAAAAGTATGTTGGACCAAAGTATTACACGACATAAAGGCGGCGCAGTCATGACGGAAAGTGCCTCCTCCATATCTGACGCAGTTGCTCAAAAAGGAACTCCTTTGACCGATTCTTGCACAACTACAATAAAGAAATGACATATATATTTGAAGAAGAAGGCTGGAAGATATATTACAAGAATAATCCAAAACATAGAAAAACAATATGGATTTATGTAAAATTTTCTAATGGCTCAACAGTGTTTTTAAAAGACATTAAAGAGTGGTTGACTATTCAAGATTATTGCCGCAAAAAAAAATCTTAATGTCTACAGTGTTGGCTTGCAGTATAAGTCTCATAGAGAGACTATTGATTGCTCGCAGTCGGATGGCGCTTACGTAGTTACATCTATACGTGGTCAATATGGAGGTGAGTCCAAACAGTGTTTTACAATTGGAAAGATACAAGGGGGCATGGTGCTAAAAGAGTTATGGTCTACCCCCGAATTGACGAGAGAAGACCACTATGAAGATAGTGTTGACACTTGCTTTAGAGAGGCTTTAGTGTATAATGAAAAAGCAAAAGGCAAAACTGTTTAATAAAGAGTACCAAAAACAGTGGTCTGAGGAATATAGATACAAGCACATCCACACTGGAGAGCATTGCACTTTTGAATCTTACATTGCTGAATACTTGATATTGAGATGGACAGACGCTTTCAAAATGGACAAACCGTCTTATAAATTTTGGACCAAGGGAGACAAGTATCATGATGTATTCATGAGAAATATGAAAGCCGCTAGACAATTACGAAAAAAGTTTGACCCAGCGATCATACTATCCGCTGTAAAATCAGAACATTTTGAAAAAATATATCACATTGGACTCAAAGCTCACAGTCCAGCAGGATGGAAATATAATCCTGTTGCAATAGAGGCCATAAAGAGGTATCATAAAGAACGCGAAGACTCTTTAAAGCTATCTCAAGAGTCTAATAAAGAAGTTGCGATTGAAGAAATAGAGTCAAAGACGTTGAAACATAGAAATAAACAGTACGCAAACAAGAAAAGTTCAATCAACAAATTGAGGAAACTATGAGTAAAGTAAAGAAAAAGAAAGTATCTAACAAATTTGACACGGATGTTGTTAGCAATAGCGTAGTAGGTAAGTATGGAGATGTTGTTAGCACTGGAACTGAAGTGTTGGCAACTATAAATCGACCTAGAAGTTGTTGGCATCTCTCCCGCACTTAGACATAGCGCTTGGTGGTGGATTGCGTGAGGGGTCTGTAGTGGTTATGACAGGAGATCCAAAGTCTGGAAAAACAACCACAGCACTACATTTTGCAGCAAAGTGTCAAGCTAAAGGTAAGCGCGTTATTTATCTTAACACCGAGGGTAGATTGTCTAAGCAAAACTTTGATGGCATTAAAGGTCTTGACCCAGATGGAATTCTTATTGTTCAGTCTACAGATGACAAAATTTTATCAGCAGAAGACTTTTTAAACATTGTAGAATATTATATTAATAACGATCCCGGTTGTTTAATAATTACAGACTCACTATCTAATATGGTTCCACAAGTAGAACTAGACGGTGAAGTTAGAACGGGTGTGCGAAATGCTTTACCTCGATTGCTTTCTATGTTTTTTAAACGAATTAGTGGCACACTGATGAAGAACAAAACAATTCTTGTTTGCATAACGCACAACATCGCAAACACTGGTGGGTCCCCATACTCTCCATCTAAAATGGCAGACTGCGGCAATATGCTACAGTATCAAGCTGGAACTAATATGGTTATCACTCATCGTGGTCGCTGGCAAGTTCCGAAAGATACTGGCCCTCACGTTGGTCAAATTGCAAATTGGAATATTAAAACCTCTTGCGCTGGAGGTACTCCAAATAGCACGGCAGAGAGCTGGATTCGTTATGGAATTGGCCTAGATGAGACTCAGGAGGTCGTGCAGATAGCCTGTGAGTTTAGACTCATTAAAGACTGCTGGCGCTTGGTATACTATCCAGTGCGCTATTGACAACGTAGACAATAAAATCGTACAAAAATTACTAAAAGATAATAACGTGGGAGAAAAACCAGAAGACATAGAGAGATTTTTTAAATTTCAAGGCTCTAATAATACACCCTAGAATTTCTAAATAATAATCCAGATCTTTCATCTTTTGTATACGAGCAGATCAAGGAGCTGTTTTAATGGCAAAAATTGATTTGAATAAAACGGAAGCTTGGAGAATACTCGACGCGATGCGTGGGTATAAGAGAGATTATGAACTTACTGATGCGGCATTAAGAACTATTAAAACTTTAGAAAAAAAATTAAAAATAATAGTAAACTCATGAGTATAATCAACATTGTAGAAATTTTGCGGAGTATTAGTTGCCAAGCTAATAATAGGAGTAATAAATGAAGGTTATAGGTATAAATGGCAGAGAGTACGCTTGGAACTTAACACGGCTACAACGTTCTACGCAAACGACAAAAGAAAAAGATCAAAGTACCACGTGAGAGCGCAAGGAACGTCTTGAAAGAGATATTCCACTCTTACCGGATACTGGAAGAGGTGAAGCTACCGGGAAGTACGGCAAAGTCACACAGAAAAGGTGTGCTTTTCCTAGATTTTTTAATCCCCCAAATTAAATTAGGCTATAGAGGTGCATGGTCAACAACACTACGAGTATACGCCATTCTTTCATAAAAATAAAGCAGACTTTGCTATTGCAAAAGCAAAAGATGAAGATAAAATAGAATGGTGCGAATTGAACAAGGTTGATATAATAGTATTGAAGTATTCAGATACAGATGAGCAATGGAGAGAACAAATTGAAAACGGCGAGTGAGCAGTTGGCTGACTTGAAAGCTATGGTTGACGACTTTTTAAATGCTAGCCATGCTAGGTTTAACAAAAGGTTCAGAGAGGATTGGCATAGATGTGCTAATGCTGACAGAGATACCATAAATACGCTCACTAAAGACGAGCTATTTGCTTGGGCTTATGAATTGTATAGCTTCTCAACACATCTGCAAGATGAACTAAATATGCAGAAGATTGCGCTAAATTGGTGTAACGATAAGCTAAATAAAATGGTTGCAAAAAATCACGACCAGTTTAGTAAGTATACCAAGTATGAGGAGCGTAGACCACTTATAATTGTAAATGATGAATATGCAGCAACCGTAGATCATTACCGTGAGATTGCAGAGTCAAGAGTTCAAGCACTTGATGGTAAAATATATGAATTAAAACGTAAAGCAGATATATCTAATGGAGAAAGGGGAAAAGATCATGAGAGAAAGGTTTCCAGCAGTATTTGACAGAATTAATTTTATAAAAGAAATAGGACCATACCGAACTATAGATCAAAAAATAGAGAAACATATTGATAAATATAATCGCATGTCAGCAGAAGAAAAGAAGACAAAGAAACAACGACTTATAGATAGTTATATCCAATTTAGAAAAAACGGAGGCAAAAAACAAATGAGTATGGATGATTTTATGAGGTCTCTGTCCGACCAACAGAAAGCAATGTTCTTAGCAGCATTGCAGGACAGTGGTACGCCCCCAAACGAAGAAGACATAGATATTAATCCCAAGTGGACTACGACGATGCCTCCACACATTAAGAAGGAATTTGAGAACGAAGATACTACTACTTCTGTCTCAGACTTTACAATGAAATCTAAAAGTGCAGTACAGTCTCAAAAGAGAAAAGAACGAGTTACTGCTGGTAAAAACACTTGGTCTGACAGCGGAGAGAGTAAAGATGTGCAGACTCCAAGCATAGCAATGACTCCCAGAACAAGACCTCCAGCTAAGATGGTTGATATGAATTGTCATGTTTGCGGCAAAACATTTTCAATTAATTCTTCATTAGTGTACGGTCAGTTTTACAGATGCGATGGATGCTCAGGAAGGTGATATGGAAAAACTTTTAGATATTGGATCAGAGCGAGCCTTGCTAGCTAGCTTGCTACAGTATGGAATAGACGCACAAGTTATTGTGTCCGATATTATTTCTGTAGATAGCTTTGGTAATTTAAACAATAAAGCCCTCTATAGATGCATTGAACATGTAATAAGTAACGATCAACACCCCGACATTGTTACTATCATGTCTGCTGCCGAACACTTAAAATTGTCAGAGAGACTTAAGACAGAACAAGAGTTACAATACATTAAGTCCTTATATGATTTTCCTGTCACACCTGAAAACACCTTGGGCTTTGCCGTTCAAATGAAAAAATTTGAATTTGCACGTAAGATACAAAAACTTACAAATAAGATACATAAAGATGTAGGCGCAGTCAATGGCTCTGAGAGTATTGATGAAGTCATAAACATTTTAGAAGAACCCGTTACTGACTTCCTGCGTGAAGATGATGGCGGGGAAAACCCAGAAAAGATAGGAGACGGGGATAGAAGACTATGTTAAATTTCTCGAAGAAAACAAATGTGATATCATTGGTGTACCCACGGGATTCACTAGATATGACGAAGCTATTGGGGGTGGTCTTAGACGAAAATGCGTTGACCTTGTATCTGCAAGACCCAAAGTTGGCAAATCAGTATTTGCTGATAATGTTGCTTTAAATGTAGCATCACAAGGAATAAAGGTATTAGTATTAGATACTGAAATGTCTAAAGAAGATCATCTCAATAGGCTTATAGCTAATATTAGCGGAGTTCCTATCAACGAGGTTGCAACCGGCAAATTTACAGAAGATAATACTAAGCATGATAAAGTCAATGAAGCCGTTGCCAAATTAGAAGATATACCTTACAGCTATATCAGTGTCGCTGGAAAACCATTTGAAAATATTTTGAATCTTATTAGAAGGTGGGTGGCTCAGGAAGTCAAGACTGATGAATCAAATAAAACCAACGACTGCGTAATTATTTATGATTACCTGAAACTCATGTCCTCTTCGTCTATAACCAACAACGTTCAGGAATATCAGGCGCTAGGATTTCAAATAACATCATTACATAATTTATGTGTTAAACTAGACATACCTTGTCTATCCTTCGTGCAATTAAATCGTGATGGCATAACTAAGGAAAGCACAGATGCTGTTAGTGGTTCTGACAGGCTTATTTGGCTCTGCACTTCGTTTAGCATTTTCAAATCAAAATCACCAGAAGAAGTCGCGGAAGACGGTCCAAATGCAGGGAACAGAAAGCTTGTACCCATTGTATCTAGACACGGAGCTGGCATGGATGATGGAGATTATATAAACATGCAAATGCAAGGCGCACATGCAAAGTTAATAGAGCTACGAACTAGAAATGAATTCAAGAACGAACCAGTGGGCGACACGGGTTTAGTAAAGGATATGGATAAGCTAAAAAATGAACTTGCAGACACTGAAACAGAATCTGAATAACGATATAACTAAAGTCTTAACAAAGCTTGGTATAGAATTCGAGGACTTTGGAGATAATATATATTCAACATGTCCTATTCATGAATCTAGTGATAACCCCAGAGCGTTCTCTTTCTGTAAATCAAAAGGTATATGGAAGTGTTGGACTAGGGATTGTCAAGAGCAGCATAGAAATGATGTGTTCGGTTTAATATGCGGCGTGTTAACAGCTAGAAGCGGTCAGGACGCTGAATTCAAGGATGCATTAGGGTGGATAAAAAAAGAATTAAATATACATATTGACTATAATTCCAACGCTACTACGACTAGCAAGCCAACGGAACCCACAGACATTGAATCTATAAATAAAATATTCACAAAGAATAATAAAACTGTTAACGACATGCCAGTACAATGCGAGTGTAGTTGTGAAGTTCCGTCAGTCTACTTCTCTAATAGAGGATTTTCCAAAAGAACATTAAAGCATTTTGGAGTGGGAGATTGTTTAGAAAACGGTATAATGAATGAGAGATCTATTATACCTATACATAACGATGTGGGAGATGTAGTTGTAGGCGCTATTGGTAGAAGCATTAAAGAATATAAAACTCCTAAATTTTTAATTACACCAAAAGGATTTGACAAGAACAATTATTTCTACAATTTTCACAGGGCAATCAAAACTGCCTGTAAAACTAATACCATGTATGTTCTAGAAGGTCAGGGCGATGTGTGGAGAATGTACGAAGCGGGGGTCAAAAATGCTGTTAGCGTATTCGGCAAGACAATATCGAGACAGCATATAGAAAAGCTTAAAAAGCTTCCAATTACACATCTCGTTGTCATAACAGACAACGATCAAGCAGGAAGAGAAGCAAGAATAAAAATACAAAGGTCTTTATCGAGAATGTATAAGATTACATTTCCTAAGCTTTCTAGATAAGGACGTTGGAGATATGAGCGTAAAGGACATAAAGAAGTAAAATACTTACTTGACTTGAAAGGCACATATCTAATGGTCAAGGTCATAGGAATATCTGGCAGGAAACAGTCTGGCAAAAACACGGCAGCAAACTACATAGCTGGATCAATATTAAAAGCTAAAAACATGATGGTACAGGATTTTGTGATCACTGACGTGGGCTCCTCTGTCCATTAAGACAACTGACAGTGATGGGAATGTCGGGTGGGGTAGTGTTTGATCTAACCAGAAAAGATGAGATGTTCGTTAGCTATGCAGAGCAGGAAATTTGGCCTTTTGTAAAGATCTACCATTTTGCCGATCCTCTTAAGTCTATTGCCGTGGAATTATTCGACCTGAAACCAGAGCAGGTGTATGGGTCTGATGAAGATAAAAATACTCTAACTCCATACGGTCAGCACGGATGGAGGAAACACAAGACAACAACACTACCTCCCATGAGTGCTAGAGAATTTTTGCAATATTTTGGAACAGAAGTTATGAGAGATATAAAAGATTCTATCTGGGTTGACTATACCATGAAAAGAATAGCGAGAGAACAATCATCTGTAGCTATTATACCAGACGTAAGATTTCCCAATGAAATCAATGCCATCAAAGAGGCGGGAGGAATTGTCGTTAGATTGACTAGAAATCCTTTTGAGTCTGATCACGACTGCGAAAAAGCTTTAGATGTCGAGAGTTTTGATTGGAACCAATTTGATCACATCGTAGACAACAAAGGGGATATAGATCAACTACTAAACGATTTAAACAAATTACAAAAGAAATGGGGCATTGAATGCTAATAACATATATGAGATCTTCCAGTTTTAATAATTGGAGATACTGCGAAATGCAATATTTTTTGACTTATGTTCTGGGCTATCAAACCCTTAGTGGCAAAAAGGCTGTACAGGGGACAGTAGTTCACAAAGTATTAGAGGTTTTAGCTGGCTTACAGCTTGCTAAACAAAATGCCGGTAAGAAGCGCAAATTAATTTTAGACGACGATGCTATTGGCAAAGTTAGTATCAATAAATCACATTTAGAAACATATGATTTAGTCAATGATTTATTAGAACAAAGTTTTTCCTCGTACACTGCTCAGGAAAACCATCACGATTGGCACAATAAAGACAAAGAAGACTGTAGGAAGTGGACATGGCAGGCATTACAGTGGAATGATGGTCAATTTGACCCTAGAAACAGGACCATAGTAGCGCCAGAACCACACTTCGACATACCTATAGAAGAAGATTGGGCTAAATACGAGTATAATACGCCTGATGGCGAGACAATCAAAGGCCAGCTGGCAATCAAGGGAACCATTGACTTAGTGACTCAGACAGACGATGACACTATAGAAGTAGTAGATTGGAAGACGGGCAAAAGAATTGATTGGGCAACTGGCGAGGAAAAGACTTATGAAAAGTTAATGGTAGACCCTCAATTACTACTGTATAACTATGCAATTTCTAAGCTTTTTCCGCAATACAAACAAGCTATTATGACTATTTTTTACATAAAAGATGGTGGTCCATTTTCTATGTGTTTTGATAGGTCAGACCATGATAAGTTCTTAGGTATGCTCAAGGATCGTTTTGAGGAAATCCAGAAAAATGTGTCTCCCAAGCCCATTTCTCCTACTAGAAAGAGCTTTAAATGCACCAAATTGTGCCATTATTACAAAAACAATTGGGCTGATACAGACCAAAATATGTGTATGTATATACAGAACCACCTCAATAAACACGGTATGGAAAAAACTATTTCTGAGTGTAGCAGAGAAGGTTTTGATATAGGATTTTACGAAGCTCCCGGCTAGGAAAGGCAAAATATGAGTAAATTATTAACTATAGGAATGTGTACCTTTGATGATTTTGATGGCGTATATTTTTCTTTACAGTCATTGAAAATGTATCATAAGTTAGTTAAAAGTGGTGATGTGGAGTTGATCGTCATAGACAATAACCCTAATAGCGCTCATGGAAAAGCCATAGAGGGCTTGGTGTCAGGATGGATGAAAGATTCAGTCAAACTTATACCATACACAGAAAAACAAACTACCGCAAACAGAAACTTAATTTTTCAAAACGCAACAGGCAAATACTGTGTTTCTATGGACTGCCATGTGATGTTCCCACAAGGTTCATTAGAAAGCCTATTAGAATATTATGAAACTAAACCAGACTGCAAAGATATTGTTCAAGGCCCAATGATGTACGACAATTTAAAAGGCTGCGCAACTCATTTTAGACCTGCTTGGGGAGGCGACATGTATGGCAAATGGGCTAAAGATGATGCTGGCCTTGAAGCCGGAAAGCCTTTTAAGATACCCATGCATGGACTTGGAGTGTTTTCTTGCGAAACTAAGAACTGGCTAGGGTTCAATGAACTGTTTAGGGGTTTTGGTGGAGAAGAAGGCTACATACACGAAAAATTTAGACGGGCTGGTGGAGAGGCTATGTGTGTACCGGGATTTAAGTGGCTGCATAGATTCTCTAGACCTAACGGTGTAGCATATCCTCTAAAATTAGAGGACAGAATATGGAATTATTTTGTAGGATGGTATGAAATAACCAGAGACCCTAACGACAAAATGATCGAACAAATATTTAATAATTTTTCCCAACGGCTACCTCCTGAAAAGCTTATTCCTATGATGAATTATGCTATACAGGCAGTCGAACAACAATCCCAAGATCTTAAACAGGAGACTACAAATGTCTAGAATCAATCAGGCAGATGAAGCTTATACCACAGACACGTATGGTTTCACAGAAGAACTCACAGAAGAAAACTTCTACCTTCCAGCAGAAGCAGAGTATGAAGACTTTGGCGAATCTGAAGAAGAACATGACGCTGCTTCTTTGTGGGAAAATATTCGCAAGAAGAAGGAAAGAGAAGGGAAAAACTACAAGCCTGCCAAGAAGGGCGACAAAGATAGGCCAGATCCAGACGCTTGGAAAAAAGCACAAAATGAAGAAACTCAAGCGGCTGAATACCAAGGGCGTAAAGTCAAGTTAGGCAAACCGTTTTTAACTCCTGATGGTCCTAAGAAAAGAAGCGTTTATGTCAAAAACGGATCTGGCAATGTAGTCAAAGTTAATTTTGGTGATCCTAACATGAAGATTAAGAAAAACGATCCGGGTAGACGCAAAAACTTTAGAGCAAGACACAATTGTGACAATCCCGGCCCACGCTGGAAAGCTCGATACTGGTCCTGCAAGGCTTGGTAAAATGACACTTAGAAAAAAATGGAATGAGCATCTAAATGAAAACAACATGACCTACTGGCAGCACTTCAAGTTTGCCGTGGGTCATGGTTTCATATGTATTAGAGCTGGAATATACTTGTGTATACATGGATTACTGCCATGTTTTAGACGTAGAGCGGGCACTAGATTAGTACAAAGATTAGAAAAAGTATTCACCGAGAGAGAATATGAGCTTAATAAATAAAGTAGCAGAAATTATAGATAAAAAGCAAGATCTAGATAATATAGGTTATCTGGCGAATAAAGTCAATTACCACGACGAGTTATATACTTTGGGTATATCAATTAAGGATATAGTACCTCCACCGCCGTCTAACAGTAGCGCCATCACGGAAAGAGAACTCAATCAAATATCCAGACTAACTAATTCAAGAACATATCAAGAGCTTGATTTAGTGTACACGGTTGATAAAGAACCACTAGATCTATTCCGTAAATTTTTAAAGACTAAAGCTTTATCTTTTCCCCAACATAAGTTTAACTCTTATTATAACATAATAGAGCAATATATGTACGCTCTAAAGTATTATCACAATAGGGCTAGACCAGAACAACTTGCGCCATATTATAATCTTGACATTAAGGTTATGTTTACGGAAACACATCACACTCCTTCGTATCCTAGTGGTCATACTATGTATTCTGAATTAGCAGCTCATGTACTTGCCGACCAGTATCCAGAACATAAAAATAAATTTTTTGAGTTGTCTAATTACTGTGGACTTGCTAGAATATTACAGGGAGTTCACTACCCGTCAGACAACGATGCTTCAAAGATTGTAATTGACAAGCTATACAAATTGACAAAAGGACTAGAAGATGAAAGAGCCAGAAAAAATCCCATTGACATTACCCGGACAGCCTAGACCGTCTACTAACGAACCAGTTAAAAGACCTTTGCCAAAAGGAAAATGATTAATTATAGCAGTTCGTCTGACTATACAGACAAATTTTGCCATCAACATAATTATAAAATCTTTTACCAAAACTTCTGGCAATCTAAGTACGAAAGGTGCTTGAGATGATTTGCGGTTTTACCAAGTTTTTGGTTGATAACAATATTGGTAATTTTCATATAGGTGCTGATATTAGATATCAAAAGTTTTGAGAATGTTGAGCCAGCTTACCAAGAATTTGTAAAATCAAAAGAAACATTTTGTAGCACATTACTCAACGATGTGTATCATGGAGACGTAGAAGCTCTAGAGTTTAAACAGTGGTTAGAAAACAATTATAAGAATGACATTGATTTAGTAATTGAAGATTGCTCTCATACTGTAAAACAGCAAAAATATTTGATTTCTATAAGCGATATGGTACTATCTAGTGAAGGCGTTTGGATAACAGAAGATATTTCATAACATTGTGGAACACAAACCATATGCCTATCTAGAAGATCTTAAGTATGGAAAAAGACGATAGTTGTAATTGATAGAAGGAAATTATAAACAATATGAACTGGTTTCCATTGAAGAATTTTACGCATTATAGTTTGCTAAAAGGCTTTTCAAAACCGCATGAACTTGCAAAGGTTTGTGCTGACAATGATTATCCTGCGTGTGGCATCACAGATTATAAGACAATCTCTGGCGCAGTGTCATTTCATCAAGCGTGTAAGAAGGTGGGAGTCAAGCCTATCATTGGATGTTCTTTTGATAACACTACAATATATGCTAAGAATAAAGACGGGTGGCACGACCTTATACAGATGGTTTCTTTTACTGATGAAAATGGCAACATGCCAAAAGACATAGCAAAAGAAATAGTAGGTAGAAATAACTTAATTGCCCTACAAGCTGAAAAAGATAACATTCAGCCATCTTATTATGTCAATAGTAAGCAAGCTGCTTTACACAGAGTTCTACTTTGTTCTGCATTAAAGACTACATTACCAAAAGTAAATACTAAAATTAGAAATAAAGAACTAGATGCTGATTTGCTAGAATATTTTACTAAGGACAACAAGTGTATTACGAAAGGCAAAGTAACAAAAGAGTTGGAATATATATATGATTCCTGTGAAGACTATGAAATTTTAAATCCACCCATGCTTCCGAAATTTGTATGTCCTAAAGGGTTGTCTCAAGAAGACTACTTAACTAAGATGGCTAGAAAGGGATATACAAAATTTGTAAAACCTCTGGTTGGCGAAGATAAAGATACCCAAAAAATATATGGAGATAGATTCAGGAAAGAATTACAAGTTATTAAAGACGCAGATCTATTTGGCTACTTCTTGATTGTTCAGGATATAATAAGGCATGTAGAAGATGACATGGGCTGTATTGCTGGTCCCGGCAGAGGCTCTGCTGCTGGATGTCTTATTTCATATCTTATTGGTATAACAAAGATCAATCCAGTGGAACACGATTTATTGTTTGAGAGGTTTTACAACGCTGGAAGAAACACTGGTGGTCATGTTTCCTTGCCAGATATTGACATGGACGTTCCGGGCAAAAAGCGTGATGAAGTTATTGATTATCTTAAACTAACTTATGGTAAAGATCATGTTAGCCAGATGATAACATTTGGAAGGTTGCAGGGGCGTAGTGCAATAAAAGAAGTTTTAAGGATAAATGAGGCTTGTTCTTTTAGCGAGATGAATGCTATAACAAAGAGTATACCAAATGAAGCAGACATATCTGATCAGCTAGCAGACATGGACGACGAAGACCGATCTATAATACGTTGGTCTTTGATTAACAGGTCAGATGACTTAAGAGATTTTTGCAACATCACAGACGAAGGAAAGCTTGATGGTGACTACGCGCAATACTTCCAGCAAGCTATTGATATGGAAGGCACATTTAAAACACAGGGCAAACACGCTGCTGGCGTGGTAATATCTAAAGACAAATTGCAAAACGTATGTCCAATGATACAACAGAAAGGTTCTATAGAAAAGATAGCAGGCTTAGAAATGACAGACTTAGAAGCACTAGGTCATGTAAAGTTTGATGTTCTAGGAATTAACCTCCTAGATAAACTAATGAAAATAAAGGAATTGACAAATGCTGTTCATTAATAGGGTTAAGGAAAGTTTTCCTGACTTAAAGCATATATTTGAAGTTGGCGCCCACAGGGGGTATGATATACCAGAAATATTAGACGCTTGGCCTAATGCTAAAATTTATGCATTTGAAGCTGATGCGTTTAATTGTCAAATCATCAAAGACAAGTTTGAGGATAATCCCAACGTCAGCGTTTACCACAAAGCAATAAGCGCGGTGGATGGGGAAATTAGTTTCTACAAATATTTTCCAACAGAAAGTATCAAAGACGAAGAAACCATGATTGGTAAAAACCTACAAAACACTGGACAGGGTTCTATATTGAAGCCGGGAGTAGGTATGAAAAGTATTTTTAAGGTTAATGACATACACGAAGAAGTAAAGGTTAAAACAACTTCACTATACAGCTTCTGTAAGAAATATAATATACCATCAATAGATGCAATTTTTATGGACATTCAAGGTGCTGAATATCATGCGTTCTTAGGGTGTAAGAATTTAATCACCACAGTAAAGGCTACGGTTTTTGAATGGTCAACAAAATACATTATGTACGATGGAGAACAGAGCTTAGAAAAGATTGCAGAGTTTTTGAATGAATACGGATTACACGAACAAGCAAGGGAATATCAGTTTGAAGGAATTTCTGGCGACTCCCTTTTTACTAAAAGAATAGAAAAGAAGGACTAACTATGGCTAACAGAGACTATATCGTATTTGACTTTGAAACAGGAAGTCGTAACCCTCATAAAACACAACCTACTCAAATCGCTGCCTTAGCGCTGGATGGTAGAAACTTGTCTATGAAGGGAACTTTTAACAGTGAGATTAGACCTATTCTTAGCGACGATGCCGCTATTGCCGCAGGTTTAGATCCAATCGAAGACGGGGCGCTCAAAGTTACTGGAAAAAATAGAGATGATTTAGCAAAGGCTCCAACCTTAAAATCAGTATGGAGAAAGTTTTGCACCTTTGTAGACAAATATAATTGGAAAAAAGATCCTTTCTTTAATCCCATCCCCGTAGGTTTTAACATCATTGGCTTTGATATGATTATCATTAATAGGCTATGTAAAGAATACGGACCTTACGACGACGCGAGGCAGCAGCAAAAAATGTTCAGCAAAATTCACAAGTGTGACGTTATGGATAATATGCACATGTGGACAGAGGGAGATCCTAGCATTAGATCCATAAGCATGGATAGCTTGAGAGAGCGCATGGGATTAAGTTCCGAAAATGCTCACGATGCGTTGCAGGATGTCAAAGATACTGCTAATATATTTATAAAGCTACTAAAAACTCATCGAGCAGTTTACCAAGAAATTGAACTAGATAAAGCATTCGCCAACGGGGGATTGTATGTCAAGTAAAATACTTGCATTCTCTAATCATGATCAAAACTTTTACGATATCAACAAGTTAACTTATAATCACAACAAGCACTATTTTAGCAGGTTTGATATTGAGTATAAAGTCTATAACAATGACGACATGGTAGCACAACACGGTGGGGATCATACTAAAGGATACTATACAAAGTGGATAATACTTTTAAAGTTATTAGAAGAAAGACCGGACGTAGATTATTTCTTTGCTATGGACACAGATATAGCCATATGTAATTTTGGATTTGATATGAGATGTATCACTAAGATGTCTAATAAGGATATTCTTTGGTGTACTGCGGAGAGTTGTTCTGAGAATTCATATTGGAATATCAACGCTGGATCTGCTATAATAAAGAACTCTTATGCCTCCAAGAATTTTTTTAAATACATTATAGCTACGGCTAACAGTGACAATTTTACGACAGTAGATCAAGTATTGATACAAAAAACTTTAAAAGAGCTACAACCAGTAAGAGATATAACCGAGGTTTTTCCACGCGACACATTTAATCATGGTGACAGTTCATCATTCCTTTATCACGACTGTAGTATTAGCACTAGTAATCAACCTCTACAAAAGTGCTTAGTTGAAAAATACAAAAATTTGAGTAAAGTTATAGAGAGTAAAAAAGCTTCATATGAATTACGACGATAAACTAACTTGGGAACTGTTTGCAGAAGGCAAAACAAAGGGTGTCTTTCAATTAGAAAGTAATCTGGGTAAGTCTTGGTCGAAAAAGTTAGCCCCTAACAATATCGAAGAACTATCTGCCCTAATCGCTATCATTAGGCCCGGATGTTTAAAGGCATACGTAGATGGAAAATCTATGACACAACACTTCATTGACCGTAAGCACGGTCGTGAAGAGGTTACATATCTACATGAATCACTAGAAGAAATTCTTTTGCCTACATACGGAGTGTTAGTATATCAAGAGCAATCTATGCGTATTGCGCAAAAGATTGCTGGATTTAATCTAGAAGAAGCAGACGGGCTACGCAAGGCTATTGGTAAAAAGAAAGCTGACTTAATGGCTAAAGTAAAAACAATGTTTATTAAGGGAGCTAAGAAAGTAGGAATGGTCAACAAAGAAGAGGCAGAAGAAATCTTTGGTTGGATTCAAGCCTCTGCTCGATATGCATTTAATAAATCTCACAGCGTATCTTACGCAGTGTGTTCCTACTGGAGCGCATACCAAAAAGCCCATAATACTAATGAATTTTTTCTAGCATACCTATTTTACGCCAATGAAAAACAAGATCCTCAACAAGAAGTATACGAATTAGTATCAGAAGCAAAGTTGTTTGATATTGAAACAAGAACTCCTAGCCTTGCAAATTTTGACTTAGACTTTAATAGTAAGAGAAATAAGATATATTTTGGTATTAAAAATGTTAAATCCTTATCAGGCGTAAGTGGAGATAAAGTATTTCAAGCAGTCAAGCAGTGTGAAAAAGAATCTGGTAAGAAGATACAGAAGTTTGATTGGTTGGAGATACTGCTCAAATTTAGCACAAAAATTAGCTCAACATCTTTCAAGGCTTTGGCATCAATAGGATTTTTTAGAGACTTTGGGTCTAAAGTTTCGAGGAATCAAGCCCTGTATGACTATGAGATCTTTCGAGTTCTAACTAAAGGCGAAGTTTCGTGGATGGACACAAACTATAAAAATAAGTCTTGGGATAGTCTCTTAGAAGCATTGAAATCTCTAGCGCCCACCAAAAAAAATGGCGGGGGTACATCTAGGGTAAGCAGACAACAAGTAATAGAAAATGAAATTCAACTTCTTATTGACCCACCGTATAGCCTAGATGACGATCCGGGCTGGGTTATTGATCAAGAAACTAGATTTCTAGGCTGTCCCGTTACTTTAACTAGAGTTGATGTAGCTGACAAGTCTGCCGCAGACACCACATGCAAGGAAATAGTCAATGGCAAAAAGGGTAAAAACCTATGCGTTGTGGCAAACATACAAAGACTATCTGAATACAAGATTACAAAGGGCAATTCTAAAGGGGAAATGATGGCATTTCTAACAATAGAAGATGATACATCTATCCTAGACAGTGTAATAATATTCCCCAAAGTTAAGAATAAATACAAATATATATTATACGAGGGTAACAATCTTGTATTTTGCGGACAAGTTAATAAGAATGACACATCGTTTATTGTAAATAAAATTTTTGAAACATAAAGTTGTATTTTTTAAAAGTACAAGCTAATATACTAAGATAGGAGACAAAATGAACAATTGTTGTTTTACTGGGTATCTTGTAGACAAACCCCACACATTTGTTGTGGGCAACGTTGTAAAGGCAGAATTTACTATCGTTGTCTATAGTTATCGCAAAACAAAGAGTACCGGGGAAAAAGCTCGTATACCAACATATCTTAACTGCGAGGCTTGGCATACTGGAGCTGAAATCATTGAGCGGCTGGCTACCAAGGGTACGAAAATTACTATACAATCATCAGCTAAACATGAAAATAGAGACACGGAAGAGATCGTTTTTAGAGTAAACGAATTTGATATTTGTGGAGAAGAAGAGGCAGATTATTGATGAGAAAAAAACGTATATTATTTTGCACAGAATCAACTTTCTTACATACGGGGTATGCAACATACTCCAGAGAAATATTGAGATATCTTCATGGCACAGGTAAATACGAAATAGCTGAATTAGGCGCTTATGGTACTAACGATGACCCACGGGCAACAGAAACGCCTTGGAAGTATTACGGTGTAATTCCAAATACTAATGATCAAGAAAGAATAAATAAGTATAAGGCTAACGCTACGGCTCAGTTTGGTGGATTTGCTTTTGAAAACACATGTCTAAATTTCAAGCCCGACATAGTTTGTGATATTAGAGACTTTTGGATGATTGATTTTATAGACAAATCTCCATACAGGAAATTCTTTAAATGGGTTTTAATGCCCACGGTAGACGCATATCCTCAAGCTAGGGAATGGATAGACACATTTTCTAGAACAGATGTGTGCCTAAGTTACTCTGATTGGTCGGGTGATGTACTCAACGAACAATCTGGAGGGAAGATAAACTACATAGGAAGCGCACCTCCTTCTGCGCACCCAGAATATAAACCAAAAAATAAAGAAGAGCTAAAGGTTAAATATGGTATAGATAAAAACACAAAAATAATTGGCACTGTAATGAGGAATCAAAGAAGGAAGCTATATCCAGACTTGTTTAAAGCATATAGTAAATTTCTTGAATCTGTAGAAGATCCAGAAAAACATATGCTATATTGTCACACATGTTTTCCAGACGCTGGATGGAATATACCAGAGCTTTTGCATGAAAACAATATTATTTCTAAAGTATTGTTCACATACGTTTGCGCCGATACGTTCAAGCCTTTTGTCTCCACCTTTAAAGGCTCCACTACAACTTCTCCGTATACTGGTAAATACAATGCGCGTATGGCTAGCGTTAAACAAGGTTTAGGTTACGAAGAATTGTCTGAGATTATGAATATGTTTGACCTGTACGTACAATACGCTAATTCAGAAGGATTTGGACTGCCGCAAGTAGAAGCTGCCGCATGTGGCGTTCCCGTTGCGTCCATAAAATACTCAGCAATGGAATCTGTTATTAAACAACTTGATGGATTTGCAATCAATCCTAAAGCTCTATACAAAGAAATGGAAACGGGTTGCGAAAGAGCTGTTCCAGACAACGAACATGCATGTCAAATATTTTTAGAATTTTTTAATAAAACAACAAGCGAACGAGAGAAAGCATCTAAAGACATTCGTAATAATTTCTTAAAAGAGTTTACGTGGGAAAAAAGTGGAGCAAAATGGGAAGAAGCTTTTGATAGTTTAGAAATTATTCCAGAACAAGAAACATGGTTTTCTGCCCCAGATATTAAAAAACCATTAGAATTCCAAGAAGAAATAAAACAACAGCCCTTAGATGTTATTGCCAAGTGGCTTGTAGCAGAAGTCTTGCATCAGCCTGAAAAAATAAATTCTTTTTTCTATGCAGATTTACTAGAGAGTTTAAACTATGGCTATCAAACATCACAGATTATTGGGTCTTATTTTAACGAAGATGATTCAGCAGTCTCTATGGGGCGAAAAATAGAACACAATAAAGTTACGATTGAAAGCGCGTATGAAGAATGTAAAGAGAAAAGAAAAATCATCAATATCTGGGAACAAGTTAGACGGGAAAAATTTAAACTATGAAAGTGTTATATTTAGGTCACTATAGAGAAGGTACAGGGTGGGCTAAAGCAGCTCAGGATTTGATATTAGCTTTAGATAGCGTGGGCGTGGATGTCGTTTGCAGAAATATAGCAATCTCAAGAAAGTCAGATGTGCCAGAACGATTGCAATATTTAGAAACTGGCGACACAAAAGGTGTGGACTATTGCATACAGCACATACTTCCCATCATGTATATTGGCACAAGCAAATTCAAGAAAAAATATTGGCTATACGGTTTTAGAAACTAAAGACCTACAGTGCCATCCTTGGATTTCAAACTATCAACTCATGTCTGACGTATGGGTTCCATGTCAAGACAACCTGTTAGAATTAAACAAGTGTGGCCTAAATAATGTAAATGTTATACCACACGCTTTTGATATTGATTCTTACCAATCTGATATTAAGGATTTTGATTTTTCTGCCCATAACATAAGTGGGACTTACAAATTTTACACGATTGCCGATTTGACTACTCGCAAGAATATAGAAGGCACACTGAGAGCTTATTATAGCGCATTCACTAATAATGAAAATGTTTGCTTAGTCTTAAAAGTAGGGTCTATAAGTCAGGATAAAGAATACGTCTACAAAGAAATTAAGCAAATAGCAGATGATGTAAAAAACAAACTAAATATATATAGCGACGATTCATTGTACGCCAAAGTTATTATTGTAGCAGATCATCTGGATGACAAAGAGATACTATCTTTGCATAAAACATGCGATTGTTTTGTTGGCCTATCTCACGGAGAGGCTTGGTCTATACCAGCTTTTGATGCGATGTGTATGGGCAATCACCCTATATGTACCAACTTTGCTGGCCCTAAAGAGTTTATAGACCCATACAACAAAGATACTGGAACTTTGATAGATGTTGTTTTTGTACCGTGCAACAATAGAGGGGCGGCGTTAAGTAACATATACACGGGCAAGGAATCTTGGGCTGTACCAAGTGAACGGCAAGCCATAGATGCTATGAGGTCTTACTATACACACCCCTTAAAAGCCAAGGTCGAAGGACTGAAGAGGGGGCAAAATTTTAGCCACAAAACGGTAGGCGCTAAGATGAAGGAGTTATTGCTAAAATGAGCATAAGTAAAGTCAGAAAAATTATACATCAGTGTAACGACGAAACAAAACCATTAAACATACTAACGTTTCCGACTCATGAGAGATATGAAACTCAGCTGTGCAAAACTGGACATAACTTTTATTCATTAGAAGTTTCAGGCGGTAAAACTTGGAACAGTGAGCAAACAGTAGTTCCAGAAAATTATAATATAGTAAATTCTAATAATTTCCCAAGTTACATAGATTTTGATTTGATACTAGTGCATAGTAAAATCAGTCAGTATAATATAGCGCTTAAGATTAACGACAGGCTGGGTCTGCCTATCGTAGTATCGGATCATATCATGCCAACCTCCAACTTTAATAAACAACACATACAACAAATTAATAATATGGTTGGGAATATTAATGTCTATATATCTGAAACATCAAAGAAAGCTTGGAATTCACCACATCCCTCAATAGTAATCAATCACGGAATTGATTCTATAACATTCTGCGACAGAAAAGAAAAAAGAGTTAATGAGGTTTTGACTATAGCAAATGATTTTATAAACAGAGATTACTGCTTAAATTTTACTCTATGGAAAGAAATTACCAAAGAATTTGAGACTACGTTAAAGGGAGACACTGAGGGACTTTCTACAGCAGCTAAATCTACAGAAGAATTAGTAGATGAGTATAACAAGCACTCTGTGTATTTGAACACAACCAACGATAGCCCAATACCAATGTCTCTCTTAGAAGCAATGTCTTGCGGTTGTGCAGTAGTGTCTTCTGCGACATGTATGATACCGGAAGTAATTAAAAATGGGGTTAATGGATTCGTATCTAACGACGCTGAAGAATTGAAAGGATATATAAGAACACTATTAGACAATCCAGATCAAGCGCGCAAATTAGGTGAAGAAGCTAGAAAAACAATTATCAATATGTTTTCTGAGAATTTGTTTATTGATAGGTGGAATCAAGTATTTAAAGACGTAAAGGATATAATATGAAATGTCAACTAATCAACAAAGACACGCAACACAAAAGACTTAATAACTACACTCATGTAGATGTAGACAACTTGGAAGTAAAGACCATACCCAACCATAGCGCAGAACAGTTTATTATAGACCATGTTTTATGCTATGTAGAACCCAATAAAATGCAAGAAACAATTGCGTATGTCGCAACTAAACTTAGAAAAGGTGGACAAGCAGTCTTTTCAGACACAGAGCTAACCTCATTGTGCAAGGCTACATTTGAAAGAAAGAAAAACATAGACTTTAATTCTTTCATTTTAGGAAAAAAGAATCTACACAGGTTTGATATGACAATGAACATATTGAGAGGGTGTGGTATGACAATTTTATCATCATCGTTGGAAGAGGAGACTTATACTATAGTAGTCACAAAATCATGACCTCCTACAAGTATGTAACATCTACAAGAAAAACTAAGACTACTCAAGGCTTAGTTACCGTGATCCTGATATACCATAGCTTCATTACACGCATGAAGTCTTTAGGCAGCATTGCACTGATAGACATAAGGAAGAACAAAAAAATTATAGACCATCATATCGAATGTATAAGAGAAGCATTTGAAAATGTAGAGATAATTATTAGCTCAGGATACGAAGCTCAAAAAATACAATCTTATGTGTCTACTAAATATAAACATATAAATATAAGATGCGTGGAGAATACACAAGCTATGAAGATACTGGGCTATGCGAATCCTTAAGAATAGCGGTTAACAACACGAGTAATGATAATATATTAGTAATTAATGGCGGTGTATCTTTTGACAAAAACAGTTTAAAACAAATGCCACTAAAACAATGCGAAACGATGGTGTCTAGAAGTAGTGGTACAAATTTAGATATAGGCGTAAACGTAGATGGAAAGAACATGTCTATTGAGTATATTTGTTACGGCGCAATAGATTGTAAGTGGTGTGAAATATTTTATATACATAACGGCTCTCCAGCTAATGAATTCAGAAAACTAGTGACATCTAATGACTATAAAAACAAAGTTTTGTATGAAATAGTAAACACTCTAGTGTCCCATAAAAAAATAGCTATTAAACCAGTGGAAGACAATAAGGCTGTTAAGAAAATAAATTTAACCAAAGGTCAGGACAACAAATGACAAAATTTTCTATAATGAACTACAGTTCTACTGTTTTAACACAACCCCTATACTTTCATAAGTTCTTGAATTCTATAGATGATTGTCAATCTATCTTATTCCCGAACGCTAATGATATATTTCTTGTTTACGACGAGTTTCAGCCAGACTACTCAATCATTAATGTGGGAGCAGAAATAGAGAACATCGTTGCGTATAATCATGAGTCTAAAACTAAAGTAAAGCACATATTAAATATTGATTATATAACTCACGAAGAGGCTAAGATGGTGGGAAGTTTTCTCAAGGGCGAAATAAAAGAAAATAAATTAGAATGCGCACTAGTGTTTAGTTCAAACCTTGCCCACAAGAATATTGACTTTGGGCATCCTTATGTAAACATACCTAATTGTGCGGACACGAATATAGATATACATCCCAAAAAATTTGATATTGACACAGCAGTTATTATAGAAAGGGCGGCAGACAAAAAAGAATACAAGGGAAGTTGTCACTTTTTAAACACTTTCAACACAGACAAAACATCAGGGGCCGATGCATATACTAACAACTTCGTGTCCGCAAAAATGTTTGTAAATTATAAGAATATTGTTTTTAGAAATATAGATCACCAAAACATACCAGAAGTTTTTTGGAACGCATTGTATTTTGGTAATCAAGTCTACCTAGATGTAGAAGATAAAGATGCATTAGCTAATGTAAATTCCGCACTGTCTAAGTTACTCAAAACGGAGATTAACATAGATTACGATAAGAAAGAAAAGTATGACACTAAGGCAATGAGAGAAGTAATATTAGCAAAACACTCACCTAAGAATAGAATTAAAACCCTGTTCTCGAATGTTGGAAAACTGCACGACGTTACACAGAAAATATAGGTAAAATAATGTCTAGAAATAACTTGGGAATTTGCGCTGACCTGACCAACAAACAGCAATTAGAAATATGTAATAAAATATTTGAACAGACGGGGCAGGAATTTGATGTATGTATTATACATGATAGAATTACCGATGCGTCTAAGTCGTTAAACATACCAATGATTGACTCTAGCAACCTCTGGAGCTACAGGGGTATCGTATTAGCATTTTCTTTGCAAAAAATTATTCAATTGGCTAGCATACCATCTAATATCAATCCAATATATATGATAGATTATGAGCCAGTAGACTTAGGATTGTTGTTAATCAAACATAATTCATTTAAAGCTATCTCGATGGATAGCTCAAAGACAAAAGAATACAAAAGGTTGTTAGGTGACAATATTAACTTGTCATCTATTACAGATATACCATCTCTAATTCAGGAACTGAACAATGGATGAAAAACAAATAGTACAAATGTACACTGAAAAACAAAAAAGCACATACGAAATAGCTAAACACTTTAGTACTTATCCTAATAAGGTGCGCAGGATACTTGTAAAAAATAAAGTACCACTGAAGACGAGAAGCGAAGCTCAGAAAAATGCTTTAGATAATGGAAGTTCTAAGATACCCACTCTAGGTAAAAAGAGAACTAAAGATGAAAAATTAAAAATAAGCAGAGGAAGAAAAAAGGCTTGGTCAGAAATGAGCGAGGAGAAATATGCGGAGTACGTCAAGGCCGCAAAGAGAAGGTGGGAAGGGATGAGCGAGGAACACAAGAAGACTATGCGGGCTTTATCCATAAAGGCTATACAGGCAGCGGGCAAGGAGGGGTCTAAACTAGAAAAATTTTTGTATAAAGAAATAACAAGAGCTAATATAAAGTCAGAACAACACAAAAGAAACCTGATTGTAAACGAGCGCTTAGAAATAGATTTATATTTTCCAGCGCTAAAGACGATATTAGAAATAGACGGACCCTCTCACTTTCTTCCTATATGGGGGGAAGAGAAGCTACAGAAACAAATAAAAGCAGACGAACAAAAAACAGGGTTGATTTTAAGCAAGGGGTTTGCTATAATAAGAGTAAAGATTATGTCAGACTCGCTATCATTGGACGACAAGGAGAAGCTAAAGAATAATATTATAGATATGCTACATGGTATTGAGACTAAATTTCCTAAGAAATCAGAACGTTATATTGAAATAAAGATATGAAAGGACAGATAATGAGTGAGAATTTATTTGAAGAAGTTGGGTTGAATACAGCGTCAAATACTGATACTAGCGTCAAAGATGTAATATCTGAAGACGCCCCCAGCATGTTGTCTCCAGAGTGGCATGATTACGCCATGACGCTCTTTCAGGAAGATGAGCTAGTGAATGGTCATCCTCTTGTAACAGGGCTTAGGAGGGTGTCTGAGCTTGTTCTGGGGCCAATGGCTTTTAGTGGTCCAACGTGGGTAAAACCCACAGATCGTGACGATCATCACGGCAGGGCTACGGTCATATTTACTATAGAATTTGCTAACGGTCTGAAGTGTTCAGAAGTAGCAGATTCATGGGAGGGTAATACGGACGATATGTTTTGCGCATTCGCTGTGGCTATTGCCAGTACTAGAGCAGAAGCTAGAGCTTTACGCAAAGTGTTAAAGATTAAGGGTGTCGCAGCAGAAGAACTAACCAAGAAAGATACCGCTAAAATAGTCAGAGATCTCTCTAAGCAAACTAATAGTTCGGGCGGTGACTACAACGATCAAGGACGAATGAGCGATGCTCAATCAAATTTCATTGATATTAAATGCAAGCAATTGAACGTAGATGGTTCTAAATTACTTGCTGAAGTATTTAATGTTAGCCATAGTAAGAAAATTTCAAAGAAAGTCGCAAGCGATATCATTGATCGTCTTAATGAGTATCAGCGTGACAAGAGTTTCTATTCCTAGCAATGTCGCTGGATACAATGAAGAGTGGAGATCATAATGAAGATTAGTTATACAACAGCAAATAAAAGAATTACAGCAGAATTTGATGCAGACACACAACGAGAGTTGTTTACTCAAATTTCAAGATTTCAAGAAGTATTTGAGGAAGCTAAGTGTGGAAAGTGTGGATCAGAAAACATCAAGTTCGTCGTAAGAAACGTAGACGAGAATGAGTATTTTGAATTGCGCTGCATGGACTGTGGCGCTAAGTTGGCGTTTGGTTCAATGAAGAAGGGCGGCGGTCTATTCCCTAAACGTAAGGATGGAGACGATTGGCTTCCTGATAACGGTTGGGTTAAATGGAATCCCAAGACGAAGACCAACGAATAAAGAAAAAGCTACCTACCCCGCAAGGGGTGGGTAGCTATCTTGTTTCATACCTAATAAAAAAATTACGACAAGTATTCTAATGTAAAATACAGAGCGTAATTCTCTTTGCTTCCAATGCTTTCAGGTTCTGCGCTGAGAGCGACATACCAATCGTGCTGAGTGCTGGCGTGTGTAACTCCCTCAGTGGTGCTATAGCCCAAGGCAGTATCACTGTCTTGGTTGTCAGTATTTACTCCGCTCGCACCCGGAGATGGTGTCATTACCATGTCAACAACTTGCCCTGCGTTGTTGGCGGTAGAAGAACTGAACTCAACCCAGCTGTTATCTGATCTACCTCTATGGTTGAGATTTCCTACAGTCTGAAGATTCGATGGATGCCTAGCCTCAAAGACGTAAGTAGTTACACCCTGAGCAGGCGTATCAATGTCGCTCTTGTTAAAGACACGCAACTTACATTCTTGAACTCTAACTGCATCGTCGTTTGTAAATCTCAGATTAAGTGGGCATAAATAATTAGGCAATTTGTTTAGATCAATTGCCGCTGAATTGTTTACTTTTACTTCGCCAACCGTGCTACCATCTCCAAGAGAAGACATAGCCGTATTGTTTAGTTGCGAGCCGACTGCTGTTCCAGTTTCGTTGGTCACAAAAGTAGTGTCTTGAACGCTACCAACCGGAACAGACAAGCCATGAGCCAAGCCATAAAATCCTAGCCCTTGCTTCTCCTCACCATTACTCCCAGTGTGGTTTAGCAAATTAGAGTCAGCTGTTGCTGCTGCGCCCTTGATATTTGCCATAAATTTGATCTCTGCCATTGTTAAAATCTCCGTAAAAAGGTATGAAACATAGTTATATACACCAAAATTAAGTTATATTAGCTACCACGTACTGTAATCCATTTGACATAAAGGGATTGTAGTCGGCGCTCTGATACGTGTGTGAAATGTCATTATGAAAGAAGAAATAAACGTCGTATTTCCCTGTATTTATTAGGATCTAACGCCAAAGAAGCGCTGGTTGTGCCACTTACTTGACCTTGCCCGTAGTTTGCTGCTAGCTGTACATCTGACAACTCCACCGTGTTCCGTAGGCCCATTATCTTGCCTTTTAACGAGCCTGACCTTCCCTTGAAATATAAGGACAGCATCTGCGTACCTGACGATAAAACCATTGTGTGTCGTTCCGTCATCATCAACATAAGCGCCCGAGAACGCATTAGGGACTTAAATCTACACCTTCTAATGAAACACCCAAAGAATCAGAAGCGTTAAAATCCACAGATTGTACTGCGCCATCAGTAACGTTTACATAAAACTTATATTCATTTCTATCATTATCAACAAATCCAGACACGCCAGTTTCGCCAGCTTTAGCTATTACAAGGCTAGATGGGTCTAGACCAATAGTTAATTTATTATATTTAAATCCACCATTAGTGAGAAGCTTTCCTCTGCGTATTTTATCATACGTCCAATCTTTCTTGTCTTTATAACTAGCTTCATCGGCAGCGGTGATAGAAGCACCATCTGAAGGAAATCCTCCACTCAAGACAATGTGGGAACTTGAAAGTCTACATCTGTCCTGCCGTCTTCATCTTCTAAATCTGGATTGAAATGGAGAGCAGAAAAGAATCTCGTATCCCATATAGTATCTCTACGAGGCCAAGCATCAAACGCTCTACAGTGAAGAGCTGTTGTCCCAGCTGTATTATATTTATCTGTAACGCTACCCCACTGAGTAAAAGTATTGCTACTTGGAGGAGTAGCGGGAGTCATGGACGGTACACCAAAGAAAGCAGCCACTCCATTAAAAGAAGCATTCTGTCCACCTGAAACTGTTCTTGCGGGTGTTGTACCAAATTGTTGCGCAACCTCAATATTAACTTCTCCACCACCGGGGCGCGATATTCTGTTGATAGCAGCCGTGACCGCTGTAAGATTCAAGCCTTGTGTTTGTTCATTTTCTTGGTCTCTAAATAGAGTATACCAATAATTATACGGAGTACTTAAAGGTTTAAATTCAACCTTTTTGTCGTACTGTATTTGCTTGGCTTGTTTTGCAACACAGCTATATCTGTCAAACATAAAGCCAAACATGTTTTCATTACCATACGCTTGCCTCCAGTTATTATACATCGCAACCTTACCGCCGCCTGTAAATCCATTGTCGTAATTTGGATTAGATTCATCTGCTTGATCTTCGTCTGTATTAATTACCATCTCCATAGTAAGTGGAGCAAATTGAAGTCTGTTTGGATTTTTAGGTTGAAACCCAAAACCATTTTTGTAAGTTTGAGAAGCAAATATTTCGTTTCTATAGCTTTTAGCATTACTGTAAAGACTTCCACCACCAAAAAGTTTTTCTTGCCAGTAATCTAGCGGAAGTATGGGAGACGTATTATAATCTTCACTGTAGGGTCCGTTAACAGCCATGTCCGCTGGGATATTCATTTCATCTAGATAGTCTGTAGAGTAGAAATATTTGTCACTATTGATACCAAAAGACGCGCCAGCTTCACCTATAGTGGGAGCTTTAGAATTGTATCCATCTGGAAGAACCGGACCCCAAAATATAGGAAGGTGATTGCCCTGTGGATCTCCCTGAGTGTCTGACATTATTTCATCAAAATTTATCTTAGTGTCTTTATGATATTTAGCTGTATCAAAAGATGTACACATTTGATAACCACAGCTGGGATTGAATGGAACATTTTCCGCTCCGTTGTCTGTAGCGATTGTTGCAATGTTGTGAAATCCCAAATGAGATTCTGATCCATCAGCAACTGATGTCTTCCAATCTTCATACCATCTCTTTCTAGCTCTGTCTTCATATGTATTTATGTCCCACATTCTGTCTGTTTCATCATTGCTTCTGAAATAATTATCTGAGTTAGCAATAAATTTAGAGAAAGTCCAAGCTCCCATTCTAGTAGGAAATCCCTGACCAGCTGTGCTAAATTCAGAAACTATCCACTCTGCCCCAATCAAAGTACACATTATCAACGTGCCAGCAGTAAACTCTTTTTCTGCCCTGTTAACGACCATGATTCTTTCTATTGATTTTTCGCCATATTCATCCATGTTAAAATTAGGACCAAACAAATGTGGATTTTTATTTTCAGCATTGACAGGAACTGCTAACCCAGTACTAAAATTGCCAGTATAGAATTCAGACCCTTTGTTATAAAACGCTGCCGCCTCATCGGGATCAGACAAGTAACCATTCGTTTCATCCGGCATAGTGAACGGATTGTTACCGGCTGGCGCCAAGTCAGTAATAAGTCTAGCTAATATACATTGAGAAGATTCCCACATCCCAAGACTATTATTGTAAGATAATCGTAATGGCCCTGAAGCAAGATCGTCTAGGCTGGAAGCATCTATAGCATCAGCGTTAATATACAGGCCCGGATGGTGTCTTGATAACGCTGATTTAGTTTTGCTGGTTGAATACTTGGCTCCAGTAGCGCGAGTGCCAACGTCTGATATAACTGTCTTTCCCTTGGTGGCTACAACCCTTTCATTGTTTCTTTCTTTAGGCATGTAGAAAAATATTTTAGTCCAATACTCTTTTTGACTACCGTTGTCGTCTAAGTCTTTATCATAAAAAAGTGTTCCGTGTAACTGTAAGCATTCTTGCTCTCCAGTTTTAAACGTATCAATGTTAGCAGATATCCAATTTTTTGCATCGGTTCTTTTTTGTACAGCAGTATCTTTGTCTTCGTGCTTCTTAGTTAAGTCTTTTATTTTTTCTTCAAAAGTATCTACTAAATCTATTACCTCTTGAAAGGTGTAGGTTACGTCGCTATAAGAATTATTAGCATCGACAAATTCTTTACCAACCCAAGAACCACTGTTTGCATTATTAATAATGTCAATGGTTAAGCCATCATCTGCTATTCCCTCTAGATGGTCTTTGTAGAATTCCTCATCTGATATATTATCACCGTCATCCCTCATACCTTTTAAAACATTTTTAATACTTTTCTTAGTAAAACTACCAGAACCATATTTTAAAAACACGGGATCATTAGTAAGAAACTGATGATTTTGTGAAGTAGAGCTAAAAAAGTTTCCTTGACTCGCCATTTTATGTCCTCCAATAACTGAGTGTTATATTGTCTAAATCATACGAATCGGTGGGTTGTTGATACAACGACTCTAACGATTCAGCATTTCCTATATCTACAGACGGGACGCTAGCGTGAGGCTCCATAGAAACAACAACCTTTCCGTCTGAAGATTGTTTTATTGCAGAATTGTAATTCTCTTCCGCTAAAGATGTAATATCTTCTGAACCTTCTATGCTTGCTTGCAGACCTTCTGAAGAAACATTAGCCGCTTGAGGCGTTAGTTTTGTAAAAGAGTCCCCTCTGGGATCAGCTGGATTAACAGCTGGTACTAAGGATACAATTTCAGTGTCTGTAGTGCTACTGCTTGGCTCTTCGTAAAAAGACTCGTAAGGCTTAAATTGTCTTTTGGGAAGTGCGCCGCTAAATTTAGATTTTATTATCCCCTTAGTGAATAAATCAAAATTAGCTTTGCCAGCTTTTAAAGATTGCGTCTTCATTAAATCCAAAGATTTCTGTTGTTGTTTTTTCATAGCTCCAAAACTTCTAGTATATGTTTGAAATCTATAGCTAGTGTGAACTCCACCCACGCCTATATCAAAACTTATACTGTCTAGTATTGGCCCCGAATTTGCAGCGATATCTCCTATTTCAAAGATACCAAAAGGCATACCGGGAAAAGTGATAGATCCTTTTTCTGACGCAAAATACAAAGTATTAATAACTTCTGTCCTAGCCATGCCAGCTACATTCATCAGCTCATATGACCCAAAGTTCCAAGGGGTCAAACTTTCATCCATCTCAATATTAACCTTACCTCCAGAGTTTTTAATCACCTTATAACTGTAGGTATCATCATCATTTTTAACTCTAACGGGACCAGTATACCAAGGTCCATAGCAAGCCTGCTCATTTTCTAATGGCAACACAACAACGTCTGGGGGCAAACCTTTAGGAGAGCTAAACAACCTATTGGGGTTAAAGAATGTAAGAGAAGCGCCTTGATTAGCAAAATCTAATCTTTTGTTTGTCTTTACGTGTGTAACTGTATTTATTGACGCATCGTCTCCGAAATGATTTATATAAGTTGCCGCCTTAAAATGGTTACGAATCGGTATGTCTCCAACGTTGTCTCTTTTGACAGTGACCTTTTCTGGCAAAGTAATCAGAGCGTAAGCTCTAGATGTATCTGGATAAGGTATAATTTTGCCTATACTGTCTCTTGGAAAATCTACTATAGATTGTGTGTGATTAGATTTGTAGTTTGGTATTAATTCTATTTTTGATTCTAAAGTTGCATTCTCTGGCAGTTTCCCATCCTCATCTGGAGTTTGAGCTTCTGCCACATAGTAGACTTTGCTTCTTAAGTTTGTACCGTATCTTTTAACAGTACGTGAAACAGTCTGTGCTGGAAAATAATATTTTTCATCTAATTCTATAGGCATGAAACCTAGCATAGTTTCCCCACTAACCCGAGCCTCAAATTCATCTGTTCCAGCTATTTTATTTGGTATGGCGTTTTTCCTATTTGGATCATCTCCGACTTTTTCAGTATAACAATCAGTACTGGGTATATTTAAATATTCAGCGTGATCATATCTAGCATAACCTTGTATCCTATAGGAAGTACCAAAGGAACTTAAATCTCTAGGTATTAATGCACTTTTAAGCCCTGTCGCATATGCGCTTTTAGTTAAAAATCCACCAGCTGCATTGGGAGTAAAGTTATGTGCTAAAGCAGCATCTATAGGATTGTAATTAGTTATTAATGCTCTATGAAATTTAGATTGATCGTTATTAATATTGGTGTCATTGGAATTGTAAACAAATGAAATATCGTCACCACCAGCTGCACCGCTCAAGTCTGAACCGGACACAGAAGACCTTGGGGGAAAACCAAAATATCCTTTTTTGTAAATGCTTTTATTGCCGTTAAGCTCTACTCCAGTAGCAGTACCTGAAGCAAACTTGTAGTTGGGCTTGTTCGGTATTCTAACTAGAAATTTCTTACCATAGCATTGTGTAGCTACCGATCTAACAAAGTTATATATTTTCTGTACATTCTCTTTTCTGTTTTTGCTAAATTCCGCAGACTTAGCTGTGTATACTTGCTTGGAAAGAGACTCAGAAGCTCTTTGTAAGTACTCTGGATTAAGATTTCCTTCTTCTAGACTTTCTAACAAGTCTTCTTCTGCTTGACTAATACCTCTCAAATTTCTTAGTTTAGTATACTTGTCAATAAGATAATTTACTACCACCTGTATGTCTTCACCGGAAGACTGTTTAACCCTGTTTAAATCAGCAAGAACACTAAACCGAGGATCAATAAGACCGTCTAATGATAGTCCTATAGAGTTAGATCTTCCATAGTAAAGAGGAAAACCAAAAGGTGGAGAACAAGGATTTTTAGGCACTCCGTCTTCAAAACCTGTATCGTTAGTGAATAAGCATCTAGGAACTTTCAGACCTCTAACGCGCACCCCGTCAGAATCCTGCACTCTTAGTCGCCCCACCGTCTCTAAACACATCTTGATATCTAGACTCTTGGATTAGTTACTAGCTTGGTCAGGTACTTGTTGATCAAAGAACTCCAGAAAACTTTTCCAAGCCTTAAAGTTTTTTGCAGCGTATCTCAATTCAACTTCTGTCGCAATGTAATAGTTGCCAACCCCAAACGCACCCAGCCCACTGGAGTCTAATAATATTTGCCTCCAATCCCCAGACCCTCTAACGGGACTGAAAACATTTTCAGACAACTTCCCATAGTACGGCAAGAATTGATTGTTAGCAAAGTAAGATCCATTGGACTGGTACTTGCCCGTTGTTTAGTTTAAAATATCTGCCATCATCATGATTGCTAGTAAATGCATATAAGTCAACCCTATTACCACCAAATACTATCTTGCCAGTTTCAGGATTAGTAGCTTCATATCCAATATCTTCCTTTTCAGCTTGACTAAACTCAGAAGACGATCCACCGCTTGACGGATCTTTAGATTGTGGCACATTATTTTTAATAAAATTACGTATCTGACCCACAGAACTTTCCATAGTTCTATCAATAAAATTAATTATGATATCACCACCAGAGAAAGAAGTAGCCGAATTGGTTTGAGATGGCCTCAAAGATACGGATATTTCTCTGCCAGAGGCGTCAGCTATCTCTATCAAAAATGATAATAGATCAGTGCTGTCTTGATCGAAACAATACATAGGAGGAACAGGGAGGTAGTCCATTAAAGACTAAATTGAATGTCATACCTCTATAATATATACCTCCAGCAAAATCCAGAATATTCTGCATGTGGAAGCGTAGCGCTCATTGCAGATAAGCCTTGCATTATCCTGTAGTAAGGCATTCCGTAAGATCCACGCCTAGACATTGCAGTTCCAGTTATGGGGAACTTGGTATGTCATAACCTGTATTTTCAAAGTAATGCGTAGGATACAGCTGATTAGCTGGCAAGGCGGGTATTCCCGCGCTATAATACATGTCGTCGCCAGCAAACTGTGTTCCATCCCCACTCCTTCTTAAGACGTTAGAGGTATAACCATTAAACATTTCCCTTGTGTCGTCTGTAGGATTGTATTCTAAAAAACCAAACACATTAAATACATTGTTCTCAACGTCTCCAACTTTTGTGTCGGAGTGATTTAATATCAAATATATATTGGATAGTATCTCTCTTGGGTCTGAAACTGTAACTGAAAAAGTCCTACCACCAACAGAATTAGTTTGATGAAAACTTTGTAGCAAGCCCCCAAATTTAAAAATAGATTCACCATTAGGAAGGGCGCCAGTTGGGTAAAACGCATCTTTGATTTTAGCTCTTGGAGTCGCGTAAACAAAAAAGACAGGCATACCTACAGCTGGTGGATTGAAGTTGTCACTAGATCCGTTGTGATACGGGTCATACTCAAAGCCACCAACACCAGATATCTCATTGACATAATTGTTAAAGTCAGGATCTTCTACAAGCTCTACGGATAAAGATGATGGACTAGAACCATCACCGTTTTGTACGCTAAAGTTTGTAATGCTAGCACCCAAGAAACTCTGTTGCTCAGGAGCAAATAAGCCACTTTCTCTTGCTCCCTGTTGAATGGCATAAGACGAACTTAAGCTAGGGGCGCTTTGGTTTTCTCTAATTATAGATTTGTTAGTATTAGAATTATAAGTCATTTGACAGTCCTTTTATAATATTAAGTTGGGGCAGATGTGGTGGTAGCTGTTGGAGTGGTATCATCTTCCTCTTCCTCTTCCTGTGCCTCGTCAGGCTCTGTAAAATCGTCAGTTGGTTCACCAGTGTCTACTCCACCACCCTTACCATCTGGCTCAAAAAAAATACCTCCAGCAGCCTTACTCCCGTCTGGCTCAAAACTAGTAAAGTTAGGATTTCTCTCATCATTGTCTAAGCTGGTAAAAGTGTCTGTTGTAACAATACCACTTAGCCCCATGTGTTCTAAATCTACCTCTTTGACGGCAGCTTCAACAATTCCGTCTTTAAACTTAAATGTTTTAAATTCAATGACGCCAGAAGCATTAGATTGATTACTCTCAAAAGAAGCCTGATCACCAAATTTTCCACGAAAGTTAAAAGTCTGAGTATTCCCATCGTCATCGACGCCTGTATATGTCAAGTCGCTGTCACTATCATAATTAGGCATAAACCTATGCTCAAACTTAGACTCTACTTCTGACTGATCAACCTCTACGAACCCGCCAGTTTGAGTTCCTGTGGCTCTCTTTACTCCGCTATATAAAACATTATCATAAGAAAAATCGGAAGAAAAAGTATCAAAATACGTGTTTGTTCCATCATTGAGTATTGTGGCTTCTAAATTATTCTGTGCGACTTGTGTTTTATTAGAAAGAAAATCTAAGTCTATCTCAGCCATAGACAATTCATTGTAAGTATTCCATGACACACCTTCTATGGCGCTATCAAATTCTTCTGGATACCTCGCTGCATTGTATTTTAAAACAGCAACAGCTGGGTCAACAGTGGTTGTACTCATTTATAGATCCATCCTATATTAGCCGTGTATCTTCCATCTTTTGGAGACCAACTTTCATTACAACTTTTTAGCATGACATAGCCCCAACTTCCAGCTGGAGACAGGCTATTTATTAAGCCGTTGACTGCATCTCTAGTATTGCTGTCCAAAGAAGGGCTGTATCCCATTAACGCAGCTCCATTTAAAGTATTTGGTATATTATTTAAATCCATTTGTAGTTCTATTGAAACATCTCTTTCATAATGAGTAGTGGTGTTCATATACTGAAACACTGGTCCGCTGCGCTTACCCATAACTTGAATAGAAGCGTACACATCGGTTGGATAACTATCATTTACGGTAACTGATTCTGTTATTGCTCCGCTTATAATAGGAGACGGTCTATTGTCGTAACTAACATTATAACTAATTGAATTATCAGCGATGGTGCTGTCAGCAATGCTTACAGACTTGGGGCTAGAATTTAGTGGTACTCCAGCGGCGAACTGTGCGCGTCTAAAAATAATTGATCCATAACCATAATTACCATTTGATATATGAGATAATTTAGCCATAGCTCCAGCAGTTGCACCAGCATTAACTGTGTTTAGATTAGTATTTTGAGTGTTAGCTTGATAGCCCATCAACTTCCCATCTACAGTTACGCTAACAATAGGAGTGTTTGCCTCTTTAGATACTGTTGTGCTGTATGTTTCAAAAGCTCCTTGCTCTGTAACTGATCCCGCACTACCACTTGCATAAATACCATTAATAGTAACGCTGTATGACAAATTAGCCATATCAATATTAACAGACCTTTGTAGATTAAACAGACTAATTCCTTCACCATACCTAAACGTGTCAGATACTTGGTGCGCACCGATGTCTGTGCCGTCATAAGCCAATCTAGCCTCCACAAAAGTTTTTGCTCCGCTAACAGCGCTGGCTTGAAAAACGCTATCTCGATGGAGGGAAGCGTTGCTTACTGGTCTGGCGGTAGCCGAGACAGTTCTAGTAAACCTATAAGGCTTTGCAGTAGGATCATCGAAAGCATAACCTAGAGAATCGTCTGGTTGGTAATCGAAAGTGTCAGAAAAAGATGCCAATGGAATGCTAGTAAAGTTGGTATCAATTACTTGGTCATCATCTTTATGACTGATTGTTCCAGATACTGAGCCACCGCTCTCTGGTGTGTAGCCAGTAAAATTAATAGTATACTTAACTAAATTGTAGAAATTGGACTCCTCTGTAGAAACAGTAGGGTTCAAGATGTTCCAAGTGTAAGCTGGATGGGTTGCATTGGCAGCGCCCATGATTTGAAATTCTTTTGCTTCTGTAGTGAAAAAATTATCTAAAGAAGCTATATTATTTAGAAGCGTATTAGCTCTTTCAGTAGCATTTCCAGTTGTGTGAGCATAGCAAGTCAAAGTAACATTGTGTTCATACCCCAACGAATGGCTTCCCTGCTGCACAGGAGAACTGGAAAAAGATATTAAAGGTTCTGGCTCAAGATACTTTAGGACGCCAGACACATCTTTAATTCTATAAGCGGGAGTTGTGGGTGAAGTAGAGGTAACTGTGACTAGTGTTGACATAATTAAAATCCAAAAGTAATAAGGTGAATGTTGTCGTCAGGATTACCAACGCCGCTAACAAACAAGTTAAAATCATCGTCAGATATAGGAGTTCCTGATCCCGCAGTTACAAATAGTGGCATAATGTTAGAGCCAGCCAAGTCGATAGAATCTACAAACATTCCCACACTATTATACACATTTGCTTTATTTGAGGGTAAGCAATATAGTGGCATTTCTGCCCGAGTTGAGTCAGTAATAGCGGAGGTGTATAGCGAGAAATTATCATTAATAGAAGACGAGGTTGGACGAGAAATTCCACCTAAAACTGATTGAATGTAAGGTCTATGCACTGTGAAGCCATTTGCGTTAAGATCTTGACCAGAAGCTTCTATAAATATTTCTCCTTCATTATTAGCATATACTACGCCGTTAGCATAGTAGTCTCTATCTAAATCAGTATTGTCTATGTATAGATTTACGCTGTATTGGTTTCTAGCTATCCCGTACACAAAAGCATCTATAAAAGCGCCAGACCCAGAAGCCGCACTAAATGCATTATTAGTTCTCAGCATAGCATCAAAGGTGGTGACTGCTCCAGCATCTTCTAGAGGCTCTGGCGAAATATGATTTCCACTAGTCGCAAACTTGTGATAAGGAGTGCCAATAGCTACAGTATAATCAGCGTCTCTTCTTTTTGGTCTGTATATAGCAAGAGATTCGCCAAAGTTTTCATTTTCTGTACCAGAGGCAGCCACTTGTTCTTGCACTCTAGAGTTGTAACCTTGAGGCATTAATTTTTCTACAAATTCCCAATTCCTGAAACCAGATATCTTGTCCCCAAACCTGTTCTCAAAAGTAAATATAGCTCCGTTATTCAGCACGCCGCTGGCGACACCTAAAACCAATCTAACTTCTTCGTCTCCCAAGTCTTTACTGATTCTAGTTTCAATATCAAATTCAAAATTAAAACTTCTTGTTTCAAAAGCTCCTTGAACCGTTACGTCCACTTCAACTGGATAATCATGACCCGGAGCGCCAACGGCTATAACGTCACCGTGAATATCTACGGAGTATCCAAATTTGTCAGTAATAGGAGAATACTCAAGAAGGAAATCTAAATCGTAATTGTTAGCACCTAAAGCTGCCGTCAGGATAGACTCTGCTTGAGTGCTAAGATCTTGACCCACATTAATACCATCTGGCCTTAATTTTTGTTTTAAATCCCAATCGCCATTGCTAGACTGATTATAAACATATACAGAACCAGCGCCACCATAATTACTAACAACTATTCCGCTAGGATGAGAAAACTGAGGGGTGTTACCAGAAACTTCAGACCAAGGAGTAATGTATGTTCGCTCATATGCAGCATAAGGAGAACCAATTACCAAGTGACCGTTATAATAGGCTATATCAAATCCAAATAAATCGCCCGGATAGCCTGAAGGAAATGCTCTAAAATCTAAAAAGTCTACATTGTGGTCTCTTAAAACGTCAGGCAGTCCACCTAAAACATTAGCATCGGAGTAAGATACGCCACTGAAATTTTGAGAAAATTTAGAATTAACACCGAAGTGAGATTGGCTATCTATGAAAGCTGAGAATACAGAAGTTTGATTTGTATCATCTAATACTGGTCGCTCGATAGCGGTATCAGAGACATCTCTAAAGTCTTGCATCAATAATCCAGAAGAAGGAGTTCCTTGCTCTGGAATGAAACGACCAATTAAACCATCTTTACCAAAACCGTGATAGTACCTAGCAGGACTGCCTCGTTCGTCTGATATGATTTTTTTATTGACATCAAAAATTCTTGCATTTAGATTGGTTGGGAATATAGTGTCTGGATACAGGCTTTGCAGGAAGTCTTTATGTTCAGGCTTAATAGAACCATCGTCATCAAATATACAATTACCTTGAATCATGTCTGCGTCAGCAATGACAGTTATCCTAGATCTATTTATACCCTTGCTATGATCACCAGCATAATAAATTTCCTGAGCCACTACTACGGCGCCATCTTCTATCTCAGTATTTTTAAACACATCAGAGCAGTCAGCAGTAGGACAATTATTAGAACTATCAGACGTAAACGGAATAGGTTCATCAAATGTAACAGTGGTTGTTCTAGCTGGCTCTGCCGGTCTGATAAGTCTAGTCTCATATCTAGCTACCTTCTTGAATACTGGACGTTCTTCTATCGAAATTTCATGACCAGATATACTATTCAAGGCCAGAGTGCTGGGAAGAATTGATGTGTTGCTAGTTCTAGGATTGTTACCCTCTATAAATACAGAAATGCTATCTACATTACTCAAAGTCTTAATATTGAATTCGTGAATTTTTCTAAAAGAAGTATGACTACCCAAAGAACCAATAATACCAACTGGCGCTGTGAATACAGAAACATTATTATTGTCATTGTCCCAGTTTATAATATCCTGCGTGGGAGGCGTATCAGCGGATTCAAAGGTGGGCGTTCCATTGCAATTGGTTATGTATACATTTAAAGGCTCTGTTTCTAGTTTAGAAAATGCTATAGTTTCAAAAGAAATCCTGTAAGCGGTATTTGGCTGAACGGCAAAATCAACTTTACAGATTCCAGTTTTCATGAAGCTGAAACCCACATCTATGTATTTATCATCACTTATCCCATGATTAACCTGCGCTATGGCGGTAGCTCTACCCAAAGATATAGGTATAAAAGTATCTCTAGATATATCTAAAGTTAGCGTCGATATGCTATCTCTTTCTGCGTCGAATCCAAATCTAATTGCTCTATTATTATCGTTAATACCAACAAATCTAGAGGAGTTATTGAAAGAATAAAACCTACTGCTCTTAGGTGTATCGTTTTTGTTATTAGCAAACTTTTTTCTTTGGGGTAAATACAAGGGGGCCATTGACAATTCTAGAGCCTCGCATAAATCCTTAGCAGCTTGAGCAGATTCGGGGTTGTCATAAGTAACAACAAGTTTTTTCTTGCCATTACTCATCCACAATTTAATTTCACGTACTTCGGAATCAGAAGGGCTGTTAAGAGGATTTGCTACCCAACACACATCATATGTCTTACCTTGAGAATTGCCATTGACAAGCTGTGATATATTAACATTAGTATCTACGGTATTACCATTATTTGTAAACACTAGCTCTAGCGCAGAGCCTGAAATAGCATCTGTGAAATTTGACCTTCCAGAGAAAGCGTTGAGCTGCGCTATGTGTGATCCACCAAACCTATTTTTGGCAGCAATATTAAAATAGAAATTGATATTCCTATCTCCTCCAGAATAAAGTTTATCTAAAAGCTCTGTCCTCAATGAAGATATTAAATAGACTTTAGAGAAATTGTTGGGAAGTCTTTCTTCAGCTGAGAAATAAGCCTTGTCTGAAACTTCCGCTTCAGTCTTAATGTTTTCTACGCCGTTAGAACCCTCAGACTGTATTAATGGGTCAGTAAAAACTTTTGACTGTGGATCAAAAAATCTGTTTGGATTAGTATTATTACCATAATTAGTATTAAGATATGTATAATCAGTTTCAGTGCTAGACCAAGCAAAGTCTTTGATGTTACTGTCTATGATATCACCAAACGCTGGAGAGGCATCTGATTGAACTAAATCAAACTCTAAGAAGATGCCGGACCTAGCAGGAACTTCTGGTATGTTTAAAGTAAACGGCTCTCTGACTTCTGCTGAAGTATATAGCGGAACAGGTGGTTGTCGGCTACCTTCAAAAACATCATCAAAGATATTAGGCCAATTCCTGACTCCCGCACTAGTTCTCCAAGAAGACCTAAGATCAGCACCGTCTTGCAAGGGTGGGGAGCAATAATTATTATATTGAGTGTAGTCAGAATCACATGTATAATTTTCATACATAATCTGATTCACATTAATAAAGTAAGAGCTTTTGTTAGGAACGTTGGGGGTCTTCATTGCAATATGAGACACACCTCTAGCATGTAAGTTGCTAGAATTATCTATATAAGATTCTATAGAATTATCCGGCGGGGAAACTGGCAGTATATTGGGGACATCCTGACAAGCGTTATCACCAAGTAGAGATCTCTTCATGCCTATGGTTGGCTTAAGAGTCATTGCAGAATCCAACTTAGCAAGAATATCATTTACAATTTCGTTGGATTCATAAAATGCTGAATTCTCCTCGAATGTAGAATTGTTTCCAACTAGAACTAAGTTTCTATCACCCAAGTCTAGCCAAGCTTGTAGTCTTCCAATGACTGCATCGTTAGCAAAATTAACTTCTGGACAGATTATAAAAACAATACCAGCGTCTTCAGGTATGTCAAAATCATTGAAGTCAGTAATGTGGAAAGTCTTGTCTATACCATCATACACTCCAGAGTAATGAGCAAATTGACTTTCAGAGCCTTCGTCTATAAACGATTTAGTTTTGTTTCCAAACTTTCCATATTCTACAATTTTGCTATGAGGATAATACTTTCTTGCATCAAAAACGCGCACAGAGCCAGCGTTGGTGTGTGAGGGCCATAATATCTGACCAGAATTAGTAGGATGATAGTATAAGTTAGAATCATCAGATTGATCAAGACTGTCAGTAGGACAACCAATAGCAAGAGAAGTTCCAGAAGCATTGACAGCTACGCTGTATCCCATTCGGGAAGTAGGAGCAAATCTTTCTAACAACTTTGTATAACTGCCCTTGTATTCAATGTCACTATATTTGTATTCATATATTTTTTTGTATTCTTCTATGACACCTTGCGCTCCCCAATAAGCAGCGTCTGTACGGTATCTATATTTTTGATCTGGATTCAATACAGCATAAATAGATCTAAAAACATCTTCATCGTCATCAAATATTTTCCTAAGCTCATCAATATTAAATTTAAGATTAGGATATACATTTTGATCTGTAGACTCAGCTATATGATAATCTACCCATTTTTCAACATTGCTATAAAGACGTTCTTTTTCGTCGTAATCGTACTCGTAAACAGTGAGAGCTTCATCCATGTAAGGAGAACCTACTATTATGACCTCACCATTTTTACTTATCTCTACAGCTTTTCCAAACCTGTCTACGTCTACATCAATTTCTGTGGTAGGAGATGCTAGCTCTTGTATAAGATTCCATGCGCCGCTTTCTTTTTCAAAAACGTAAACGGTTCCACCGCTAGCAGGGGCTTCGTTGAACTCTTCTAGAGTCGGTATTGAAGGAGCCAAACTCTTCTGGGTCAGTTAGTAAACTCAAAAACTCTTTCGTGATCAATCTACCGCTATCTAATGTAAAGTCAAGCAAAGACCTACTCTGTTGAATCCAGTTTTCGTCGTCGGTAACAGTCTCAAGCACGGCTCCAGAAGAAGGGCGTATTGAAAACATCTTGCAATCCATTGTTAAATACTCTGTCTTGGTAGAAAGACTTGAATCTAGAGAGAGCAGGCTCCATAGCTGTAGTGCCTAGAGATCTACTATCATCTACATAGACTCCAAGTATAGAGGGTTGCTTGGGATCGCTGAGTAGGATACATTTCAAAGTAAGCGTCTTTTATCTGCTGCAATATATTATCGTCTCGGTTCTGAAATTCAGAAGTTCCATTAACATCGTTAGTGTGTCTAGAGTATAGACTTCTTCAAGATAAATGTAGGTGTGGGTTCTGGAAAATCTATGTCTGGTTGCAAAGTAAAATCCATAGGTTGGAATATTATAACTTTAATAGTTATATCAATGGCTGGTTTAGAATAATATTTGTACAACAAGTTATTTTGCTTGATGTCATTTAGAATATCATTGTAAGTTTGCCTGCCAACACTTGGAGAAAATTCATCCGTAAATACCATTAATAAGATATCGTGTTCAGCTTGCGCTGGAGCAGCAAATGTTCTTGTCCAACTTGCGTTAGGCGCGCCAACAACAACTCAATTGTTTATCATCCTCGAACAGAGGCTTTCTCACCAGAGGCTAAATCCACTTGATCAATTATACAAGTCGCCAAGCTTTGACCAAAGTTCCTACCTTCTTGACCAAGATACCACTTTCTTTCTGTTACAGTAGCATCTGTACCAGCAAGCGGAAGGATCGTCTCTTTATAATAATCTCTTAGTATACCTGAAGGCAAGAATAATTGCGCTTCTAAATCCCAGCCAGCCTTGTCAGATACAATTTCGGCGTCAGACACTGGCTCTGCGCCCTCTCCTATATAAGAATACAGTACCAGCATTATTCAGAGTTATATCGTTATCATCTTCTAAGACACCAGCAACATTCATCTATATCAAAGTTTGGAGAGCCAACGGCTAAAAGATCTTGAGTCATAGAAACAGAGCTGCCATACTTATCGCCTTGGTTTCTGCCGCCAGATGCGTATGGTGCATCCCCTATAAGTTTAAGTCCAGAGAATAATGGTAAAGAATCATTATCTCCATCTTCTCTGTTGGATGTAAATTCCCAATTATTTAACTCTTTAGGTGCTGGTATTCTAACGCTAGAACCTGACGAACCCTTGATGTTAACAGAATAAGGAGTGAAAGGCTCCAATCCAGTAAACTTTCTCGCTCCGTAAAAATGACCACTATAAGGAACGCTAGATCCAAACGCATTATTATTTAAATCTGTGTATGTATTCTCAGCTCTGAATATGCCACCGTCTAAACAATCTACAGAAAACCAATCAGTATCATGGGATCGTAAAACTAATTCTTCGCAAGTGCCCGTTATACAATCTCCATAACAAATTAATTCAACGCCACGGATTGCGTCAGTAGGATCAACACTAATAAATGGCTCGTCGTCTACCTCTGTACTAACGCCAAACGCAGAAGCGTTCCAAGTAAAGTTAGAATTTTTAGAAACGAATAGTGAAAAACTAGCATTAATTGTTTCTTGATTTAAGGTTGAGCTTATAGTTTTGCCGAAAAGAACCAATGGCATTATAGCTTTGTCGTCATTTTCATCAATAAATCCAAACACATGCAGTGGGGCAGACGCATTAGTCTGAGTTGGTAATCCTACAGTTTCAGAAAAAGTAAAAAGAGATAGATTGTTGTTGGTGTCCTGTATAGAATTCAGTCCAGATGTATATAGATTTAAAGTTCCATTATCTAAACCGTTGGAAGTTTCAAGATACAGGGGCATTGTATTGACATCGCCACGCTGAGTAGAACTATCAGAACCGCTAGAGCCACCGCCAGTGGTAGGCTCTCCAAAGAAGCGTTGTCTGCCACGAACATAAAGAGAAAATTCTAAATCGTCCTCAGAAGAACCACCGTCTATTAGAGATTCAGTTCTTAGGGTGTGCAGAATAAAACTGTCTTCAATAGGGCAGACAAGATCATTTCCCACCTGAGTGCAGGTCAATTGTGAGCAAAAAAGATTTAACTCTCCAGAGGTAGGATACTTAATTATGCTTTGATGAAATAGATTTAGGCTACTATGAGAAGATTCTTGACCTCCCACGTAGATAGGCATTGAACCATATTGTATTTTTTCACCTTCAATATATAAATTAAATCCAGACATAATATCCTCTATAAATTAGTTATAGTCCTAGCCTTGTGGAAAGGTTCTTCAAACTTTACTCTAGAGCCATAAATATTAACAGTAGAGTCATAAGCTACTCCAGAAGGATAAGCTATATCGTACTGCAAAAACATTTCTTGCATGTCCTCTGCGAAAAACTTATGTGTGAACTCAGTCTTGTTTAAGGACTGATCGAAATCACACCAAGCCTCGCTATCAGTATTAATTAAGTCTTCAAACGCAAAGTCGCTGGTTATCTTGTGGATACACGAGGAAGGTGGAATATAATGCACTGACCTGTTTATTAATCCAATATTATTTTCAGATCTCAATGTATTGTCCTTATTCGTCGTATATAAACTAACAATTAGTTTTGGTCCTATGCTATCATCATTCCATACTATATCATCATATGTAATATGCTCTATTATAGTGTCTACCGATACTGAGTCTTTAAAAAACTTATAACCTCTAGGCAGCTGCTTGGTAATTCTGGGAGCTAATGAATAAAAGACATCTTCATCGCTAAACGAATCTTCTGTGCTTTTTAGATTAACTCTAAGGAAATCATTTTCTATTTGAGTGTGATACGATGTGTCGCTATCTACGTCAGAAGATATGCTAGAATCTACGTGAGTGCTGTAAGCCTGACCGTCATTCTTAACCCTGTGAGTAATAAAATCTTTACCAAAGCGCTCTGTAAATCTATCGAAAGATTTATCAAAAGCACAGACTGAAAATCCTCCTAAGTGCCACTCGTCTGTATTTTTATCAATGAATCTGCTTATTTCTCTAGTGTCATTAGCAGCAGCCTCTCCATCATCCCAATACTTAGTATGAATTGAATCTAAGAAATCAGAAACATTCATTGACAACATCATTGGGTCGGTATATAGGTTTGGAGCAGATATCGCCAAATCAGTAATGAAGGCATTAGATCCACCACTAGCGCCGCTACTATAACCAACGTCAAAAGAGCTATCGCTGTCTATTATTTGGAAAGTGCTTGAGGTAGCTCTGAGCCTATTAAATCCTGTAGAGTCAATTTCATTATCAGTGTATAATGTCATTACTCCGTCGCTTGTATTATTATACGCCAAAACAACAGATAATGGGTAAGAATAATTTGTATAAAGAAGAGAATCTTGTATGGTTATAAGGTTGCCTTGATCATCCGTTGCTTGCGCTGTGAGGTAGCCATTGTTATAACCTAAAGAAAACTCTAAGTCTTTGCCAGAATTATATTTAGAGAATAATACACTAGAATTAAATGACATATTTTCGTCAGGACTAAACCTAACAAACGCAATAACGCCAGAGGTAACATCAAAATCATCAAAGGAAATATATCCATTAACTCCAGATACTCTAACGGTGTTATCAAAAGCATCAGCGATCTGACCAGATAGGGGGTCTGCTTGATTGGCTGTTATTGAAGTCCAATCAATAGTAGTATGAGACGTAGAGCCAGTGAACAGCTGGTCGTTTTTAAACCTTAAGCCTGTATTCTGTAACTTATTATAATTACCTATATACTCTCCAGTAATTCCGGGTAGCTCATATAAATCATCTGATATAATATCATTTCCAGAGTCGTTATTAAAGGAGAAATAACCTCCCAAGAATGGAGCTTTAAGTTGCGGGTTATAAAAACCAAAACCAAACTCTGAAAAATCAAACGGACCAACAGCAACAAGCCCATCAACACCCCTCCATCTTCTAGAGTAGTTGCTTTTCATGGAATCGTCTGAACTATATCCTGCTGGAATATTTTCTATAGTAGATAACGGATGATTATAATTACCAAAACTTGTAGGAGTATCTACAGATTTTTTCTCAGAAGGAGACATGAAAGTGTCTTCTCTGCCTAAGTCAACAGAATCTTTATGTCCTAGAGTGTATAGCGTCATCGCGTTAGACGGTTTATGTTTAACTAATAATCTAACAGAAGCAATAGTAGCATCTACCGGCAAGGGGCAAATATCTAGAAATAAATTCTCAAAGAATGTGCTAACATTATAATTTGGATGAATGCCCACATCTCCCTGCCTATAAACCTTGAGCGGTACAATGTATTCTTCAAAAGTAGTGGAGTTTACTACGGGTGCTGTAGCAACAATATAATGATCTCCTCCATCACTAGGAGTTAAAGGCTTTAATGCAAATCCCTGTTTGTTAGATAAAGGTTCAGTTGCAACCCCTAAATCATTTACACCTACAGTTTGAATGGCAGACGGAATGGTTCCTGCGCCCTCAGTGTTTTGCAGGAAGCCGCCAACCTTTGGCGTGTTAAAAAGTAAATGATCAAAACTGTATCCCACAACATCTAGGGTATAGTCTGGTGCGCTTGCTCCCTTTTTAGCAATGACTTTTAAGAACACTTCATCTACGACAAACATAGAGTCGGAAGCATGTACCTTCTTATACTCTGCGTAATCAAACTCTTTCTCTGGCTGCATGAAATTTATATCAAAAGCTCCAGCAACGAAACGATTGGTTGGCAGAGGGGGTTCATGACTAAACTTTACTATTAACTTTCCAGAGTCTGCTACTGTAGAGCTAGACAAGTTAATATAATTCTCATCATTATTTTTTCTTAATATCTTAGTAATTTCTTGACAACCGCTAGAGCTGGTATTATCTAAAGAGGCATCGTCAGATTCCCAAATTGAAAAACTTTGAGGGTGTATTGTGGTGTCAAATGTAGATAGTTGTATTTCAGAAGGTAATATTTCCCTGTCTATTCTCAGTCCTTTTTCGTCAGTCTTCACAAATGCGTTTACAGCATTAGCTACAGAGAAACCAAATGGAGTACCACTATTTACAATTTCTATAGCGCTGATTCTTACATTGTCTGTAGGGTTTATAAATCCTTGACTACTTGTGGATAAGGGAGAACCATCAATAGCAAGGTGATCATTGCCAGAGTGGATAGAGCTAGGAAGAACACAAGACTCAGTAAGATAGCCTTGGTTGAACTTATCAGAGAATCCTATATCGCTACATATAATATCTAAATCAAAAGAGAGTTTGTAGCCAGAGGTTTGACCAAATAAGGGATAGCCAGTATGCCACTCAGGTTTTTCTATATTGTTGACTAAGGGGCCAGATATGTATGTAACAAAATTATCATCTTTATTATCATTGTAATTAGAATCACCCCTAATTAATATATCATCATACTGTACTATAGTATCACCATTAGGGTCTAGAAAAGATACATTATATAGTTTATAAGAAGGGGGCATAGACGAAGCATAATTTCTCATTGGAGCTGCTGCTCTAACAAAAAGAAAACTTTGCTTTGGAGTAGTGGTGGGAGCGTCTACCTCACAAACATATTTAAACGTACCGTCTGTTAATATAGAAGAGGGTTCTATAAAAGTGGTACTGTCAACCATCCTACTACTAGAGTTAAAATTTTCTTGATAATTACCTGTAAATATACCATCGTTTATCTTATCAAAAAGATTAGAGGTAGATCCAAACTGGTCTACAAAAGTATTGTTATTCACAGATATAGTGATATCACTCTTAGGATATAATTTTTGGTTTCCCGTAAATCCTTGAATAGCATTTATCTGAGATAAATCACCACCTATTTTATCAACGTATGTATTCTTAAAAGAAGATTGGCAAGAAATCCTACAGCCAACAGACAACCCGCTAGTATTTACAAGAGAAGATCTAACATTAGACTTAATGGATATCTTGGACGAAACTGCAACCACCTGTGTTTGCAGCGCAGCATTCAACTTTAAAGATTTCTTAATCCTTGCCGATACGGGAACCTTCTTGCCAGCAATAGTTCTGACAGATGCAGATGAAACTAATTTAGTTCTTGCGGCGTTCACGCACTTAGTCGTGGCCCTGACACTTGCCGAGCTTTTATTGCGGATCAATGAATGATCCTGAAACACACAATTAAAACTAAAGTTTGTCATTCTACGCCAATTCGCTTTGAGACTCTTTGATCCTGCCGTCTGGCCCGACTTTAAGATTCTTAATCTTATCGCTCACCATTGCAAACAGCTTGTTTTGCAATTCGTTTGTCATAGTTTGGAGGAATGAAGTACCAGTTATGTTGAGGTTTACAGTAGTAGGCTCAAGCTTAATGCTAAATTGTGTGCTTTGTAAAGTACTAATACTTTGCAGTATAGTCTCATTAAATTTATCTAAAGAGCTAGCGAATTGAGTCATGGCAGAGCTATCCATTCCCATTCCTTCACCGCCACCACTATCAGTTATAGCTTTTGTCATTTCTTCTAGCTTGCTAATAACGTCTGGCGACATGGCTGACGGGGCAGTAGCGGCTACCGCGCTGGCTGCTCCCATTTGTTGTTTTTGTGCTACTTGCGCTGAAGTATCCATATATCCCATAGTCGCATAAGAGCCTATGTCTCTTTGTAAACTGCCAATTCTATCTATTTGATTACCAACAAAGTCTCCAACACTACCCACCTCATCCTTTTTGCCAGATATAACTTCTTGATTGCTGGATACCAAGCCGCCCGTAGCCGTAGAAGCAAGGCTTCTCATAACACCAGTGCCTAACAGACCGCCATCTCCAGCGGGCTTTGGTGTAACAGCTCCTTGAGACGCTAATAAAGCTTTCTTCATTTCTTCTGGAGTTGCGTTTGGCATTGGGCCACCACTAGATACGGCAGCTAGCTTGGTAAAGTCATTATAACCAGCTGGAGGAGTAGGGGCAGCAGTAGTTGATACTGGAGGAGTAGGAGGAGCGGTAGTTCCAACACCTTTACCAGCACCGCCACCACCACCAGCGCCACCACCACCAGCGCCACCACCACCAGCGCCACCACCACCAGCGCCACCACCCGTCTTTATTTCGTTTACAGCATTAGCTTTGTTTTCAATGGCGGCTTCTTTTTGTAATTCAGCTGCTCTCATTTGAGTTTCAGCAGAGTTAATAGCAATATCACCAAATCTTGGTAGCGTAGCAGCAAGTTCTCGTATCTCTTTATTTGCTGCTTGCTCTGCGGGTGTTCCCGAAACTTTTTGAGCTTCCATAGCTGCCGTCGCAGGATCAAGACCTCTAGCTTGCATTGTAGCACTAGCAGCCTTTTCTAATAATCCTCCCGGCCCGCCAATCTTTTGACCATTAACTTCTTCTACGCCAGCAGCTTGTTGACGTTTGAGATCTTCAAAAGCTCTTTGCAATGTGTCACCATCAAAGTCATCAGTGTTGCCAGAAGCAATAGCTCCGATTGCGCCCTGAGTAGCTTGAGCGTCTAAGAATCCATCAGCATCGCCAGACATCAAAGCATCAAACGAGTCTTGTTCTAACTTGTTCTTAGCTTTAATTATATCAATTTCTTTACGTTTACTATCTATGAGAGACTTGGTAGTTTGATATAGTTCTTGGTTTTGTTTAGCTATGCTGCTTTGTTCAGCATCCAGCTTTTGACCACTCTCACCAGCTATGGTTGCTTTATCGGCTTCATTTCCAGCTGCTGCTCCGAGTCTAGTTGCGTTTATTTGAGCGTTACGATCACCCAAAGATTTTTGTTGCGCAACAATGTCTTTGGCGCTTGCGCCACCTAGCTTTGGACCACTAGTTACCCCAGCATTGTAGCGGTCGATAGCCATCTTTTCTCTGTCTTGGGCAGTCACAGCTGGACCACCAGCAGAGGCAATAATTTCTTTAGACTCTTTAAGATAGTCAAGTTGCTGGCGAGTAGCATCTATAAGTTGAGATTCAGCTTCAGCTCTTTTCTTTGCAGCGTCTACAATAACTTCTTGATAGAACTGCTCTGCTTGGGCTATAGCTTTAGCTTGGTCAAGTGTCTCCATTCCAAGCTTTTTAAACACTTCATTAATTTGGCTGAAGTCTCCTTTACGGCAATCTTGCCATAATCAATGTCCATACCCTTGAGCATGTCTTTTAGTCGACCCTTAACTTCATCGCCCATACCAGCTGGAACAGAGTCCATAATAGTATCCAATAATGAATTCAAACTGATCGCTTCGCCAGAACTCCAGACCTTTTTCGCCCCTATTGTTTTTATCAGTCAGAGTTCTGCCTAAACTTCTCTAAACCAGCCTGAGCATTAGCCTGAGCGCTTGCATTAACAGCAGAAATATTTTCTTCAAACTTTTTAATCTGTGCGTCATCTGCGCCAAAAGACTTAAGAGCATCAGAAGTTTCCGACAGTGCGCTTTGGAATACCTTGGGGTCCATTCCAGCAGCGGCTTTTCCAATACCAGCTTCAAGAGTGGCGAAGTTGCGCATGACACCAACGTTGCCAGCTTCTTGTGAAGCTTGATAGTTTTTCATTGCATCGCTAAATGCACCAGCAGCACCTTGAGCAGAATTCAAACCCAGATTCATCGCAGCGAATGCTTTTTGTTGTTCTATAACTGATTTCTGTAAATTTTCTAAAGAACGTTCTAAGTCAAGTATTTGCTCTTCTGTTTGCTTTGCCGCTTGCATTAATATCTTAGCACCCTCTTCGTCGCCAGACGCTTTAAGTGCTTCAGCCTCTTGAACAGTCTCAAGCTGCTTGCTTCTTAATCCTTTCTTTACTTTTCCAGTTGTTGGATCTACTGAGTCTTCAATTCCAACAGCTTTTGCGGCTTCATCCATGTCTCCACCAGTAGCAAAAACAGATTTTGCGGTGGACATTTTTAGACCTTTAGTCATTTGAAAGCGTTCAGCATCTTGCTTCATCGCTGTCTGCATAGCGCCCTTGTTTTCATCATCAATCTTTTTGTCTCTTGTAGTAGAGCTGTCTACCATCCCAAAACTAACAAATGAGGCAATATCTCTTCCAGACGGTCCTACTCCTGAGTTAAAGAATCCGTCAGCGGATTTATTTTTACTATTCTCTTGAACAGCTTTTTTAGCTTTATTTTCAGATTGCGTTACACTAGCTGTAGATTGCTGAATTTTAGCTAGCGCTTCCGATGCACTCAGAGTTCCATTTTGAAAATCTTCAGTAGCATTTTTAGCAGCAGTTTGTGCTTTAGCCAAATCTTTTGTTGCTTTATTTGCCGCAGCGTTTGCTCCAGCTAAAGCAACGATACTACTTAAACTTTTACCACCAAAAGCTTGACTAATAAAACCAGCAGCTTCCATAACTACTGGACCAATTACGGGCATTTCACTAGCAACCTTAAGAACAGCCCCGGTCGCAGCACCAATTGCGGCTCCAAAAGGCCCGCCAATTAATCCACCAGCGGCTGTTAAGCCAGCAGCGAGATTAGTGACAGCTTCTGCCCCAGCCTTATCAAATGCTACTTTTTCGGCTTGAGCTACATTACCCTCTTCAATAGCTTTATTTAGTGTTTCCGTCCTGCCTGTAACAGCATCGAAACTGCCTAAAACTAATTTCATTGCTCCAGCAGCAGCCAACGCTGGGCCAGCAACAGCGGTAAGATGACCAGCTAAAGGCCCAACCGCACCAATCGCGCCTTGCAGTCCAGCAGTAAATGTAGGAAGTTTAGTTCCTAACGTCTGTAAGGGTCCACTTAATTTTTTCAATGCTCCTTGAAGCATCGGGCTACCAGCAGCTTTTTTCCCTAACTGACCAGTAATACTCGTAGGAGAGGCTGATTTAAGTGAAAGTTTTTGAGATCTTAAGTTCCGTAAACTATCAGCCCTTCTTTTTCTCTTAATTTGAGTTTGTTGTTGTGCAGCAGGTGATTCAACAAAATTCTTTTGTGGAGCAGATTTTCTTACATTTCTCATTTTTTTATTAATAGAAGCTCGTTCTTTTTGAACTCCAATTTCATTTTGAAAAGCCTCAGAGAAACCCTCTCCTTTCCTTCTGACGGCGCGTAATTTACCACCGACTTTTCGTTTTTGTACCCCACCAATAATATCTCCTAAACCGCCTCTCCCCGTCTTAAACATTGATTTAAGCAAGGAGCCAATATTTTGTTTTTGTAAATTGACACCAAATGCAGCTAAAGCTACTTGAGCCATAGTGACAACGCCTATAAGCGAATTAAACCCGCCCATCAAACTATTTGCGCCCCTAGCAAAAGCTCCACTATTTTCATCAATAGCTGGAGTAAGCATCGACAAAGCCATTTGAACACCCATCAACTGACCCGTCATTCCTTCAAACATCCCACCCATCATTCCACCGCCACCACCCTTAACACCGCTTCCAGAACTACCACCAGCAAATTTTTGAACAAAGCCACCCTTAGCGTACTTACCAACTTTGTTCATGCGGTTTAAAGAGCCATACCCAATCTTTTGAGCAGAGCTTTTATTAACAACAAATTCACCGGGAGTAAGCAATGCTGGAACAGTATCAGAACCAACCCCGCCGCCTTCAGCCATTTTTTTAACTAAATCTATATCATAGTTTGGATTTTTAGCAAACCATCTACCAACCTGTGAGGCAAATTTACTTGCGCTTTTACCTTCAGATCCTGCTGTTCGCGTAGCGTCTGTGGGCATGTTTGAAGTTAATCCTTTAAAGGATTTAGCAGCTGTTCCTAGTCCAGAAGCAAAATCAAGAGAGTCATTGATCTGCATTTTACCCTTAGCGCCTTCATATGGAGATCCGGTAAGGGCTAGGGCGCTTTCAAAAAATGCACCTACAGCATTGGCAAAACCAGCCTTGTCCATCATTCCATCAATTTCAGATTGATTTATAGGTGTAGAATCTCGTATATCAGTAGCTAACTCGCTAGCCATTTTGCCAGCTACTGACTCAACCGAATCTCTCATCTCTCTCTCATAGCCTTTAGCCTGCTTGGGATCTAAAGTACTGAATTGTAACTTAACCCTTTTGCCTATGTTTGGAATAGCTTGGTCATATAATTTATTAGTTCCATGCAAAGCGGCTAAACCAATAGTTGGTAATTTTTTGCCACTATTATCTTTAGTCGTCTCGCCATCAAATTCTTCACCTTGTTTGCGCTTGGCTTCATTTTCTGCTCTTGTTGCGGCACCTTTTTCGTTTATTCTTTTTTGTTCTTCAGGAGAAACCTTGGGGGCAACTTTCATCCTTTTTATAGCAGGGGGAGCTTTTGGTCCATATGTATGTCTGTCTTGAGATACCATCCCTCCAGCAGCATACTTATTCATTCCCTCTAGATTACCAGCTCCTAGCTTTGCAACGCTACTTTTACGTATTACGAATTCGCCGGGGGTGAGCATTGCGGGTACAGTATCACGATTACCAGAACCCGGAACTACTCCTCCTCTAGCAAAAGCATGAACTTTGCCACCTTGGGAAAATCCTTTCATATTGCCAGCAAGACCACCCATAAAGCCAGCAATACCTTTGGTGAACTTAACAGCGGCAATCGCTGTTATAATAGGGAGAATAGGTTTTAAGGTATCAGCGACTTTGATTAGAGCAGAGGCTAAAGTCAATGCGCTCGTAGCCATCATCTGGAATATTGGAGTAGCAGTTACGCCTCTTATTAACTCCAAAAATTGTTCTTTAACTTTTATAATCTGTACCGCCAATGCTTGCTGTGCAGTGGCAGCATCTTTGGCTAAAGAATTGCCACCAGCTTGGGCTACATTCAAAGCAGACTGAGCTGTAGAAAATTGTTGAATCAAAGGAATGACTTTACCAATCTGTCTAAATCCACCCAACTCTTCAGCAATCTTGATAAATCTAGTATCACCCTGTTCAAGACCAGCTAACGCAGCGCTCAGTCTTTTAACGGCCTCAAACGGTCCAACAAATTTTCCTTCCATGTCTGTAAGTTCAACGCCAAACTTTTTCATGAACTCAATGGTTTTTGGTCTTTGAATTCTAGTAAAGATAGTACGAAGACCAGTAGAAATACTTTCGGCACTTTCTCGCGTAGTAGATCTTACACTAGTAAACAAAGCGATTAATTCATTGAGATCACCACCAGCAGCTCTAAATACACCACCAGTTCTACGAACAGCAGCAATCAAGTCACCAGACTCTACAGCAAACTGACCAGCGACAGCATTGACAGCGCCAAGTTGTTGTTCTAGAGCCGCAGCTCCTTTGCCAAACTGGTTAAAGATAGCAATAGCGCCTTCAGCGGTTTGAGCGATATTATCAAACGTTGGAGCAAGGTCAGTCATAGCCAAGGTACGCAGGGCAGTTTCTGTTTCTTTGGCTGAGAGACCAGCCTGAGATAGCATCCTACTAACGCTCAAGAGCGAGCCAGAAGCAACACCCAAATTAGTAGATAAACTAGAAACAGTATTAGTTAGAAAAGATAAATTCTGAACTGTTTGCCCTGTGACCTGAGAAATTTTAACTAACTCTCGTTCAAAGGCTATAGATTCTTTGATTGCGCTACTAAGAGTATTTGTAAAGAGACTAACAGCTCTTGTGGCGATTGCCATTGCAGAGAATCTACGTACAGACTGAGCAAAGTCGCTGCCAAGCCCTTTAGCTGACTTGGAAGCTTGATTAAGATTTGAAGATAGTTGCTGTACTTGTTGATTAGCCTTAACAGCTCCCTGCGCATTCAAATTTACAGAGACACCCGAAAGCTGCTTCTGCATTTGAGAAACAACTTGGGATACATTATTGGGAGCTTTTAATTGTAGTTGAGCAGTTAAAACGAATTTAGACACGATAACGTCCTTGGCTATTAACTATCGGACGAAGTAGCCGCCTTTTTCTTAGCAGTTGCTTTCTTTTTAGCAACCTTCTTTTTAGGCACTTCTTCGTCTTCTACGTATTGTATTGAAGGGATATAATTACCATCTTCATCCAATAGATTACCTTCGATATCTGTCCTCTTTCCTGCGTCATTAACATAATAGCCAAATTCGTTTATCCTTCTACCCTCGGTATCTACGGTTTCACCGTCTTTGTTGACTAGAGATAACTCGTCATTAACATACCCCTGATCAGAGAGGAACTTGTTTTCTGGCAAGGTTTTCTCGAAGTCTTTGTCTAATGAATATAACAATTCAGCCATAGCTGTAGCTGCCGCAAAAGCAAACCCAGTATCAGCATTTTCGGAATATTCATCTACACTATTATACACACGATTATCATTTTCGTCGAATGTGCAGCCTGCTACTAAAACGTCAAATTTAGCATTATCTGCCAAGGCTTCAGCAGTGTTCTGCTCTAAGGCCATTTTCTCCGCAATCAAATCTCGCAGTTTAGCTCTGGCAATTCGCATGTCTATAGCAATTTGTTTGGCCTCTGACGCCTTCATCGTCTTTTGCCCTTTATTACCAACATACAGTTTTTTCTCTAGCTGCTGGATATCATTACTCAAGGTGAGCTGTTTAAGATCTTTTTCAGCATTCCACACATTATTTTCATACATAAAGTTTTGAAGCTCTTGCTTAGTCATTATTTTATCCCTAACGCAATCAGTCCACACTTTAGCATGAACCCTCTGCGCCCTAGCGAGTACGCTACTTCCGGGCTTTCTAATGTAACCCTTGACTACGTTATCATCGTCGTCTTTAGCTTCAATTGGTATCCTTTTAGGTTCCTTTTTCATTTAATTCTCCTCTTTGTTATCTACGAAAAAATTTATATCATGAACGTTTGGGTGTAATGATATAGTATAGTCTGACAATTCAGCATCAACATTCCTTAGTTGATGATTTCCTTTGTCTAATATTTCAGATCTAAGATCGTCATATATTCTTTTTAATGACTCCCTTTGTTCTTCAGAAATATTTTCTTGCTCCCATAAAAAACTAAAATGTTTCTCAACACTGCTAAGAGCGCCAATCATAGTTGTTTGTATTTTCTTTTTCATGTTTCTAGAAAGCCTATTATAAGACTTAGCATCGTGAATTTCTTTCCTTCTATTATTATAGTTGTTCATTTATTATGATCCTCAATTATATTATGTATAGGCTTAGATTCGTGGCCCTCATTTAAAATATTAATATCTATGTTGTCTGCGCCTTGAGGAACGAAGACATGTTGAGCATTTGCAGACTTACCTCTATCGCCAGTTAGTGCTTCTGCCTCTTGCTCCATTCTTTCTTTTTCCCTCTTAGCTTGTTGAATTAAAAACCACCCATCAAGCATGTCATGGTTAGCAATCGCTGCGTCTGATGGACAATCTATTGACTCTTGTATATTGTCGTACACTCTGGACCATGTGATTAAGTTTCTTTGATTGATAGTTAAATCATCATCTGGGTTATTTTTTTTAAACAACTTAAAGCCAAACCCCTTGTTAGCCCAAATAGACCTCCAAGTATCACATCTAGACTAAAGATCTGATCAAAGGATTCAGAAGCTAAAGACTCTTGCCATATTTCAATGACAACATTCATATTAGCTGGCTTATAAGGCTTGTTATTTTTGAAAGTTGTAGCGTGTAGTAAAGAGACTAACTTTTCAGTTTGCGCTATAAATTCACAAGTATTGTGAGACATGTGGGATTTTTTGAGCAAGTACAATCTTTTAACTTGGCGCGAGTGTTTGTAAGATCTGCGCTACGGATCTTTTTAATTGCAGACTTGCTAGCCCTATTTCGGAACAGATCTTTTTTTAAGATTGTCTATAGATTTATTCAAATTTTCTCTAGAAGTATGAAACGACTTCGGCAATAAAGAATTTTCTATCATCCAATGTTCCAATCCTGAGTCTGTCATGATACCACTATTTAGAGACTCATCGTAAGATCGTCCTATAGACATCTAGCAGCGTCAGACACTTGATCTATAGTAGCTGGCACTATTGAAATATTTTCATACTTAATAGTGCCAACTCTAATAGACTGTATCCAGTGTTCCTCTTCGTCAGTCCTCATGTAACAATTAAGAAGGGCCAGTAGTAGGCTAAACGTATTAAATCCAGTATAACTTTCTGAAATAGTTACGTTTCCACCGCCAACATCACCTCCGCTTCGGCTAGCTCCTGCGAGCCTCATTTTATCCATCGCATATGTATTTCCGGGCATAGCAATTTCTACATCATAACACACATCATCCAAGCTATTGCCAGTAATAGTTCCAGAATTAAGAGTACCAATACCACCAGTTGGATCAAGATGGTATTCTACTTCTGCCGAAATTTCAGCTGGGAAGGTAGCAAATTTGCCAAATGGCATAGACTGCCCAAGAGCTGAAACCTTTTCGCTTCCAACATCAAAATTGGCACTAAATGATTGAACTTTACTATAGGTTGCGGGGGCTATAGTGGTTGCTTCACAGCATTCCGGGTATTCAGTATATGTAAAATTAGTAAAGTTAGGTCGAGTAATTACATTACAAAGTTTTTTGCCTGCTTGAGCTGACAGCGCTGTACCGTCAGAACCCGCAGTAAAGACTGAGGTGCCAGCATTTTGGAAAGTAATAGATTCTGTAGCTGCACCATCAAGACCCATCTGAACACTGTATGAAGTCAAAATAGCTTCCAGTGTGATTAATTTAGTCACGTTCGGAGTGCCACTATCTGTAAGATATTCTAAAGTAATCGTTCTTTTCGTGTCAAAAAACGCACTATTGAACGAGCTATAGCCAGCAGCTCCAAGGGCGTTCGTCCAATCGCTACCAAGACCATTCTCAATAGTTATTTCAAGATCTAGGTCTTGCAGAATTGTAGTTGCCTCAATGCCACCAAAAGCACTAAAACTCTCTACATTTGTGGTGGAACTCATTCCAACACTTTGTACACCCTTTAGCGCGGTTGATGTTTCACTCGCTTCTCCGTCGCCTATTAACACTTGCTGGAGTGCATAAAAAATACGTTTATTAGCCATATTGGTTTCTCCCTATGAATATTATTATCTGGTAGTGGATTGAGCGTGTAACACTCCAGAACATGTTAGTCTCTAGAATTAATTACACATTTTTAACGATTTTGAGTAGTTTTAAGGTAAGTCGTAGATCTCCGTAGTAGCCCTCACAATGCCCATATGAATGTTGGAATTGATGGTATTAACACTCTGTACAGTCATGTTTCTGAGAAACATGGTACACAGAGGATATGTGGTTATCAAATCAGGATATCTAAGAGCATTAGCCGTTGGAGTTCCGTAATAATCTATAGGTAATGCGTCATTATCTATAACATCATTAGTGTTGAAAAGCTGTATAGGCTTATCATTCTGGTAGGAAATCATATCCAACATCTGATTTCTAGTGTAAGAATCTTCAGCCACGCAGTGGAATAAAACATCCGTATTGATCCTCTGTCCTCCACCTAGAGAAAATGGCTCCATACTTCGCCTAGAAAGCTCAATGGCTATACAGGGCAGTTTTATGGTCATTTCAGGGGGCATTACGGGGTCTCTTCCATTAATCAAACTGTCATAGCTGACCTCCCTAATCCAAGGGAGAGAATTAGCATATATTATATTAATATACTTATAACTATGTTCCACTTGGACTTTTGAGCCAGTGGGTATGGGAGAGTCAAAAACGACCCTGCCATTATGATAGTCTATATGATGAGCGTAAGATCCAGCTGTGTCCGTAGGATAGAATGTATCATCTACGTAAACACCAGATACTCCGGGCTTAGATGTGTTTCCAGACTCTATGATAGGGTCAGGACTGTATGGGACACCGCTCTGCCAGACCCAGTTTGGCCTAAAGCCATCCCATGCTTGACCAGCGGAAAAGTTAGAATTGTTAGATATTTGCAATAAACTATAGTCTGTGTTCTGAGGTGACAGCTCGCCCAGAGTAGAATTAAAATAGTTGCCCTTTTCTAGCAATCCCCAATCTAGCCATTCTACTAGATTATCCTGTATCTCATTATAATGAGTACTATCAAATACGTTATTTATATTATTTAAGTAAGCCATTAACTTAATGCTTTCTCTATGACCTTAGTAATTTGATCTTGTTGAGATTGTCCATTCAGCGCTCTAGTAACAAAATTATTATCTATAGTACCACTGAATGCGGGAGGAACACGAAAAGAACGACCTATAGACATTACACCTAAGCCAGATCTACCAGAACCCATCGACGGTGAATAACTATAATTAGCAACAATGATAGTAGAACCCATAGTCAGCAGCCAGTTCATCCAGTGTAAGTCTCCTTTTTCGTAGAACACATGGCCTTCCGGTAGCGATAGTAAATTTGAAAAATCAATAGGTTGGAAATTAATACTAAACCCGCCGGAAAGCTTACTATCAAACGGCTTGAACTGTATAAACACAGCTGACTTAACCGCGCCCACAATTCCAGACACTACAGACGGAACAGAATTAGGGCGAATGCCAAATTGACCAGCTAACGATATAGGGTTTGCGCTTTGTATAGATTTAATTTCTGGCTGTGATAGTATCCATCCATCTATCAAGCTTTGCATTTCGTATTTAATATTATCTATGTTTTTAGAAATTCTAGCATTTATCTCTGGAGCTATAGCTCCATTGATTTTACTAGCGATCTCAGAATTTGAGTCTAATAATTTTAAAGTAATCATACTCTTTTCCAGAAACATGCGAAATATCTATCTTGCTTTAGGCCGATGGGTATGTATTCACCGACTCTTTCAAACCTTAGCTCTTTCTTATCTTTAATATCTTTATGTACTATGAGTTGTTTTGCTTTCATGACAGCTTCTACATCTGACATAAATCCAATCGTCTGGATAGAACCATCTGGGATTTTAAGTAGATCAGTAATTCCTATAAATTTTCGAGCATCCCAATACACTTTTAATTTTATATCGGTTAGTGTTTCAACTTCCCTGATAGTTTTATTGCCAATGTCATACTCACCACCACCTCTTTTGCGATTATTGATTGTATTTCTATCAGGAATATTATTGTTTGGATTGTGAGGGGTAACGATTTCTCTTTTTTCTATAGACACAAGTTGACACGTAACTCCAAATATATTAAACGTGGAGTCTATAACATCAAAGTATTTATCGAAAACAGATTCTGGTACATTAATTGGCATGTGATTACCTATGGTAAAGAAAATGGCTGTGAAAATACAGAATGAACCCTAGAATTAATAGGAATAGATGGATCTGTTAACTGCCTAATCGCAAGACCCGGATAGCCACCAGCGTTGTATATATCTTTATCATAAGATCCTCCGAGAACTCCTGCATAACCTACGGGGGTGTAACGGATCAGAGTGCCACTACGCCATCCAAAAATATCCCAATAACTAGCACCATAAGAATAAGGATTACGAAAAGTTGCCTGCCAAAATTTATTGTTTTTCTTGACAACCGATTGCAGACCCCCGGCATTTCTCCAAGTACCACCCCCATCATTACTATACTGCATGTGTGGAACAACAACTAAATCGTGAGCTTCTGGTTTATCGTCGTCATTGTAAGTGAACGCTGTTCTTAAATTTATTTTTAAGGTGTTACCACCAGTTAAGTCAGATATCTGTGCCGGATAAGAACCGTACCCGCTGGAACTATAGTAAGAGCCACGTTTAAGTGGAGCTAAAACACCATAATTCCAAGGTCTTATCGTAGGGTGAGGGTAATATCTTCCAAACGCACAGATAGGATTTTGAGGATCATAAAATCCCCAGACTGAAGTTACTAACGACTGAACAGATGCAAGCACATTCGTATTTTCCGAATCCGACACCTCATGTATAAAATACGAATTATTATACGACAAAGAATTATTTTTTTGGTTATACACAACTTTCAAATTTTTTCTCGTAACATAATTTCCGTCAACATAAACTGAGCTTATAGGAAATAGATGCTCCAAAGCGCCATAACTCCTGTCTCCTATTCTTGATGCTACATAAACATTTTGTGTATCACTACTTGGCAAACCAGCGCTGGGTGCCGTACCATTAATAATAGCAACGTCTGCTGTTATACTAGGCGCGCCGACAGTAGGATAATTCCCCGTGTAAGCGCAATGTTTTTGATGACCGTGATAACCTAAAGAAATTAAATCAGGACGGCTTGTGTCATACATACTTATCCGTGAACTGAGATAATTATTGAGAAAAACTGGAACAATTTTGGAGTAGCACGTTTCAGTGCCAAGTCGAACTTTAGCCACTATTTCGTAATAACCTGTATACAAACTAGGAAAATTAATAGATGCCAAATTTAAAGTAGTCGGATCGTTATCATTATTGAGCGCTGTAGTAGACGATAAGGTTTGGAACGATCTCTGGTTGTTTGGTAATGTTTTTAGAGTAGATGCGCTATCACTTGCAAGAGGCGTATCGGTGGGTCTTCTTATAAGCCATTCGACTTGACCTATTTGTTTTATAGCTTCTTTAGTTGATTCAGAAAACGGTAATTGAAGAAGATTACGATCTCCTAACATGTCAGATGGTTGGTTTAAGAGTAAATAACCGCCTTCAACATAGTCATCATATTCACATTGTTCAGTATCATAGTCGTATTCCTTACTATCGCTTAACACAAAACCTCTACTAATTGTCGTAAAGCCTGTGGGGAAAGATTCTGATGCGTTTTCTGGTGTACTAATTAATAAATCAAACTTATTAACAAGTTCAGATGTATCTAGCTCGTTATCGCATTTGTAATAGTAACTATTTGAAATGGTACGAGTGTTTTCCCAACCCATAAGAGCAGTACATCTTACTTCTATCCTCAAGGACTGACCAATAATACAGTCATAATTAAAGTCTACAGTGGGTACAGACGTAACTCCGTATTGATTGGCGCTGGAATTTGAAGTGCCAAAGCGGGTCCAATCACCACTGGAACATTCTGTGGTATAGGATTTATACTCCCATATATACTGAAGTTGACTAGTATTAGGATTAGTTACGCCGACAGAGACTTTAAATGTAATAACGCCATCTTCTTCTTTAGTTTTAACAACATGGCTAATGCTTGTGGGTGAACAAGGAATACATTTAGGAAATTCACTAAGCGAACCATTGCAACCGTTATCGCCTACAATATTTCTGAAAGAAAGTGAAGTGGTAGGAGCGGCTGTTGTAGTTGTAGTTGTAGTTGTTGTGGTCGTAGTTGACGTAGTAGTAGTCGTCGTTGTAGCCACAACCCCATCACAAACAATGTGGTCATCATCATTAGCACTAATAAAGACATACGTTTCTCCGTTCCTCAAGTAAGTAATTCCCTGAAGACCAGCGCCCTTAACGTAAGTCACAGATTGACCATTAGGCAAAAACTGTATTATTTTATCAAAACGTTCTGGAAACATATTTTAGTTCTGTAGGAAAAGGGAATGGTGACGACCCGATACGACTCTTTTTACATTACGAATAGCTGTAGGGTGTAGCTCATTAGCTGGAGTAGACGTAGAAACATCTCTACCTAAAAGATAATTATCATCCTTGCCAGCAGAAAGAAGAATACCGTTATTATCCAATGCATATATTCTATCTCTACCGTTGAAAACTGTGCTACACTTCACATTGCCATAAGGCTGAAGGTCTCCAGTTCCATCCATGCCTCCTCCAGAAGAATTGAAAAGGGGTGAACTCTCAGGGCGATTATTGCTTACATAATATGGATTACTTTTGCCCCCATCGTTTATAAGGCTAATGCGATAGCTCCCCGTGTTGTCTGGTCCCGATGGAGCCTCTCCCAATTGGGAGATGTAATTATAATTAGTGTAGGTGTCGAAATATGAATTTGAATAAGATATGAATCTTCTTGGTGCTACTGAAGCCAACAAATCGTTATTAGAACTTATTGCAAAAACAGTATGATCATCTAAACTTACGGAAGCATCTTGAGCGGCGTATGTATAATCTGAAGATTTTTCATGAGTGAATAAATTTCTACTTATGGTAAGACTGCTAGCCGAATTCGCGTTTGTCCCAACCATGAAGTCAGCCATGTTGGCGTAAAACGCTTCTCCACCGTAACTTAAATCTCTTGTAACAAAATGATTAGCAAAGGCAAATGTATAAGACCATCTCTCACTCAACTTAGCATTATAACCAAGGTTTGCAAGGGAGCTGCTCTTATAATAATTATTGTATCCACTCCAAGATTGATCTGACCATAACCTAACCATACCGTTCATTGCTAACATATTGTATCTATTTAATAAAATTCCGTTATCACTTATAGAATAATCAGTAGTTCCATCTGGTATTGCGCCAATGCCGCGTGGTAAGCTGTATTGAACAACTTTATTAAGAAAAGATGGATTAGCTCCCAACAAGAAGACGTTGTTGTTTTTATACGAAGCACTGAGGTACAGAGCGTTGCAAAATACAGTGCTGGAAGTAATAAAAATAGTGCAATTAGGACCACAAAAAACATTAGTGCTGAGACTGTTAATATTTCCCCTCATTGTCTGCAAATCACTAGCTTCTGTACTCGACAAATTGGTAGGCTCTGAAAGCAAAAGTTCTGGGGTCTGTACATATTGAGCTGTCGTACTGAGACCTTCCCCAAGTTGTTTCGATACATTTAATCCAAACCCATAAAACTTTCCATCAGAGGTTTGAGCTACAGAATGATTTGTACCAGCAAAAACTCTGACCCAATCTGTTCTTGAACCAACCCTAGTAGGGCTTGATCTATGAGTCCGATCTCCATGACCTAGTTGACCAAAGCCATTGTTACCCCAAGAATATAATTCGCCACCAGATGTTACAGCTAAAGAGTGATCATTACCACACGCTGCATCGACAACGCTATCTGGAAGTAGTGCATTTTTTAAAGACATTTCTAACTCCTTGTTAAATTCTTATATTAAGTTGTGCTTGTAGAACCGTCACCCAGCTGTCCATAATTGTTTTTGCCAACAGACGTTACAGAATTATATATTCCAGTATCCCCAAGAGCGTGTTCTGAGGAACCAACTCCTGCTTGACCAAAATTATCTGCCCCAACAACGCCAACACTGTACATAGAAGAAAGGGCGGTTTTCTTGTAATTAAAAAACACATCATGTCTCACGCCTTGAGTAACAATGTTATCTGTAGTAGCCGTTTTGTAGTCTGAAAAAGGAGCAACTATTAAATCATTCAAATCACTATTATAGTCTGTCGAAACATATTGCTCTGTGTAATATCTAACATTGCCATCTGATAGGGAGTTGTGTTTATTGAATTGGGTTCTGCTTCTATCACCCACTATTGGCGCTTCTCCAACATGGAATGCTTGGTTACTAGAAAGATCAGATCCAGTATTTACATAATCTTCTATAGCGGTAGTGCTAGAAAAGCTGCTGTCGGTTGTAGGCCAAAGACCTTCCTGCGTTGGCTTAGTGCTTCCATATAAATTCACTCGATCTTTTAAATTTTCTGAATCAGTAGCAAAGAAACTGTTGTTCTTTTTTCTTGTATCATTCATCTTAGAGAAATGTGCATGTTTAGCTTTAGCGAACTCCTTACTGTTAATAATCTTTCGACCATCTAATCTTGATAAACTAAAAGAATGCATGTGTCCACAAAAAGGAGTATAGAAAACAGTTTGGTTTTTTTCATTAGACATTATAACAGCTTGACCATACCTTCTATTTGGAGCTATTATTAAATGAGTTGGAGATATGCCGTACAGCATTTGCTCGCTAGAATCTTGACGCATTCGGCTGGTGGTGGTGTTTGTACTAATATCAACCGTTGAATGTATATAATGTCGTGAAGAACCATAGGTTGCGTTGTGTGAATCATTATAGTTTAACAATCCGTTCCAGCTAGACGAATAAACAGACAAGAGAGAATTTATACCAGCTTTACCCGGATCATGTTCTAGCATCTTTTCTGATGTATTGGACCTGCCAAAGGCGTATGATGGTTGATCCCAAGATAGGTAGTCCGTTATAGAATCATGATCAGCATGTAGCAACCAAGCTTCAGATTTGTTGAGAACCATGCTGTCTCGTCCGGTCCAGATGTTCATAGCAGACGCCGCAGTAGAATTAGTCGAAAACCGCAAGGAAAGACCAAGTGTTGCAGGTGTTAGTGTTTTAAAGTGAGGAATAATATTCCCTATGGCACTCAACAAACTCGTACTTATCTTATTAGGGTCCGACAAGTGTGGAGCTAAATTTTTCATAAGAAATATTTCGTCGGGACGCTCGTTATAAATAAATCTAGGTGTTGCACTGGTGGTAAAAATTACTAACTGATGGGTAGTAACGTCGTAAGTATTGTAATCATTTTGAATGGGATATTTAGCAAAAAGGGATCTACCAGCTGCAACAGGAGGACAGCCATGACTAGGTGTTAGTCCCATAACATTAGCCCGCGTATTACTGTAGTTTATGTATGGTCGGTATGCGTTGGGATCTTTAGAGTACTTTGCCGCACTTGCAGAATCGCCAACAGTATAGATATGTTGTGAAGTTAAGGAAGTTTCATGCTCTCTAGTGGCAACAACTTCTCCGTCTATAGCAACGGTAAGTTTTTCTACATCAGAAAATACGTGAAGGAAATACCATTTTTCTGTTGACATTTCTGGAATTGATATAACTATATCTGCAACATCAGAATTATTATAAGAAAGGCCATTAGTGCCAACACTAGAACCAGCTAATGATATACATTCATTAGATTTTAAAACTACTTGATCCATTTTATTAATATCACCAGTAGAAGATCTTAGGGATATCCCTCCAAATCTCATGTACGCAGGTTGTATTTTAGAAAATTTCATATCATGGGTGGTGACATAATTGTTCGTGGGCGAGTTTGGAAATTCATAGAACCCATATCCAAAGGTTGAAAACGGAGTGCTATAACAGTATATGTCTCTCATGGCAGGTACTCCTGCGGACTGAGTAACACTCTGTAGTCGAAGGCTAACAGAAAAATCTAAAAATGTATTCCCGCCGTTGGATGCAGGATCGCAGTATCGACTTCGTGCTATTGAGAATTCTCCAAGCATCGCAGCGCCATCGTCATACCCTGTCTTGTTGGTATTTTCTTCAAAATCTGGCAAATGGATGCGTCCAGCCGTATCGGTGGCGGTGGGGGTGCTAACAGAATCTCTATCAGATTTTAAATGATAATTGTGAAGAACCATGAGATCGCTTGGTAATGATTGAGTTGATCTTGAACCTAGCCGTTCTTCTGAAAAGTCAAATGCTGTTTCATGTTCTTCTAAGCCGATTGTAGATGATCCTTCTTCTATAACCAAACCTGAAGAGCGGTCAAATTGACTTCTTACGGCGCCGCCACCCACAGCAGGTACGTGTAAGCGCCATCTATCTAACTGCGCGTCAGTAACAGAGGAATAGTTGTACACATGCTCAAATGCCGACTCATAATCGCTGCCTGACTTAAGTGGTTCACGATGCATAAAACCATGTACATCGCTTAATTGGTCCGAAGTGCTTAGTGGCCCTAGTCTAATAACCGGAGTAGAAACAACAGGGTCTGATTTGTCAAGACAAGTAATGGCGCTGTTGCTTATATCAATTGTAGAATTAGAATGTGAATTAACTACTTGTTCAGCGAAAACTTGTTTGGTATTATCTATAGCAGCATATCCATAAACGTTCTGAGTAGTATTATAAAACTCTCGCAAATCAGATTTTGGTTGATCCCAAGACGTTGAATTTAATTTATTATACCAATCGTTAAATCCTCCACCGCTCCAATCACTAGCGCCTTGGTCTTGAAGAGATTGGGGAGCATCTTGGGTTAAAAGTCTAGCGCCATCATTAGAAACATGCATGTTATACTGATGTCCCCTATCTGTAGCAATAGTGCTTTTCTGCTCAAGTATAGAAGCATTCTCGGATAGCTTAACTATTTTGATCAAATTGCTTTTTGGCGTAGGCATTAATATCCTCCTCCATTATTATTGTTGTTGTTGTCCGGCGCTACGTATGCAGTGGTGGTAGTTGCAGTAGGAGCATCAGTAGTATTGTTATTAGGAACAGTTGGTGTTGAAGGGTCTGATTCTCCACCAAAGTCTGATCTAGTTAGACCACTTCTACCAGTATACTCTTGATCTATTGCGCTAATAGGAAGGAAGCCAGTTCTTGAGACCTTTCCTGTTCTCCACTGGTGGCTTTCGTTTTGATCAGTCTGATTTGTCTGACTTATACGAAAATTCACTGAAGAGCCATTAAATTTAAAGCTAGTATCAGAATTAGTATTATAAGTACGAATCTTTGTGTCATATTGATTCATAGAAACTATACAAGACAACACATCGTAGTGATGAGTATTAAAAACGTTAGTTCCGGGTTGAGACCTATTAAGCCTGTAAATATATATGTCGTATTTTTGATGAGTATAATCACCAATGACATTTGAGACCGTATCCATAGCATCGTAACCAGTTGGCGCTGCCACAGCAGACATTCGATCATCTGGAGCATATCTATCACCATCATCATTCTTAACAAAATACCTATCTACAATTCTAGGTATATGCATAGATTGTTGGCGAGCAGTTCTAATGAAATCGTTTCTACTTGATCCATTTATAAACAGAGATTCATCCATGAGTCTATTATATGGAATGTCAACCTTATAAAGCTGCTGTGCGTCATCCTTACCATCCACCAAGCCCGCCGGAACACGATATGTCAAAGCTTGATTAGCAAGCTTAAGGCCAAACAAGTAAGCAGACATAGCTGTAGAGGAATTCCCAGAAGAATCATTTAAAGGTTTAGATACAAGCACACAAATCACTTTATGTCTGTTGTGTCTTCGGTTCTGATAGTTAAGGTTTGTTTCACCGGGAGTAGGAGCATCTTTGTATCCTAATGAGTATTCACTAAAATCTACACCATCTATGTAATTAGATTGATTTTGCCCACTTGTGTCTAAAGAATTGTTTATAGACTGTGTGGCAGTTTTAAGTAAAGAATAAACAAATTTGTTTAATAATTGAGCTGTATCAGCTCCATCCCCAAGTTTTTCTTGATTTCTTTGATAAAGTAAAACATAAGATTTTTCCAAGCCAGCAGACTTACCAGCAGGAGTTTGAGCTATAGTGACTGCAATGTGTTCACCGCCATCAGAAACAGCGCAATCAACTACCCTCCTCTTATGGTTACTATCAACCGTCAGTTCAGTATGTACTTCATACTCATCAGAAATAGGATCTATAGAAGATTGGATATTAGCTGGCTCATATTCTGTAATGTTCGGAAATCCAGTGAGTATATACGTCCTCCTGTCATCAATATTTACATAGTTAGACCTATCGTCCCACATGACAGATGTGTAACCATCCTCAGATGTAACAATAGAAGATAATGGCAAGTGCATTAAATCGTTAGGAGTTTCTGAAGAAGAAATATTATTATCGTAAACAGGAGGGCCAATGTTGTCAGAAGCATAGTTTACAGGGACCATACCAGCCGTATTAGTATATCTAGGTATGTCCGCAGAAGGTTCTGGCGGGATAGTAGTCGGCGCTGGAGTCGTGGTGGGCGCTGGGGTCGTAGTAACTAATTTGTCTGTGACTCTACGCATAGCGCTTATTCCAGATGTATCTGAATTTAAGGAAGTAGCGAGAATACTGTAGCGAACAAAATCATCTGTGGTTTGATCGGACACTCTAGATGTATGATAATGATGCGCGACGGATCTGCCAAGATTTCTACCATTATTTGTACCAAACTGCTTGTCAGCAGTAAGGCTAGAGTCAGAGATGTCTGGCAGATATTGGACCCACTTGTTTTGAACGCTATCAAAATCGTACACAGAAACTAGACCATTCTTTGCTCCCAAAGAAGGATTGTTAGAATCTTCAAAGTAAACAGAAGTGGTATTAGACACTGCGGTTCGTATAATTCTATTTACAAATTTATTGTTTATGTGATCATAGTAGGTAGATGCTTTTACTGTACTTCCAGCGCCAGCGCCATAAGGCTTTGCAGGAATTACATCTCCAACCACGTTTTCGGAGGCTAGGCTTGAACTTCCAGCGCTCTTAAAGCTAGTGATATCAAAACATCTGGTACGCCCCCTGCTTGTCTGTCCCGTACAAATAAACTTTTAAATTTTCATTATTAGCATCGCCAGATGAAGTTCCAAACAAGCTATCAAACTCTCCAGCAAGAGTGAGATCAATGCCTGTGTGAGCCATAGCCGTTTAGGTCAGAGACAACAGTGTTCCAAGCATTGTTACCAAACAGAGAATAGTCTTTAATAGCAATTCGTAGCTCTGAGTTTCCAGCTACAGCGACGTAGCTTCTAGAACCAACAGTCAAACAAGAAACATATTTTCCAAAATGAGGATCATCTGATTGCATCTTTGTTGAAGCATGGAAATTAATGTCACCATAAGAGTTATAATCTGATTCAAATATATATGTATTCTTAATTACACTTGCAGTTGCGTCTACCCTTGGCGCTCCAATAGCTAATACCTTACCCATGTTACAGAATGCAACACTTTTACCAAAAACGTCTTGACTATTATTAGAAACTAAAGTATGAACTTGTCTGAAAGCATTATTAGAATGTAAATTTTCATATGCAGCTGTAAGGTCACTGGAGAAGTCTGCATTTTCACTTGTCAAGTTAAAGCTTACAGTATAGCCTAGCGCGTCTTCAGACGTAATTGGAAATGCGCCGTAACTATTAAAAGGTTGAGTAGAGTTATTTACTTTTATCTGTTTATTAACGGTAGTTGCATTGCCTTGATTTTGTACACCATTATATGTTCCAATATATGGTTCACCACCGGGTAAGTAAACAGTAGCAGTATTTACATTACAGGCGGCTACAGCTGCGGGAATATTTCCTACAGTGCCATGTAAACGGTGCTGTTGCAATGCCAACATCTGACTGATAGCAACTTTACCTGCATTATTATTGTGAGAAGGCTTAGTAAGAACATAGAACTCTGAATTAGACCGCTCAGTAGCTGATTTAGAAAAACCTTCGCCTCCAGTATCCGCTCCTGCTACTAGTTGGAAAAAAGGTAATCTTGGTGGAGAAATTTGACTTTGAACTAAGAAATGTTCATCGCCCATACTAGAATTATCAACCTTGACAGATAAAGCATAGTTATACTCAAGGCTATCTACCAACTGAGAACCATTCGTAACTCGTCGAGGACACTCTACGGAGGCATCTATGTTATCAACCAACGGAACGCTAAGGTATGGCTTGGTGACGATATTTTTATAATCTTCATGCAAAATGGTTTCATCTATCTCCAAAGACATAGCTTGTGTTAAAATTCTATGAGGAGACGAAGCATTATTGGAAGTAGCATTAGTGTTAGCATGAACAAGATTGCGGTTCGTAGTTCTCTTCAAAGCTCTAGTCCCGTCAGCCCCAGTTAAACTTAGCTGAACAGCCCCGGTGAGTATATTAGCAGAAGAAAGAGAATCCGTAATACTTGTGCCAACCAAGTAGAGAGGATTTAGTTCCAGCCTAATTATATCACTAAAAGTAGGCTCACAATTGTTGGCAGTCAGCTGTACTCTGTAAAGAGAGTTATTGTTACTATACGAAGAGTCTGGCGTTAGTGTTGCACCATTAGCACCATCAATGTTATACCAAGAGCCTGACGTATTTCTCTTCTGCCACTGGTACGTAACGGCTCCACCAGTAGTTGCTATAGCACCTGCAAAAGTAAGTGTTGTGTCGTTAGTTACTTTTGAAACTTTGGCGTAAATGTGAGAGTTCGCACTTTCGTAATACGATGTGCTAGTAGATCCATCGCTAGCTTTTCGCCTAATTCTAATTTCAGGCTCGAAAGAACTATCTCTATAAACATAAAGGTATCCAGTTTTATCATCTGGAGAGCTGATCGCAGCTTCGCCAGCGGAGATGACTACATACGCACCGCTACCATCACACTTGATATTAAAAGCAGGTTCATTATACTCAATTTGATCTTGATCATAAATTTTTCTATCAAAAGTCCATGTGGCGCTATTATCATAAGGGTTTCTACTACCACCAGATGCTTTATATATGTACCCAGTAAGTCTTCGCTGAGAAGAATTGAAAACCAAGACCCCCAACGTTTCCCCAGTAGAGCTTATGCAAGCATCTGCAAATGAAATAGAGTCGCTGCCCAAAATATCAGAATCTAGACTTCTTATGCTATTTAGTGTTATTATTTCTCTAACGCGATGATATGTTTGCAGCTGTGAAGATGCCGCAGCACCCCTAAGATCTCTATAGCATCTTATCTCTGTGTTTCCACCGAGTACCGCAAACTCTCCCTTGGAATCATTGATTTTACCAAAATTATCATTTAATTCATTGTCGTCATCAATAATTCTAACAGTACTTAGATTGTAGTCGTAGGCGTATGCAGCGCCAGCATCAAAGCCTTCAAAGTTAGTTGAGTTGGTTAAGAAGTCAGCGTTGGGAGCTGATACAATAAACCCACCCGTCATTTGAGAGACGTTAGCGCCAAACACATCAGAAGGACTTCTATTAGCTGAAGCATCAGCATTAGGTGGATCAACACTTGTCGATCCCCACTGACCTTGAGACTTTGATAATAACTTGACACTGCCTCGGGTTGAGTTATCTCGTGGATCGCCAAATATAACTCTACCATTTCTGTATGACAATCTTTTTCCGGGCAAATTGATGCCGTTGTCTAGCATGATGTTAGTACTGGATTGGTCAACTACATTGTTAACAATAGTTGTGCTTTCGCTGCTATTAAATAAATTTTCTACAATTGTCAGGTTTCTAAAAGATTCATTACCACCCATAGCCCAAACTGCACTCGACCCATCTTCAGATATAGCAACATTCTCTCCTATAAACTGACTTTGACCGCCATCAAAAGTTTTAAGCTCATCTACTGAGTCGCTATTAATTTTATATATTCGTACCCGACCGTTATCGCCCCCAGCTGAAGCGCTGTAATAACGTTCACCAACTATAATACGTCTATTGCCATAACTTTCAGTCATGTCTACACTAACAGCAAAGCTAGTATTGGCTCTGCTTATAGTGCTTCCAACCTGACTCCACGACGAAGGAGCAGCGGTTGTTGTTGGTGGGGCTGTTGTTGGAGCGGGTGTTGTTGTTGGTGGGGCGGTGGTAAACTGATTGTTAACAAGATCAAAGTCGGGGCCGCAATATGTAGCAATTTGAAACTTTTGATCAATTATCACGCTATCTGGAATATCGTCATCAGACGGATAAAGCTCATAAGGAAGAGTTACTGAAGACTTAGATATAATCAAATATCCTTCAGCTGACACTAAACTATAAAAACCGTTCAAACCAGCGCCGCTTCTCCAAATAGATGATTGACCATTCGATAAAAAGGTTATGATCTTATCTACATTGGCATACCCAGCTAGACTATTAATAAGACTATCTGAAGATTCATTATAAGTAATTAATTGAGATCTTTGAGTAATTTGCACAGCATGGTTCCTTTGTTATTTTAAAGATTAACGTCGTAATCATTACCATTTTGAGTTCCAGCGCCCCAATTAACAGAATAAACGGTTCCATCGGGCAGTTCAAATTCATATGATGGATTATCAGATTGGTTTAAAAAGGCCAGTTCATAAAAGTCTATAGAGGCAATAATTGTACCGTTTTTGTAAATGTTTTGCCTTCTAGCAGATGTAGCCCAGATTTCTGGTATACTTGATAAATTGTGAGAATTCCATCTTAATATGTATCCTGCACCAATAGTGTTAAATGATATTGGCTGTGTAGCAAAAATATTATCCATCACAACCCCAGCACCAGCTGTAGTAACTTCGTTATCAAAGGTTGGAGCAGCAGTAGTAGTAGCAATAGGAGGCACGGTTGTAGTCCCAAAAGGTGAGTATGTGTCTGCTAACCCGCCGTTAACAGATGGAACACTATCGACAGCTGTGTAAATCTTTCCAGCCATAAGTTCATGATACTGACAATTGTAATATAAAACACTCGGCGCATCCTGCGGTACAGTAAATATTATAGTGCCGTTTCCTGTGCCATTATTAATAACCCCTGCTTGAGCGTTATTTGTACTTGCACCAGATTCTGTTTTGATCCAAAACGGATGGGTAGCTGCATCTATGTTAAGGTAGTAAGTGAGACCTTTATGTAGATATAGATCAGGGTTATTACTATCTGTTGTGCCACATCCATTAAACCTATATTTATTAACACCGTTATCATCAAATACTGTAACATTAAAATTTAAGCTTTGCGCCGCTGCGTCAGTTAGGGAAAGCATTTGACCAGAAAGCGATGTTAAATCTGTATCAACATCGTTAATGTCTGACCTCAATGCACCGGAAGCGGTAATCAGTTCGCCAGAAACAAAATCTATATCTGATACGTTAGTCGCTATGTCTGATTCCATACCAGATATTAAAGCTGCCAAGTCAGCACTGCTTCCCAATATACCAGCCAAGTTTCCTAGTTCTTCGAGGTCTAAGCTGGATAGGGCATCAATGTCTGCTTGCAAAGCACCAGAAGCAGTGGTGATTTGACCTTGTAGGTTCCCCGACCTAGCAACAGAGTCTACCTCGGTAGCTTTCAAGTCTACGTCAGTTCGCAAAGCTCCAGAGGCCGTGATGATTTCTCCAGAAACAAATGCGCTAGCGCTGTTAACAGATGTCAGAAAAGCATTTAGATCAGTAGCATTAGTGCCGCCAATAATATCATCTATGTCCTGCAAAATTGACAAAATCGCTGTGTCATTTTCAATAACGGTGATTTGAGATTGTAGGCTAGTCCCACTCGCAATCATATCTGCATTCAGTGCGCCAGAAGCAGTAGCGATGTCAGCCTGTAAAGCACCAGAAGCAGTGGTAATCTGAGATTGCAGATTGCCAGACCTAGCAACGGAATTTAACTCCGTAGCTTTTAAATCTACATCTGCCCTCAAGGCTCCAGAAGCTGTGATAAGTTCACCTGAAACAAAATCTATGTCAGACTCAGCAGTGGTGATATCTGCTCTCAAGGCTCCAGATGCTGTAATCAACTCACCAGAAACAAAGTCTATGCGGCCTTCTGTTGGTGCTAAATCTACAGTTATATTATCTATTTGATCTTTGAGAGCGCCAGAAGCAGTAATAATTTCTCCAGACACAAAAGCAATATTAGATGTATTGTCAGAAATTCTATTGCTTAAGTTGCCAGAGGAAGCAACTAATAATCCAGAAACAGTTGCGGAATGATCCAGAGCCGCTTGACCAGAAGCCGCTACCCTGTTAATCATTTCTCCAGAAACTGAGTCAAGATCGTTCTCTAAATTTGTTACATCAACATTGAGCGCAGCTATATCAGTATTCATAATTCCAGATACGATATCAATGTTTCCAGAATTACTTGTTACCTGAGATTGTAGATAACCAGACGCATTTAAGTATTTAGTATCCAGATCAGTTACTGAAGTGTCAAGAGTGTCTATAGAATCTCGAAGAGCGCCAGACGCAGTAATCAACTCCCCGGAAACAAAACTCATGTCTCCAGAAACTACCGTAATCTCTCCGTCTAAAATGCCAGAAGCAGACATTAACGTTTGAAAAACAGCGTTAGAAAATAAATTTACATTATCAATGCCGCCCTGTAGAACTCCAGAAACAGTTGCGAGTTCTGTGTCTGTAGTAATTTCTGTCTCGTCTGGAAATAACTGATAAGGAAGAGTGGCTGAAGACTTTGAGTGTATGATGTATCCAGTATTAGGTTGCAGATCAGTTAGCCCCTGAAGGAAAGACAGGCTTGAAAAGTCATCTAAATAGCCTATATAATTCCCGTTGGAATCAATGTCATAAATCTTGTCAACATTAGACACGTTGCTAAGTCCAGATATTGGTGTGGTGCTTTGACCTATGTAAAATGATATTTGTGTATATTGGGTAATCATGATAAAGTTATACTCCTGTAATTGCCCCCAGAGGACAGCGACCCATCACCAAATTTAAGATTGTTATAAGTTCCAGCGTCTGCTCCAGACGCAATTGTAATATTAAAGGGCTTATCGCCAGTTACATATTCTGTTGGTAAAGTAACTCTACTTAATGCAGAGCCTCCCCTTGAGATAATAATTTCAGACATACTATTAGTATCAGAGACGGTGGCAATCTCTTCATATTCTATTTCATCTCCAGCGTTACCATAAAATACCACATAGTTATCAGCTATAAAATTAGAAGAACTTCCAATGGTTAATGTAGCCGTAGTGGGAGCTATCGTGGTAGTCGTTGTAGGACTATTATGTAAAAGCAAACCATCTGGAAACTGGCTTGAAGAAATATTTTTCATAAATGTGTGGTCCTTCAAATTGTATATTGATATCGTATTACCCAAAGAATTTGACGCATAAAGTAACTTAGCCACGCTGTCTACAACTAAAGATGTTGGGCCACTAGCCGTGTTGGCCCCATCAATTATATTATCAGTATTAATAAACTTTACAATTATCTTGTTAGTCCCCGTGTGATAGCCAAAGATGTTTCCAAATTCTGATATACAATATAACATATTGGCGTTAGAATCATATGATAAATTTAATATCTTGCCAAAAGGAAAATCTATTATTTTATACTGCTTAGAGAATCTGTCAAAAGTATATACACCGCCATTATCAAAGTCGGATATGTAAATATTTTGCGATTTAGAGTCTAAAAACATAGCAAATGGAGCAAAATTAAAATTATAAGTTTCGTATGTGAAGTCTGAAAGATTGATCTCATACATATTACGCTGTATATTGTTTAATACATAGGCTTTGTTCGTCACAAAATCTATGGCTAAATCTGTGGGCAAATGTTTTAGCCTTACAGTAGAAACAAATGTTGAGTTAGCATAATTATAACAAACGAATTCATCAGAAAGGTTGTTTATATAGTATAAAAGATTATTAGACGAGTCAACCTTAATGCCACAAACGCCTTTTTCAGCTGGTACATTTGCTATAGAATTGCTAGGATTGGCAATATCTAATACCGATATATAGGGCTTATTGTAATTGGTAATGAACGCTAAATTAGAAGAAGTGTTTAAAGCTATCTTTTGTGGAAATGCGCCTGATTCTAAAGATTTAATTTGACTAAACGTGCCGTTGATAGTATCCATCTTATCTATACTAGAGTTTTGTGAATGCACCACATACAAATCTTGAGAAGCTAAAGGGTGCATGGTGGTTGTCGTTGTTACCACTGTGGATGATCTTAGTATGTCAGCATATTTAGAGTACCTACTACCACCAAAGTCTTTCATTATAATTGTACGAACTTCTGCATAATTATCAGAAAGGTCAAAAGACCTAACGAATTGAAAATCTTGATTAGCCGTATTAGTAATATTAGTGGAGATAATGTGTAATAGTTGAGAATCATAATCAATTAAAATTTGAGAAGGAACGCAGTTTAATCCTAAAGAGATGTCTCTCCTTCTTTTTTGCGTATCAGCATTAAAAACGCTTAAAAACCCTAGACCAGTAGACGATGTAGAAGCATGAGCTACTAATATATTATTATTAATTTTATCATAGTTCATAGTAACTGGATTTTCTCTAGTGATTATTGTCTTGACAACCTTGTGTTCAGAAACATTAATAATACTAACTAGCCCGTCAGAAGATAATGTATATACAAGATTAGAGTCTTCATCGTAAAATGAATCTATTGGCCTATTTTCGAGTGGTATTCTAATAGTCTGCTTGTAACTCATGCTACTGTTCCTTTTTCCATTCTACATACGTTTTAGGTTCAATAATGCGTTGTGTACCAAAATTATTTACCAGAAATCCTGCCACAGAAATTGAACTAAAAAGAGAGGAGTTTGGCGATGAAACAAAAGTAATCCTACCCTTGTAGGCGTGGGCAAAAGAATCTATTTCTGGATTTGTAAAGATGGTGTGAAAAACATGGTTTGATGGATACTCATCGCTATAGACGGGTTCCCAAGTGTTATTTAAAGAATCATAAGTATAGGTAGTTGTATACTTTTTACCGTTAACTTGTGAGATAGTACATACTTTATTACCATCGTCTTTTATAGATATTGGCCCTCCTGCTCTATATTGCGCAGAAGATGAAGATATAACAGATTTATTTATAACCCAAGAACTGCCATCGTCTTCATACACGTATATTGGACCGTAATCTCCAGAGTAGCTAGCAGCTATAGAGTTTCCATTATAATTTAAATCAAAATTATTGACTGAATAACCACTTGGTGGAGATATAGTATAATGAAGAGTCCAAACAGGGGACGAGGGATTGCTATTATTGAGTTTATAAATATTTATTGAAGATCGGGATTCGTTAGAAACAGCCAATACAGATCCAGACCCGCTTAAAGAAATCTCTTCACCTAGTTTGCTATCTGTATCTAAACCCACTATGGTGTTAGACAAGGAGTATGTTCTAGCGCTAGTTGTGGAAGTGTTTTTATAAATTCTTACTATTCCGTGATTTTCTTCAACTGAGTTGTTAACACTATGCAAAGAAGATGATGCCGCTACCCATGAGCCATCAGTAGATAGCGATATATTTCGAGGAAATAATTCGTAATTTATAACGCTGGGCAAGTTTTCAGTTTCAGACCAAACACCTCCGACATAATTATAAACAAAGATAGCTCCATTGCTAACGCTGGAAGTATTAAGCTTAGGGGCCGCAACTAATACAGTAGTTCCATCATTAGAAATTTTTACAATCGAACCAAATTCTATGCCCATTCTATTATTCATAACCTTGGGGTCTCCAACCCTCACTAGAGATCCAGAGGAGATTTCATATACTGAAAGTATCACAGACGGAGGATCTTGTGGTGGAGAAGGCTCTACAATTGCTGTGTATTTCAGATTATCAGAAAAAGACAAATATAAATTTTCATCAGTAGAATTTTCAGAAGTGAAATTTGGAAGAGTGTCATCAGGAACTATTGTCTTAATGTTCTCCAGTAACACAGAGTAAGTCTTGCTAGCTGGACAAACATATATTTGGTCTCCAGCGAGAACAAAACTAGATACGCCACTTATGGAATCTAACTGTTCGCCCACTCTGTCGTTAACATCGTAAGCCACTACGTCGTATGTGGTCTCATCTAATTCGCAAATAATACTAGACTGAATAGATCCAACATATATCTTGCCAGCCTGTGTGAAGATTGTAGTTGGGTTGTAAAGACCGTATTGAGCTAAATTTACTCTCCTAGTAACCTTAGAAGAATCGCGTTTAATAACTACTAAATCTCCACTGTCACCCACATAAATTATACCAGTAACTGAATCCACATGAATAGCTGAGTAAGTATTAGTGGAAATAAAAACAGAGTCTTTTAAAGTCCCAGTTTTAGAATTTACTTTTCTAACATGTCTGTTTTGTAGGAAATGTAGATTATTTGCTGCGGTAATCGTGGAGAATGTATATGGAAAAGTAGCGCTGTCTTCGCTAATTACAAGATAGGTTTCGCCGTCGTCTAAAGTAGTAAAGGCTTTACCTCCAACTTTACTCCATGCGGAATACTGACCATTAGATATTTTGTAGATCTGGCTAAAGTTAGCAATATTTGCTGTATCACTTAAGTCCAAGCTATCACCAACATATCGAACAATTGCTGGAGATGTTGAAATTGAAATTTCTGCTGGAAAATTTTCAGTATCAGAATTTACGGTGTAAGGAAAGGTTGCATCATCTTCAGATACAAACAAATACCCCTTTCCATACTCTAATGCAGGAAAAGCCTTACCACCATCTTTAGTCCAAGCTTGGTAGCCACCAGTGTCACTCAACCTGTAAATCAGCTTGATATTGTCAAGAACGCCAGCAGAAAGATCGGCTATAGTGATACTAGAAGTAGTATCGAAGTGTTGAACCAGCTGTAGGCGAGCGGTTATAGCAATACTCATGCATCAACCCTTCCGTTTGCGAGAGTAACTATTACAGGAGATCCAGAAACTGGCGTGTACCTAATAACTTGTCCCGCAAAAGCAGCGGTGGCTGTAAAGGTAAACACGTAGCTGCCTTCAATGAAGACGTTAGTATTTAGAGCAAGATCTTCTACTGTAGAAGGAATATTGTAGTCTAACTTAGCACCTTCAGGGGCTAAGAAGGTTACGCCATTTGTCGTATCAGTAGCTTGTCCGTTTGCAGCTGCTGTAAGTGAATTTGTAAACGATGAAGGAGGAGCTGTAGTTGTTGTATTTGACATCTTAGAGTTTCCTATAGCGGTAGTAAAGTCATAACCAGCTTGTGGGAAGTCCCAATCAAAATCAGTAGAGATCAAAGTCAAAACATCTTTATTATCAGTGGTTCCATCTCCAAGCTGTCCATAATTATTTCGTCCCATTGCATACATGTCTCCAGCAGCACTAATTATAATACTGTGGAAGTTTCCGGCGGCAACCTTATTCCAGTTTCTTTCTAGTCCAAGGCGCGTGAATGTATGAACTGGTTCTTGTGTTATTGTGGTAGTTGCAGGATTTGTTCCGACTCCCGGCACTATTGTCTGAGTGATTCCAGCTCTACCTATTTGACGGAATTCATTGTTGCCGCAAACATAAAGTTCTCCAGCATTGTTAATAGCTAAAGAGTGTTGATATCCAGCAGCAACGGCTTTCCAGTTATCGACTGTTCCAGCGTTAAGTATAACGTTGCCTCCAGTGTCTCTCTTAGAAATCTGCTGTGGAGAATTTTGGTTTTCAAACAGTGGGCTTGTGCCTTCTAAGCGATGAAGTCCTAGTTGACCAGCATCATTCCTACCCCAAGCAAAACATTGACCTTCAGAGTTTAAAGCTAGAGTATGCATGTAGGCAGAAACAGTTGTCCAGTTGTTTTCAACACCAACCTTGGTTGGGGTCAGAACGTCTGTGAAAGTTCCATTTCCTACCTGTCCGTATTCGTTAGATCCCCAAGCGTATAGCTCTCCAATTGAACTAATAGCTAAAGTGTGAGCAGTGCCGCAGAACACTTTAGACCAAGTGACATTTGCAGCAATTCTAGTTGGCGTCAAGACTGTGGCTCTATTGCCGTTACCAAGCTGACCAAGATTGTTAGCACCCCAAGTGTAAAGCGCACCAGTTGAATCAATCGCTGCGCTGTGATGATCTCCAGCAGCAACTGAACTCCAATCTTTGCCAGAACCTATCTCAACGGGAACTGGAGCGTCAACCTTAGTGCCATCACCAACTTGACCATTTATATTCCATCCCCAAGAATAAAGATCACCATATATATCTATTGCAAGAACATGAAAATCTCCAGCTGATAGCTCAGAAACATTACCTATATCCAATTTAGTAGGAGATAGACTGAATAATTCACTAGTTCTATATCCTAATTGATTATTACCATTATAACCCCAAGTGTATATAAAGTTTGAATAGTCTGAGGGAGATAAGGTAGTAGTTGTAGTCGTAGTCGTAGTTGTGGGAGCTGCGGTAGTAGTTGTTGTTGTAGCGCAAGAACTATACTCTGGACATCCATTCACATCAACTCCAGTTATCGTTCTCCAAGTTTGATTGCCGCAGTCTGGAGCCAGAGTAGTACAAGATGGTGGATACGTTGTAGTTGTGGTTGTACTCGTTGTAGTGGTGGTAGTAGTAGTTTGAAAAGGAAGCATCTTAATCCTTTTCCACTCAGTACTCGTTTTGAAATATGCGTAAGTATCATCAAACGTTATTTCTCCCAAATCTCCAACGGCGCTAGAACTTGCTATGGTTTCTCGTTTAATGTATGAATTGCCGCTAGGAGCAAACAAGAGAGACTCTAAAGAAATATTTTTGTATTCACTAGCACTGGAATCCCAAATAGCAATCTTGTCACTGGCTTGAGAATCAGAAGAAGTAAGATTGTCGTAGAGATTTTCTGAGGTAAGATTAATGTCAGCAGTATATATAATGCCTGAAGCTGTAGAAATATTAGAAGCAGTATAGTATAAAATGTCTGGGGCGTCTTGTGGAACTACAAAAGTTAAAGTCCCACTAGTTATACCATTGCCTGTAACTCCATCATCAAAAACGTCATCTGTGTTAACAACTGGTGCTGTCTTTACATAGAAAGGAGTTCCAGCGGAGTCAATATTAAAGTAGTAGGTTAAACCCTTTTGTAAGAAGATATTTGGGTTTAAATCGGTAGAAGTTCCAACGTTGCTAAATTCATACTCACCACCACTTTTTACAACGTCAAATGTATTTTTGACAGCATTAACATCGGCAGTTAAAGCACCAGATACGGTACTAACGTCAGAATTAACTGAAGTCAGATTGTCATCAATTTGAGATTGTAGATTACCGGAACGCGCGATACTGTCTGTATTGACAGCACCAGAAGCTGCTTGTAGGTCACTAAAGCTGGAATATACAGAACTCAAATCTGGAATGTCTTCTAGAGTTAAATATCTGAATTCAGGGTAGTTCGGATCACAATCACCGGGACAGCCACTTGCGGGTCCAGCAAAAACAGTGCCTTTATTTTGTTGCTTGAGTAGAATAACTTGATCAACAACGCCACTTAGTTCAATTACTAAGTCTGATCCAGTTTCACTATTAGTTTGATTTTTCTCAAAGTGTAACAGCTGGTTTCCACCAGCATAAGTTGCGTCACCATTATTTTGTGCAGGAAAAACAACTCCAGATGAACCTACGTAGAAGCCTGAAGCTTGAACAGAAGATTCAAATCCATTGCCACCAACTTCAATTCCATAAGACGGATTGGGACTCAAGATGCCTAAACGATGATTGTCAGAATCCCACACGATATCATTATCATAATTCAGTATGTTGCTAGACGACCAAAAAGCAAGACCGCTGGCTTGAGGGAAATTAAGATCAGCGACACCAGACCCAATGTATACTGAGTGGGTTGCTGGATATGTAACATAAACTTCTTTAGTACTTTGTGGAAAATCTACCAAGCCATTATTTGCTAAACTACTTCTAGTGGGAAATCTTTGAAGAGAATTCAGACTAGTTGGTTGATCATAGTGAAAAATACCAGAGCCAACCTCATAATTGGTTCCATCGGTTACGGCATAAAACAGAGCATCTCCGCTAGCGTAAACATCGCTGAATGCACTAAAGCCACCAACGACTCCACCTAGAGCAAGATCGCCAGTACCAACTGTTAGGCTAGTCTCTTTGACTCTATCTGCAATAATGATTAAGTTATCTGACATGATTCCCTCTTAATTTATTAGACTACGCTGTTTGTAATGGTTGGTGTAGTTTCTTTGGTTTCACCAGTGACCGTACCATACACTACGATGTCTACTACGGCAGCATCAACATAAGCATTACCGTCATCGGCTATAATGCCTACAGTCATATAAGTTGCAGTTCTTTCCACAATACCAACAGTATTATTTTCAAAGTTGGTAGCAGTGGCGCCAGCAGTACGACCATTACTAGTACCAATAGCTATATATAAAGTGTCGGGAAAAGCTTCTGTAAAAGTAACTTTGTATCTACCAACATGAGTACGTTCAAGAGATGCTATGTTAAATGAGTTATTAACTTCGTTTACGTTAGAAGAATTATTCCAACCAAAAGATATCCAAGCCTTAGCTACACCTTTAGCATTTGCCATCTTTGAACTATCAGCATTGAATTCTACAGTAGATTTAGAACCAACGTTTATGGTCTCATTGCTAGCATCAACATAATCGAACTTAAAGCCTCTATCATTATACGTACTGCCCAAGCTGTCTACATTACCACTGGCATTAATCCAGTTGTCATCTGTAGCAAGGTTAGCAGTTAAATGCCTACTGCCATTAATTGGTATGTACTGCGTGTGTTCATCTCCCGTATCAAGATCCGCTAAGGCGTTATGAGAGATATTAGCAGCGCCGGGATAGGCAACGTACTGAAAAGTATTACCATTATTGGGGAAGCTAATTCCAGATTCTACAATCAAAGATCCAGAATCAGTACTTTGCGGATTAGCCGCTTGTATTTTAACATTTTTTAAGAATGGTGTTTCTGTTTCAAAATCTCCACTTCCTACAACGGTCGTGATAGATAAAGCAACATCCTTAATGTTTTCACGAACGTCTTCAGCAGATATCAACCCAGCATTATTGTTAGCCAGATCATCGTCTATTCGTGTTGTAAGGTCACTCAATTTTCTTGCAGGCATTTTCTATTCTCCTTTAATGTCTAAAATAATTTCCTCTGTGATTGTAACTGTCACCATGTGTACGTCTCACAAAGTCACTGCCGGGACTGTATGGGCCAAGTATAGCTTGCCCAGCAATACTGTTTCCAGCGCTATAATCTAAAAGCGCAGATTCATATTTAGAGCATAAGTCTTTGTACAAGACAACTAACGTTGAGGCAACTCCACGCAAATCTATAGAAGAAGGCCCATCTTTTATAGATATCGCGTTTCCAGATTCAGATCTAACCTCACTACCTAATATTATACAGGATGTCTTTAGGGATAACAGCGTAATAAAATCATTATCTAAGGTAGCAGACGCAGTTGGGTCTGGACTCAAAGAGGTTCCAGAAATATCAATCGTGTAATCTTGCGAAAGGTCTACCTGAGAAACAATCAATTGAGCAGCAACCAAAACGGTCTTTTGTACTCTATCATCTGAGAAAGATGGAGAAGTTGCGTCTAGGTCATTCAGAAGATGACGAACTATAGTTGTTATATCTGTCTGCCAAGACATGTCTGACCTTTCCGTTGTAAATGCTGTAATATACTAGTTTATACACTTAACACTGAATAATATTAAATTGGCTACTAACTGAAATTGGCCTGTATTCACTACCTATTTTAATTGCTATAATATAATCACCCTGCTTGATAGGATTGTGAACATCTCTATGTTTGATACCAGCCGTGCCTCCCCCCACAAGGTTGAGAGTTCCATTCTGAGGGGTGTTTATGCTAGAAGCTTTAGGGATATCAGATGAAGCGGTTCCCTCTATTACAAGGCTATCTAGGCGGGTTTCTAGGGATTGACGGTCGCTATCCAGCTCAGACAATGTTTTATCGCTACTCTTTGGCCCGCTTTCGATAACGGTTCCATCAGCAAACTTTATAGATCCCAAGACCTTTAAATGTCCACGAACTTCTGCGTATGGCCCGCTGGAGTTGTCATAATGAGTAACTGGTATATTTAGAGGAGCATGGGAGTGATCTAGAGTGAATAATGTATTTTCTTGATTTCCTTTGAATTTGAAATTGAGCTGCGTATCCGTATGGTCTGAGCCATCTGTGTCGGAAACTAATATTTGGCTGGAATTTAACTCTAGCGCCTGAGTGTCAGAGATATTTTGTATTTTAAGCAGACCGTTAGTAGGAAGCTCTAGGAAGGTCTCAGTCAGGGCAGGACCAGTTTTACCCCTGAGCAATGGAGCGTCGTCGCTAACACCAAGAACGAAGTTGTAATCAGAATCCAGTGAGTTTCCTACATTTGGACCAATACAGATATTATGACTAAGGGTCGTGGGCGTTTTAAACGTGTCCTTACCAATTGCTACATTGTTTGACCCAGTAGTTATTGACTCTCCAGCAGATGAACCATAAAAAGTATTTTGACTACCTTCAGTAATTGACTTAAGTGAAGAAGCGCCAAATCCAGTATTTTCAATACCAGTTGCAGATTCTTTGCTTGAAAAAGAACCTGAGCCTCCGCTGGTGTTTTTGTTGGAAGAGAATATTAAGCCATCGTCTGGATTAGAACTGTTCCTAACCAGATTAAACAAGTTGCCAGAGCTGTCTATAAACATTAAATCTGAACTTTGATTGACATCCCCTTCTCTTTCTTTTACGAATAGAGATCCATAATCTTCAGCAGAAACGGGCGCTCCACTCGCATGATGTAAGCCAATTGACGCTTCCGTATTTAGAGCATCTCCTACAGCAAGATAAAAATTGTAAGACCCGCTAGTTTCATTCAGTATCCCAACCGAAGAACTTTTAGATCTGATTATACTGGAGTCATTATATGTTATATCTACATAATCTTCAGATAAATGTACTTTTGCGTTTGTGTCTATATTAGACAAAAGAACACCAGCGCTTTTGGACACACCGGAAGATTCGATTTTGACATATGTATTATCAGTAGTCTCTACGTGTAAAGCCTCGTCTGGTAAATCTTCACTGTCTACATTTGTAATTTTTAATAGAGCATTATCATCGTCTCTAGACAATAGAAGTTTATTTAAAGGTTTTCTGTATGGAGAACCTGAGCGCAAGCTGTGAGACTGAATGGACAAGAAAGAATTAGTATCAGTGCTACTACCATGATCTGTATAACTAAAAGCAAAGCCAAGGTAGGGGTTATTAAAGTTGGTGTCGTCAGAACCAGATATCTGACTTAAAAACCTTTGTGATATAACTCCGCTTGATGGAGAAAGAAGGGAAGAAACGAATTCGTTAGTGTTTTCTTGGGCTACAAAATTTATATTACCAAAACCCAAATTATTACCTGACTTAAATGTTCTGTCACCAAAATAAAATTCTGAATTAGAAATGTCTAGCGCGTGACACGTATCGCCAGAGACTATGTTTACGCTGTGTACTCCAGAAGATAAAATATAATTAGATTTAAGATAACACTCTGAACCTAACTCTATGCTGACATTGCTATCCCAGTAAGATTTACCTAAGATATCATTGTTGAAGAGGAAATTATTAGTATTTAAATTGTGTGGCTGAAATGTAAATGTATAATCTCTGTCATCGCTAGAGTGTATAAACATGCCAGCGCCTACAAGCTGTGAGTCGCTGAGATGAGGCGTTACTTCTATGTGAGAGGTATCAGCTATATAATCATAAAGACTATTTGGACCGCCGCCGTCTAGAGATACGTTGAATGCTTGAGATCCTAAATGAATTGTTTTATCTAAATAATGTGTGCTGTGGACGAAGCTAGCGTTACCAATAGTTGCGTTGTTTACTACGTCTAAGTCGTAAGCAAAGACTTTCTTAATCCTATTTGATGTAGACCCTAGATCTACTGCGTTATTAGTCTCTGGAGTCAAGTCAAAGTTAAATGTGACATCTGTACCAGAAGAAAACTTTTGAGTCTCGCTTAAATATAGATTATTAGCCCTAACTGAAGACCAATAGAAATTACTCAAACCTAAATCAAATGAGTTGTGGACTGAGGGAGCAATGTCTCCAGAAGTTTGAAGCGTGGCTGAGTTTGCCAGTTCGTCAGAGTTAATGACAAGTTTGTTACTTTGTAAGTCGCCGTACATCAGGGGCGTTACATTTATGCCACTTGGATCGGCACAGATCGCTGCTTCGTCTACGTCAGCAGATCCTAAGAAAAATTTATAACTATCACTAGCGCCGACATAATAACCAGCACCATGTCCTATAGCTATATTATTACTACCAGTTCTGTTTGATAGCAGGGAGTAGTTACCAACGCCTAAGTTGTTAGAACCAGTAGTATTTCCGTAGCAACCATAATGACCAAAAGCGTTGTTGTCAGAACCATAGACATTTGTATATAACGACTGAGAACCTACAGCTGTGTTCCTCTCACCTTCAAAATTAGTGCGGAGTGCTGAAAAGCCAAATGCAGAATTATCTACACTTTGATAATTATTAAAATTTATTCTTTCTATAGCAAACTGACCAGCAATAGTAGATCTAGTTGCGGGTGTGCTGTAGTTTTTACCAACAAGATCAATGTCTTGAAGAACAGAAGGGAAAGAGTCAATAATGTCAAGTAAATTATGCCTAAGATGATAAGGCTCAATAGCTTGAGAGGCGTTATCAGAAAGCTCACTTTTGATATTGTTTATTAGCTGGTTTTTGCCTAACAACATGAATCTGTTCCTGTCTGAGAAGTACGCTAATTAAAACTAATTTCTAATGCATTGACATCAAATTTTATACTATCTCCAGTGTAAACATATCTAGGATTATTTAACTCTGCGTACATTAACAGATTGCCAGACCCATGAACCTCATTGTCTAAAATAGCAATACCAGAAACCCAGCCCCAATCACTTAAAGCTGTGTCAAACACAATTTGTGCTGAATTTTTGATAAATCCATTGCCTTCATAAAGAAGATATCCGGGGTTGCTTGCAACTCCACTAGCGTCAAGAGTCTTGGGCGCATAGAATATTGTAGAGCCAAACTGATCAAACGTGTACTCTTCAGCGTCTGCTGGATTAGCACCATTAGCTGTGTCAGCAGCTTCCGCAGAGGACTCTGAAAGATATAAAGGGTAGAAGTATCCACTATGATCAACCTGTTCGCTGTGTATAGCAAATGCAGTCAATTCATCTACTCCCGTGTTGTTCCACTTGGAATTACCATTTTGAGACGGGTCGCCAAGGCCTACGCGATCATAGCCGGTAGAACCAGTATTGGACTGAGTAGGGATTTCAGGAATTGAAGCGCCGTCATCAGAATCTTTGGCTACATCAGAAGTCAAGGCGATGGCAATGGTAGACGGTTTGCTTAAAGGTGTTGTTCTAAATAAGTGATTGAGTACACCAGACTCTAGATAATCTGACAAAGCAGCCATAAGGGTTTCTCCGTTACTTTTCCTATAGGACGTTATCTAACGATATATACACAAAAATAAAGCCACCCCCAAGTTTGAAGGTGGCTTTTTCTTTGATGGTCGCTGTTTCAGCCTTAGAATGAGCCAAGAATGACTCTTCTATTGTCCAAAACGCCAAAGCCAAGCTCTGCGAAACCATAATAGCCAGCTCTTTGCTGACGATGAAGAGTTGGGTCTTCAAAGACTTGCAACTGCTCCTTAACAGGCATTACAAAGCTGTCGTTAGACGACTGATCAAGACCAACAACAAGCTCAGTGTCGCTGGACTCCAATTCTCCATTAAGTGCAGAAGCACTGTCGAAGAACGTAGTGTACTCTTGACCAACGCCAAGCTCGTCAAGATCATGAAGGTTTACACCAAAGATGCGCGTGATAGGAGCGCCACCTTCTGGAGCGGAATAGATTTCGCGGCGAGTTACCTCGTCAACTTGATCCAGACCCCAGTTGCGAACGTCTTCAAGTGCTTCTGGTGAAACATAAAGATCGGTCAGACGACCACGACCAACAGAGGCGCTATTGCCACCACTGTTACGGCGCATAACCGTTTGCATAAGAGAAACGAGTCTCTTGGAAAACATACCAGCAACTGCGTCACCGTCATAAACAAGAACGTTTCGGTCAACTCCAGCTGCGAGAATGGTGTGCCATCCATCATCATTCATCTTCTTAACAAAACCGGCTTCCATGACTTGCATGGCGCGACCAACAATGTCCCAACGTGCTTCTCTTGCGTATCGGAGGAGGTAATCAACCGATGATGCAATGCTGTACGTTGGAATCATTACGTAGTCACCTTCAACCGAACGCTCTGGAATTCTACCATGACCGGGATTGGTATAAGCGACATGTTCGCCTTCAAGTCCGGGGCTGATAAGATCAAGAGGAAACTCAGTTGTTGAACCAGCTTCTACGTTGATGGTTTCAAAGATGTTTCCGAGGATGTTACCAACAAGTACACCCTTTCGGAGTGGAAGCTCAAGAGCTTTAGCGAACTCACGCTGCGCTGCTGATGCTTTATTGATGTCTGAATCCCCTGATTGCTTCAGGAGACTAAGAAATTCATCACTAGGTCTTTCTGTAATAGGCATATTAAATTTCTCCTTAGTTATATTATATTGATCAGGGAAGGTTTACTTCGACTTTGGCGTAGTTATCAGCATCTTTTGCTGAAAGAAATCTACCAACCAAAAGATTTTCACTTGCTCCAGTAATTGCAAGCTTGCCAGCTTCAGAAGCCGACAGGTATGCAGGACTGCCAACAACTGGATCGACGCCGGATTCAATGGCGTCAGTCACTACATATCCCTTACGAAGGACTGTAACCTTACCGCCTTTTTGTACCTCATCCTTATGTTGGTTGAGGTGAGTTCTTGTGAGATCCTTGTCAACAACGTCGTTGAGAAGGAAACCAGCTGGAACACTATCTGCATCGCCATCTTCAGCTACAACAACAGCTGCACCCTGATCCATAGCGGCACCAGTGCCTGCACCTGTATTATATACTACAACCAAGCCGCGATCAAGCGCCGTGTTGCAGAAAAAACTAATGTCAGTCTGGAGTTCATATCTATCTGATTTTAGAGCCATAATTATTTTCTCCTTTAATTATTTGCTAAGTACGTTGTTTTCGAGCCAAGCAGCGACACTTGCGCGTGTGGCTTCAATTTCTTTGTCGTCGTTAGAAGAATCTACCAAGGTAGCTTCTGTAGTTTCTACACCTTCAAGTGCAGCTTCAGCAGCTTCTTCAGCGACTTCTTCAGCCTCTGTTTCTTCTGCTACTTCTTCAGCCTTAACTTCTTCTTCTTCTTCTTTTTTGACTGCCTTAATCTTCCATCTTCTTATTAACCATCTTTTTCATGGCGGTAAGAATGGTGTCAAAAGTCGCGTCATCAAAAGTTTCGTAAGAAGCGAGGGATTCTTCAGCTTCTTCAGCTTCCAAACCAAGGTCAAGAAGTGCAGCCATACGAGCTTCAGCTTTCTTTTCCTTCTTCATCTTTTGAAGTTCTTCCATTTTTTCTTTGAAATCTTTATCTTTAGCTTCCAAAGATTCATGAAGCTCAGTATATGCAGCTTCTTTTTCAGTTACAGAAATTTCCAAAGCTGCAATGGCTTCTTCTTTTTCAGCAATTGTTGTTTCGAGCTTTGCCACAGCTTCATCGAACTCCTTAGTGGAGGCTTCAGCAGCTTTGGTACGAAGAGTATCATTTTCTTCTTTAACAGATGCTAGCTCACTAGTAAGATCGGCAAGCTGCTTCTCTAAAAGATTAGTGTCTGACATGTTCTTTTCTCCTTGTGAAAGTAAAATAGAATTATTTGATTTAGAGCTTACGCAGAAAGCTTTGCTAGCATCAAGAATGACACTTCTTGGATTAGCAGGCTTGGAAACCAAACCTTTTCCAGAGAAGGATATCTCTCTCAATGATCTACCTATTTTATAGCCTTCGTATTCTCCATCACCACCGTAGGCGCGTAAATGCTTTGTTAGAAACGCAGAACCCTCATTTCGTTCAAGAAGTTTTGCATTTCCTTTTCCATCTAATAAAGCATAGTCAAATCCAGCGAATAGACATTCCATAGAAA